ATGGCAAAATGGGTTTACATGTTTACAGAAGGTAACGCTAATATGAGAAACCTTCTGGGTGGTAAAGGTGCCAACCTTGCTGAAATGACTAACCTTGGTCTTCCTGTACCGCAGGGCTTCACAATCACAACAGAAGCTTGTACTCAGTACTATGAAGACGGAAGACAGATCAATGATGAGATCATGGCTCAGATCATGGAAGCAATCACTAAAATGGAAGGAGTTACCGGTAAGAAATTCGGTGACAAAGAAAATCCTCTGCTTGTTTCCGTTCGTTCTGGTGCCAGAGCTTCCATGCCTGGTATGATGGATACTATCCTGAACCTTGGTTTAAATGAAGAAGTAGTTAATACTCTTGCAGAAAAATCCAACAACCCACGTTGGGCTTGGGACTGCTACAGAAGATTCATTCAGATGTATTCTGACGTAGTTATGGAAGTTGGTAAGAAATATTTCGAAGAGCTGATCGACGAAATGAAAACTAAGAGAGGCGTTAAACAGGACGTTGAACTTACAGCTGAAGACCTTAAAGAACTTGCAGAACAGTTCAAAGCTGAATATAAAGAAAAAATCGGTGCTGATTTCCCAACTGATCCGAAGGAACAGTTAATGGGTGCTATCAAAGCCGTATTCCGTTCTTGGGACAACCCGCGTGCAAACGTTTATCGTCGTGACAACGATATTCCATATTCCTGGGGTACCGCTGTAAACGTACAGATGATGGCATTCGGTAACATGGGAGATGACTGTGGTACAGGTGTTGCCTTCACACGTGACCCTGCTACAGGAGCTAATGGTCTGTTCGGTGAATTCCTGACAAATGCTCAGGGTGAAGACGTTGTTGCTGGTGTTCGTACACCTATGCATATCACTGAAATGGAACAGAAATTCCCAGAAGCATTCGTACAGTTCAAACAGGTTTGCAAAACTCTGGAAGATCACTACAGAGATATGCAGGACATGGAGTTCACTGTAGAGCATGGTAAACTGTACATGCTGCAGACACGTAATGGTAAGAGAACTGCTCAGGCTGCTCTGAAGATCGCTTGTGACCTTGTAGATGAGGGAATGAGAACAGAAGAAGAAGCTGTAGCAATGATCGATCCACGTAACCTTGACACTCTGCTTCATCCGCAGTTCGATGCAGCTGCTCTGAAAGCCGCTACACCGATGGGCAAAGGTCTTGGAGCTTCTCCAGGAGCTGCTTGCGGTAAGATCGTATTCACAGCTGATGACGCTGTTGAATGGGCAGAAAGAGGAGAAAAAGTTGTTCTGGTTCGTCTTGAGACATCTCCAGAAGATATCACAGGTATGAAATCTGCTCAGGGTATCCTGACAGTTCGTGGTGGTATGACTTCTCACGCTGCAGTAGTTGCCCGTGGTATGGGTGAGTGCTGTGTATCCGGATGCGGTGATATCGCTATGGATGAAGAAAACAAGAAATTCACACTGGCTGGAAAAGAATTCCACGAAGGAGACTTCATCTCCATCGATGGTACAACAGGTAACATCTACGACGGAATCATTCCGACTGTAGACGCTACAATCGCTGGTGAGTTCGGCCGTATCATGGCTTGGGCTGACAAATACAGAACTATGAAAGTTCGTACAAATGCAGATACACCGGCTGACGCTAAGAAAGCAGTTGAGCTTGGTGCAGAAGGTATCGGTCTTTGCCGTACAGAGCATATGTTCTTCGGTGAGGGACGTATCGATGCATTCCGTGAAATGATCTGCTCTACAACAGTTGAAGAAAGAGAAAAAGCTCTTGCAAAAGTTCTTCCATATCAGCAGGGAGACTTCGAAGGACTGTTTGAAGCTCTGGAAGGTAACCCGGTTACTATCCGTTTCCTGGATCCGCCGCTTCATGAGTTCGTTCCTACAGAAGAAGCTGACATCAAGAAACTTGCAGATGCTCAGGGCAAAACTGTTGAAGAAATCAAGACAATCATTGATTCTCTCCATGAATTCAACCCGATGATGGGCCATCGTGGATGCCGTCTTGCAGTTACTTATCCAGAAATTGCTAAGATGCAGACAACAGCTGTTATCCGTGCAGCTATCAAAGTTAAAAATGCTCATCCGGATTGGGCAATCAAACCGGAAATCATGATTCCGCTTGTTGGAGATATCAAAGAGCTTAAATATGTTAAGAAATTCGTAGTAGAAACTGCAGACGCTGAGATCAAAGCAGCTGGTTCCGACCTTCAGTATGAAGTTGGTACTATGATCGAGATCCCGAGAGCAGCTCTTACTGCTGATGAAATCGCTAAAGAAGCTGACTTCTTCTGCTTCGGTACAAACGACCTTACACAGATGACATATGGCTTCTCTCGTGATGATGCAGGTAAATTCCTGAACGCATACTATGATGCTAAGATCTTCGAGAATGATCCATTTGCTAAACTTGATCAGGTTGGCGTTGGCAAACTGATGAAGATGGCAATCGAACTTGGAAGACCGGTTAACCCGAACCTTCATGTAGGTATCTGTGGAGAACACGGTGGAGATCCGTCCTCTGTAGAGTTCTGCCATAAGATTGGTCTTAACTATGTATCCTGCTCACCATTCCGTGTACCGATCGCTCGTCTTGCAGCAGCACAGGCAGCAATCGCAGAAACAAAGGCGAAATAATTCATATAAATTTCGTCATTACTTACAAAATGGCTCAAGATTATAGAAAGTCTATTGGTAAATATTTGCGTAGGAACCAATGGGATGATATAAATATTGATGTCGAGATAGGATTATAACAATTCTATCTGTGTCCAAGCAGTGTAACAAAATATTTCCTCATAGTGTGAGAAATCATGCTATGAGGTTTTATTTTTTTATAAACAAAAATAGCGCAACCATTAGGCACGCTATTTCTGCAACTCATATCATTTCATTGGTTATTCCTGTAACCAAATTAATAATAACATATTCTATATAAAATTACAAATTCGAAATATGTCGAAGTGAATATGATAATGTAGTATAAAGAGTGATGGCACAAGACCGGACTGGGGTGTCATAAGCCTTGTGCCATTATAGGGGTTGCTGCTATCCATCTTTTGATAACAAGACAATAATATTATGACATCCATGTCAAATATTGTCAACTTATAATGTCAACTTGAAAAGTAAAAAAATGGGATACCACAATTAAGTGATATCCCATAAATATTGTCAACTTTTAAATTTCAGATACGGATGCTGACTTCCGAGTAAATTCTAACTTACATATCTGAGTCCGTAAGTATTATAGAAATATATACTTCACCACGAAGCGTATACTGCATCTAAAATCAATTCTAAGTGATAATCCTTAGAAATAAATCATTTAAAGTCGATTTTGGTTCAAATTTCGTCCTTCTTAGGCTCTGTATATCCAAGTGCCTGAATGCTATCCGTGATACCGTCAGTAGTCGGGTCAGTTACAATACCAAGAATTGTCAGTACTGCAAATACAGCATTAACAACAGCTAAAAGCTTATTACCCATATCGCCCAAGTCAATAGTAATTCCGAATACAGCAGCTACAACCTGAATCAGCAGCAGTACTGCCGGAATGAGTGCGATCCAGAATGCTTTATTTTTAATTCTTACAGTCCAGTTAATGTTTTTCATTTAAATACCTTCTTTCTGTGAATAAATACTCCCATCAGGATAATGAATTTCTAATGCCTCAACTTCAGGTAAAAGCTTGGAATGATAGATATCATTTCCTCCGCTTTGTTCGTAAAGCTTTCCCATCTCAATGAACGTTTTTAATCCGTCTGGAGTAACATACCCTTGGTTTATAAAGTCTTTGTGCATGCGCCATAAAGAGCTTCTAAAAGAAGCTACTGTGCGATCATTTTGAGTGTTAATAAAATCTTGCATCATCTGAGATAATTCGGTTATCTGACCGCTTAATCCTTCTTGATTTTCTTTCAATTCATCTCTAATCTGAATACTTTGTTCGTGATAACCTTTTTGTTTCCGGTACAGAGAATTTTCACGATCTTCAATTTCATTACGAAGCTGTTTAACGGCTTTCTCAAGATCAATAATTCTTTGTTCCTGAGCTTTTTTATATAAACTAGATTTTGTTTCAAGTCCTAATATTTCCATTATTTTTTTGCCAATTGTAACAAGTGCGATAATGATAATTGCGATATATAATAATGATACAAGAACATTTAATTCCCCTATTTTGTGAACTTGTTTTATAGCTTCAATTCCATCCATATTACACCTCCATTACTGTTTATCAACATGTCCAGAGAAGATATAGCCATAGATTTTGCCACCGATACAGATGTAGTACCAATCATTACCAGAAGCAGATTTTATTGTGTCACAAACATCAACAAGATTACCTTTGTTCAGTGTTGGGTAAGATGTTAATTGAGCATATTTTTTACCTGGATTTTTACGTACAGGTGCATTGTTTTTATTTACTTTTCCGACAAATTTACGAACTTTTGATGGGGCTTTAGAAGTAGTAGAAGATGTATTTTTAGACTTAGCAGCGATTACAGCATTAAGTTTTGTAATTGTGTTTTTACCAGCAACACCGTCAACTTCGAGATTATATTTCTTCTGGAAAGAAGTGACAGCAGCTTTTGTTGCGGAACCATATTCACCATCAACTGTAAGCTTATATCCAACCTTGTTAAGCTTAGTCTGAAGTGTTTTTACAGCATCACCTTTGTCCCCAACCGTGAGATAATTCTTTGTATTTGTATGAGTTGTTGGAATAGAAGTAGAAGAATTCCCAGATACAATAGATATTACAAGAGAGTAGTTAGGAGTACAGAATTTAGTTCCTGGAAGCTTTGAATTGTAATAAGATTTGGCACATACACCACCGCCATTAGCAACAATACCAGAAGCACCAGATGTATTTCCTTCAATTGTCCAGAACTTATCACCCCGAACCTTTGTTACTAATCCTGTATGTCTGAATTCACCAGAACGATAGAAGATTACAATATCTCCAACTTTCGGATTTGCGTTTTTAGTGAAAAGAGATCCTAATGTTGGACAGTATACATAAGGCCAATGTTTAAGCAATTTTTTCGCCATTGTAAGACCAAATGCTTTCATAAAGCACCATGAAACGAATGCGGCACACCATGGCTCAGTCTGATATGCAGGGTATATATCTCGCCAGTATTTTGTAAAATTGTTATATCCAGCATTGGCTGTTTTACTATTTAATTGAGCATTTGATTTTTTCTCAAGATAGCCAATTTCATTCTGAGCAGTTTTAATTACAGCGTTAATTGCCTGTTCTTTTGTTGTTTTATTTGTCATAGTATTATTTCCTTTATTTGTGTTACTTGAAATGGAAGAATTGGTAGAATTACCAAGAAGTTTAGGATTATAGCAGATATCTCCATCGAAGTTCTGATTGAATCCAGCCAATCTAGCTCGACTAGAATACTGGAAAATATCACATGAAATTGGGCTTTCATGGTAAGAATAATCTGATTTATAATGAGCATACCAGAGATAATAGCCTTTATTTTTTACACGGTCTGAATACATTGTCTTGTAATAATCATCATTGCAATAATAACCAGGAGCAATTCCTGCTGCTTTTACAGTATCGCAAAAAGCAATTGTAAAATCATTACATTCTTTTGAGCCAAGAGTTATTCCTTGTGCTTTAGCTTTCTTTACTGTATCATATTCGAAATCGTAAAAAATTGTTGGAATATTATACGGTTTACATGCATTGATACAAATCGTTGCTTCATTTTTAGCTTGAGCTACATTTAAAGCATAAGTAAACCAGTAAGCACCAATAATCTTAATACCTACTGACTGACAAGCTTTAGCGTACTGATCAAACCTAGAATCTTTAGTTGTTCCGTAACCGGCTCTAAGAATAATATAATTGATGCCAGCCGATTTAAGCTTTTTGAAATCGAGATTACCTTGCCAGTAACTAATGTCAATTAATTTTGTAGACATGTTATGCAACCTCCTTTTTAAATTTTGTTTACATTGACAAACATATGTTTGCTTTGTATAATATTAATAATGAAATTTTGAGATTCGAACTTGATAGCTTTAAGCTATAGAAATAGAAGATTAAAAAGATTAGAAAGGTTAGAATTATGATAGATAATACGTACAATTACATCCCCATCCCCGTGATCGCTTCATTCAATACTTCTGGAGATTTTATGCCAATTTGGTTTCGTTATAACGACTGCGTATATGACGTAGCGGTAAGTTCACATAAAGAAACCTATAATTCCAAAATATTTTATTGTGAAATCATAAAAGCATCAAATGAAGATGAGGGGAATTATATGATTGGGAAAAGAATAGAAATCATATATTATGAAAGAAATCATATTTGGGGAATTGTAAAGAACTAAATAGAAAGAGCAAAAGAACAGTTGTAGATGGCAACTCTGTCCAAATTGCAGTAGGAAAATTTTTAGTTCCATGTTCCAGCTGTTTTTGTGTGATAAGTAAGAGTTGGAACATTGCATCCAAATAAAATGTACGCACCATAATCTCCCCTTCCATATTTTTGGACGATCATTGAATATCTAAATGCAAAGATAAAATTTACAAAAACTATTATTCCTTCACTTACAGGTATCTTATTATCAAAAACAATTTGTGCCGCTTGATCGGCTGATTGTGCCTCCGCTTGAGTAATTGTTCCTCCGTCAATGAATTTGAGTCCGGACGAGTTTACTATTTAGTTCATTAAGAGCTTGTACAAGGGTTTTTGATCCCTGGTCAAGTGTGAACTGTTTGGATGTGATTTTAGTAAGAATTGCATCTGCTAGTTTGTCATAATCTATTAGTTTATCTTTTTTTTCAGTCGTATCTCGAATCATAATTTGATCCGTATCTGAAATATTATCTTTTGTAGTTTTGTTTTCCGTTTTTAACGCAGATACGCCATTACGAGCTTCTGTATCTTCAATATCATACGACGTACCATTTACATCAACAGAATTTACTGTTGCCATATAATTCCTCCTTTACAAATAAAAAAGAGAGGGGTATATCCTCTCTTTTAAAATTCATTATTGAAAGTTCTATTTCATCAGACATTTTCAGCCCCTTCGAACTCCGGAAGGGTTTTAAGATATTCATAAGCTTTTACGATGGTCATGGTACCGTCGTAATCGGGGTGAAGATACTGTGCATCATAATATGGGAATGAAATCAATCCAGAATCGATATCCTTATACTTTCCTTCGGCATAATCTTTCTCAATCTGACGACCATCTTCGGATAAATACGAATATAATAAAATAGTATTCTGCTGATTAACTTCCACTGAAATCATTGCTATTCTATGGTACTCAGTGACAATACCATTTTTCGCTGTTACTTTTTTCTTTAATGCCATGATAATTCTCCTTTAAACTCCGTATACTCGTCTGAGTACAAACCACCGTTCATCTAATGTAATTCCGCTACTAGCCTTAAATGTAGCTTTATCGTTCTGAGCATTACCAACTATTTGAGTATCTTGCACAGAAACTCTTTTCACGCCTGCCTTCCATCCTGACTCCCAAAACATGGTAAATACATAGTCATAGTTTATCGCTGTTTTAGGAACAAAGTAAGGATTCGTCATTACGTTAGTCACCCCACCAGTTGTTGGATCGTATAACGCAAAAATAACTATTATCCCGTGAGGCTGCTGACTGATTGGAGCACTTAATGTTGCTGTCTGATCAGCGCGCATCCAAACAAACCCATCCCATAGACATGGAGTTTGACCATTATACGCAGCAAGAAGCGTTGAATTATTGTAGTATTGAATGGCATGCGAATAATTGATTAGGGCTCTATTTCCATTCGAGCCATTGGTATGTATCTCTACTTGCGAAGTACTTTTGTTTGTAATAACATTAACTGAAGAATATCCTGCATCACCATCACTGTATAGACTTGCCGATGAATCACGAACGGTTAATGTTGAATGACCTTGAGTATCAGTTACGCTTGCTAACACTTCACGTTCCCCAGACATCCCGTTCAAACTTATTAATGCATTGACTTTATCACTGCTCGGATCAGTACTGCCGGTTCCAATAGTCATCATGTCAGTCGATAACAAATGAGCGTCATAGAAAGTTGTACCTTCAATCGTTTGTTTCTGTCCAATAAGTTTCACGATTCCATTAAGGAAACTAATCGTGGCGGTACTGGTATTTTTACCAATCTCAATCAAACTCTCTGCAAAGCTTGACAAGACATTAGACCCGTTCCGGATATTTACCGAACGATCATCAATATTGACATTTCGTCCAAGGGTATTTTTCGTAAGATTACCAACAGTCAGACCAGAAATATCGAACTTCATATAATTGGTGGCTGTTTTGGCGGCGTTTGACGCTTCTTTACGGGCTGTGTCAGCTGTAGATTTAGCACTAGAGGCTGTAGAATTAGCGTTATTAGCTATAGATTTAGCTTGAGTCGCTGTACCCATAGCTTCTGATGATGTGCTATTAGCTTTATTCAGAGCATCCGCTAACACAGGAGTCGTCGTGGTAGTGGTATTATCGTTCCACGTCTGATATGTCCTTGTCCAAATATACTTGCCAGATACCCAGCTAGGCTGAGTGTTGCTCCAAGAACCACCCGACTGAGTTGTATTGGATGTAGATAAATAATACTGATCAACGGCTGATTTAAGGCCCTTACCTGTTGATCCTTGAGGGCCTGTTGCGCCAGTAGCACCTTTTTCGCCTTGTAGACCTTTAGGTCCCTGAGCACCTGTAGCGCCTTTTTCACCCTGCGGTCCTTGAGCACCTGTAGCTCCTTTATCACCCTTGTCACCTTTGGCGCCAGTGCTACCTGTGATACAAACACCGTTTGCTGAGGGCTGGTATTCTGTAGTTCCATTATTCTTCACTACATACGTACGTTTCCAGATATATTTACCGTTTTCCCACGTAGGCTGTGAATTACTCCATGATCCGCCAGACAAAGAAGTTGGAGAAGTAGATTTGTAGAACTGTTCCGTGGTACTCTTAACCGTGTTTTGGGCTGTCGATACGGCACTTGACGCATTCTTATTCGCATTATCGGCAGCACTTTTCGCAGCGTTTGCAGTTTCCAGTGTAACACTCCAGCTGCTAGAATCCTGTTCTACTTTGGACATTCTTTTTCCGAGATCATCCGTAGTAGATACCTGTTGAGTGATTTTATCAGACAGGACCTTAATAGAAGCATCTGTCTCAGTCTTTGTGTAGTAGTCTTCCGGTGCTGGTGACCAGTCTGTTACTTTGTTACCTTTTTCGATTTTAATGCCGCATACATACATTTCGCAATTGGATGAACCTGTGTATAAATAAATATAAGCTATCGATTGTAAACAATCTTTAGTTGGAGACTTTGTAAGTGTTATCCTGGTCCATTTGTTTGCTTCTACTGCTACAGGATCTCCAACACCACTTACATCATCTTTGTTACTCCAATGAGTTTGCAATTTAACTTTTGCGTTCTCAGTACATTTAACCCATGCAGAAACTGTGTAAGTTTCCCCTGAGCGTAAACCTGCAAAATCATCTTGGCAAAATCCAATTTGCGAAGTGTTATCTTTTCTAGTTACAAGAATACCTTTGGTGATTGAGGGTATGGGGGAATCATTTATATCGACATTACTTATACTTCCGGTGCCAGAACGTCGCCATGTGCCAGTATCCCACGTTCCATTTCCAATCGGTAATGTAGCGGTATTTTTAGCTAAATTCCTTCCACCAATATTAATATTATCGATAGCTTCAGTAACTTCTGTCTTCTTTGCTCTTAGCTCGATTTCTTCCTTATTCTTTTTAATAGTAGTCTCTGCTTCTGTGACTTTTGTAGTCAGAGCCGTGAGATTTTTAGTTGCAGTATCGGCAGTACTCTTAGCCTGATCAGCTGTAGTTTTAGCGGTACCAGCAACTGATGAAGCATTTGACGCTACCTGACTTGCAGAATCGGCGGTTGATTTAGCATCACTGGCAGTCTTACTTGCTCCTTCTGCTGTTGACTTGGCAGCATTTGCAGTACTATTGGCTGTCGAAGCTGCCGACGAAGCACTGGATGCAACACTAGCGGCATTATCAGCCGTCTTCTTAACATCTTCAATTGCATCCGCTACATTTGACGAACCAATAAACAAATCTTCTACAGCAATTGCAAGTTTATACTTACCTTCACTGACTCGGTAGAATTTCACATACTGGCTGGCATTACCAAAATTAAACTGTCCGTCATTGGCAAAATAAATACCTTGAGAAATACTAGCTACAGATGATTTATCCTTTGAATGAATAGCAGACGCCCCAATTACAAAACCCCCTATATTGCCAGAATCTGTAGTAATATCTCCTTTAAATGCGGCAGTGCCAGTTGAATCTATATAAAAAGATGGCGTGCTAATAATACCATTAGATAAATCTATAAAAGTACCTGCTTTAGAAAAATTCTTATCTGCAACATAATTCAATGATTTTATTGCATCTGTCGCTAATTCTAAAGATGTAATAGCATGTGATTTAATATTTCCTTTTTCAATAATTACAGATTTTCCGTTAGAATCCTTGATTATAAATTGATTTGTAATTGCCTGAATCATTCCGTCCGTAAGGCTTAATTCAGTTGAACCTGAAGACGTATTAAATACCTTCCATATAAAGCCATATAAATTTTGAGTAGATTCAGAAAAGAAATTAGAAATAGTACTGCTGACAATTTGCCCATTTTCGTCTTTATAATCTATCGTATCTGTACGCGAAATTTTATTAGAAATTTCGCCATTAATTTTATCTACAATAGATTCTACTGTTGCAATAGTAGTAATAGAAGTATCAGTAGAAACAACATCTCCATCTGCCTGTCTCCACGGTGAAGGATTTAATCCTTTTTCTAATTGAAAATTTCTAATTTGAACGTCCATATTTGTACCGTATAAGCATACAGCCAAATAATTAGAAACCTCATCAAAATCAGTTGGGATAGTAAAAGGCAAATATCTGCGTGAAAAATAAAACTGACTAATTCCATCATTTACGCTATCACCATCATTAATCCATGATATATCAGAAGATGACACAATTTTTCCAGAAGTATTTTTATAGAAAATTTTCATTCCAAAAAGAGTACTTTGATTAATTGTTCCGCGAATAGCAAGAGAGTAGACATAATGTTGTTTCCTTTTGAATTGAATGCCAGAAATGACAGAATAAAAACCACTTTCGGGATTAGTTGCATTGGAAGTAACAATTCTTTGTGAATCTGTTTCTGCATCTAATATATTTTTTGAAACATTATTTTTAGATTCAATAGTCCAATTACATAAATCAGAAGTATATTGTTTCACACTTGCTGTATTAGTTAATAGATTTACACCGCCAACTTCAATATCATCTACATCATGCAATCGTAATACAGTTGTAGTGTCATAATATTTATCATCATTACTCAAACATTTAAATACTATAGAAGTAATTGAATTATTAAACAAAGCACAATCTTTTGCAATTAAAAGAGAATGAGTCGTTATAACACTTCGAGACTTTAAAGATAATTTTGCACCAGAAACAGATCCACCATCTATAATATTAAGTGTTGAATCTGTGACCATATAATCAGCATAAACAGAAAGAGTCTTATTGCTTACAACAAGCTTTCCAATAGAATCAGAAATCTTTAAACCGTATTCTCCATCAACAACATCTTTCCATGTTATGCCATTATCAAGGCTATATTGCCATTTATTAAAAGATAATCCCCCCTGAAAGATTGGTGTTAGTCTAATAATATTTGGTGAAAAATTTTCGCCGCCGTCAGAAGATTTAAATACTAATCCATTAGAATAAATATCTACAGCTTTTGCCGGAATTCCTTCTTTCGCGCAGCTCCAAGTGACGCTTTTATTTACTGTACTTCCTTCCATTGTAATAGGAATAATAATAGTTCCGTTATCCGCGGTAATAGTTGTATTGCTATTTACCGCGAATTTTACAGAATTGGCTGTTTTTGTAGTGGTAAGAAAACTTGGTGCTTGAATTGTTCCGATTGAAAAATTCGTCTTCTGAGCTGTTCCTTGATATACTACAATGTCACAAGTATACGTTTGTGCGCCAGAAGATACTCTGTTTGAATCTGTAGATATATGTATGGAATCATTTGATACAATTACAGAAAACGGCTCGCTTAAATCAGAAATAGTTATACTTCCATAAGCGATCAATTTTTATCCCTCCTTTCTTTTATCTAAGCGAATACAGATAAAAATTCAACATCGTCCATAGTGAGAGATGTATCGTCCTTTAAATTAGAAACCTCGGCATCAAAGTCGATCACATATATGTCGAATTCTTTCTGCTCTTTAGCCAACTCCAAAAGAGCCATTTGAATCTCTTGGTATTTTGTGGTGAATTCGTCCATATATTCAGGTTTGACTTGGCGAGCAGGAACTTCTTTTTCTTTTCCATCAACCATCTGCTTTACAGTAATCTGTTGTCCTTTTTCATCATTCATTACATACTCATCTTTAAGAGCAATTACTTTTTCTTCTGTAAAGGCTATAAAATCGGAAATCTGCGCCGTCATAATATCAATATCTCGTTTGATGTTCCACTGTGTAGAAAGAGAAAAGATGTTGAATTTATCCTTTGTTTTTTCGTCTGAACGTTCTTTCTTATAATAATCCAATACCATTTTAATATCGGCGATGCTCATTGTTTTATGAATTGTTTTGTTCAATTTCGATACTCCTTTTGACTAATTTATTTCGCATTTACAAGTAAAATTTATTTTTCGATTAACTACTGTACTGTCCAAATAAATTGCTTTACCAGTAGCATAAGGTTTTGTTTTATCTAATTCATTTCCTGATGCATCACGCCTGTACCAACTATAGACTGCTTTTGGCTGTTCACTTGCCACTGCCTCAACCCATGAAGTTCCGTTATATTTCATCAGTGAAACTGATTTCTTCGTGGAATCAAGTTTGTAGAAAAACGTGCCACTTGTCGGACTGCTCGGATAAGCCGCTCCAAAAGATGTTGTTTTAATCGCGTCAAGTTCTTCTCCGTTGCGAAGAACAAGCGCGTAAATTGCGCCAACACCAGATCCGTTAATAATCTGTTCTCCCAATGTAGAGAAGCATCTTATTTCTATCGGATCAGTTTTATCCGTTACTGAATAAAAAGCAGTATAAGACTTATTATTATAAGTAGCAGTACATTTGAATGATGCTACAGAATCAACCATTGCGGGTGTAACTGTAATCTGACTTCCTGTTGCATTTGAAATGTTTTCATAAGCAGAACCAGTAAATTTAGACCACTGATATGTGATACCAGAAGTAATTACAGAAGTTCCGCTTGATAATTGAGCCTTTAAAATAACATTATTTCCATCATTGAGAATTACGGTAGAACTATTATCAGCCACCATAATTTGAAGAAGAATCGCACTTTCACCAGATGCGGCTTGAATACGTTTTGTCCATGAGAATTTATGCGTAGAAGTTACGCCAGAGGTTGTGAATGTGATTGTTATGTCGCCTGATTCGGCAAAAGATAACGTCGCACCTTTTGCTACAGCAAGGACTAAAGTTCCGCTTGTTGTAGTGGTTGCATTCGTATTAGTTTTAACTGTTACACCAGATGGAAGAGTACCGACACTCGCAGTTCCCGCAACTCTATTGATTCCCTTATAACAGTCAAATGGAATGATGATATCTTTAGATTCCACGACAGTTCCAGATGTGCTGCACGGGATAATCTCAGATGAATTTCCTAATACAACGTTAACAGCTCCTTCGCCCGCCGCGCCTTGCTGTCCATCGCGAAGCTTGATGATTTGATGTGTGTCATAAACCGAAGGATCTTCTGTTACTGCTTTGATAGTAACAATGTCGTCCACAAAAACATCATCGGTTGCCTTTACGATCAAAATATTGCTCACAGTCGCTGCAATTGGCGTTTCGGTCGGAGAATCAGCAATTACATCAGAAGTAGATTCTTCTGTAGTTTCTACAGGGTCACTTGTGATTTCTTGTGGATAGTCAACAAATTCGCCTTTTGCATTTTTGTATTGCCATGCAACAATTTTGGTATTTGTAAGATTCGCGGTAAGCGTTATCGAACCCGCAGAAACAAGTTTTCCTGTACTATCATATTTAAACGTTGTGTCGCCTAAGATACTACAATCTACCAACTCGGGAGCATTCTTTACCAAAGAATACGTCATTTGTGTTTGAGTCTGCAAAGAAGAATCACTTAAAGTGTCAACATATTTGATAGAACATGAGTATGTCAGAATTCCTTCTTCTATATTAGACAACATATTGTCTGTTACGACTAAGCTTCCGTTGACAACATTTTCGCCCGTAATCAAGTCAGTTATTTCACCAGAACCAGCTTTACGTTTCCACTTGATTTCCAAAAATTCAGATGTCAGCGTGATTTGATCATTGTTAAAAAACACAACAGGCGTGATTACAAGATTATTTGTTTTCCAGTTTGGCATATACTCGTTCGCAGAGTTTGGATCATAAACAACCATTAATGGTTGAGAAGACGTTAGATATGCCGACAATTTACCGATGTTCGTCAAGTCGGTTATAGTAATACGCCCATATGCCAGAGGCTTTCTGTCTGTCATAGTTGAACCATATACATTTGTATTTTCACCATAAATCAATGTTTGGTTCGTAGCAGTTGAATTATCATTATATAGGGCTTTGTCTACAACTTTCACTTATAATATTACCTCATTTCATTTATTGTGTTGCTGCTAAAGGCATGAAAAAACATTCATACGTAACTCCATACAAAATATCATCCTTAACAACTTGCAAAGTTTTTCCGATTATATGTTTTTTATTCCATGTCGTATCAGCTGTACCATCAGAAGATTCTCTTGTCCATACGAAATTCTTGTCTTCAAACTTTGAAGTGACGTCAATTCCTGACTGGTATAGTGTTACTGATAGAGTAGTATCACGAATTTCGCGAGTAAATACACTTCCGTTTGAAGATGAAATTCTTATTTCATATGGTGCAGAAGAAGTGATTTTGTTACTTAATTCCGTAAGAGAATTATTTACATCTTCTTGGAATGAAGAATATTTTACTCCAAATTTTTCTCCATCTTGATATATATTTGCAATATCAACTCCACCATATTTATTTGCTTCCACTACAGAAAATCCAAGTTTGTTTTTTGCGATGGTTTTGTCAGTAATCATATCATTGACAATCGTATTGTTAGGAATACCATCTTTAGTAATTCCATTTTCGTCAAACATGGCGGTTTTTCCATCTTCTCCACGGACAATGAAATTAAATTTTCCGTTTCCGTCTTGTCCAATCTGAACACGGATATTCCCATTAGAATCATAGAATTGCTGTGTAGATTCAACGAATGCGATTGTTGGTTTATTGTCTTTTCCGATTAGAGTAATAATATCAGCAGAAGCACTATGTGTCGCCAAATCTGCAACAGAGATTTTTTTTGCAATCAAGTCTGTGATTACCGCGTCATCAATTGTTACGTTTTTCGCGGTTAAATGAATAGTTCCAATCTCACCGATTCCAGCATTTCCGGCAAGTAATGTTTTGATATTTGCCACATCCGCAGAGATTACTTCAAAGTCACCGAATTTCGCAAAGAACTTATTGAAACTAGCTTCGTCACCAGTAATCTTGCCAACATCAATTGTTGCAGCGTTCATGTAATCTACGATAAGAGTATTTACTCGCGCTTCGTCAAAGTTAACAGTTGTGTTACCTGCGATATTACTGACAGTAGTTTTAAACAGATTCATTTTCATCATCTGTTGAAGCATCGCGGTCATATATTCTTTTTCATCAGAAGAATTCCCAGTACCTAGAGAAACACTGTTTTTAGCACCACGATAATTCTCATCGTCAATTAGTTCTGATAAGTCAGTACGACCAGAGCGTGAAGTAATCATGCTTGAAAAATCTATGCTTAAATCAGATGTGATTTCGCACGGATTATAAGTAATGCCTGTAACTCTGACTTTTACACTATAATCATCTTTAATTCCTAGTCGGATAAAATTCAACAGTGCAAGTTGAGATTCCCAATCTTCAAACTCAGGAATTCTGTAAAGATTATCAAGGGTTACAGAAAACTTATACTGAGGTTGCGCAGCTTCGGAAAGCTTATCCATCGCATCTTCGTATAATTCAAGTTCTTTATCAATTTTGGTTTTAGTGGTATCAAGAGATGTGGTTAAGATATTATTGTTCTGATAATCCGTATCATGGAATAATGAATGAATTGTGATTAGGTCGGAAGAAGTGAAACCAAAAGACTCATTTTCTAAACTTACTTGATTTGCAAGGTTATTACGTTGAGTGTTAATTTCCTTAATTTTATCGTCATGAACTTTTTTCTCGGCTTTTCGCGCGTCAAGTGCTTTACTAATATTGGTTACGTTCGTAGCTGCTTCTGTATATTGCTTATGATAGTTGTTGTAATTCTCTGAATTGGTATGCTTTTTCTTTTCCTCATCGGTCAAATCGTCCCACGCTTTAGCATACTCGGACAGGGAATCTAAATTATTTTGATATTCTTTTTGTTTGCCTTGAAGTTCTTCAATGCCATACAAATCCCAATTTGTTTCCCAATCTTTAATATAGTCCGTCTTTTGGTCGTCTGGCTTGTTAAGGTTTTCAAGAGCAATTTTGATGTTTGGAATGATATAATTCAGGGTGTCATAGTACGTATAATATCCACCATAACCATTCTCGGCATTATACAAAGCTTGTAAATATCTATCATGGTCAATTGAGCCATCGACTTTTTTCCACGGCTCATAACCAGAGTAATCTTTACTGTCACCACCTGTCCATGATGGATCTACAGAAACTTGTAAGCTGGTAAGTAAAGTGTTGTAATATTTCAAACTTTCCTCAAGTCCCTCTTGATTCATGTCGTCCCATTGGTCGATGTTTAAATCGTCAGAAGGAACTCTGTATTGGATTTCCGTAGAAGCTTCTTTCTTATCAGCCCATTGACGGGAGATGGCAATATAAGTTTCACGATTGTCTTCGCGCGCTTTAAGCCATGTCTTTACTTTTAATATCAAATCTTCGGTCATGTATGGGGCGCGCAAAAAGTAATCCAAATTCATAATTCGATAGTCTTGATAGTTTACATCTAAAACGTCAAGATCGTCATTCCCGCGACAATTATAACGAGTGAATATAGAATCTTCATCAACACTTACATCTATCTGTGATGCAAGATTTCTATAGCCAATAAAGATGTTAGTTTCGTATTTTGTGTCGTTCAAACTTTCCTTTGCAATGACTTTTACTTTTCGATGAATCGTGTCAAACATAAATAAACATCCGATTCTTGGCGCGACAGTAGATGTGCAAAGATTATATAGGTTTACATTATCCTGTGAAATAGAAGGGATTTTTTTGTCTCGGATAAGTGGATCAATATCGTCTTTATCAACAGACCAACCATGAATCTTTTCCAATACAAGATGAATAAAAGACAACTCATGATTTTTCTCGTTATAAAATTTGATGAATTCTTTCGCAAATCCAAGTTCGTTTAAGTTGTTAGTGGCAAGCTGTTCAAGGGAATCTTTTTCACCAGTATTCACTTTGAAGTCTAACCAATCTTTATCCTCCCATTCTTTCTCAAGAGAATAAGCAGTTATTTCTTTTGTATTTTTTTTGCCGTCACCAGAATCCTTTGGCTTCTGCATTTGAAACATTCCAATATCTTCAAGATAAAGGGTAATAAATGCATCCAACTCGTCATATCCATTAGACTTTACTTTGCCGTCATCCGTCTGAATATACTCATCAACCGTAAAGGTTAATTGGTCATAATCCTTTACATTTTGAGATAAACTTACGGAACTCGTCTGAACGCCATTAAGTTCAGTGATAGGTTTAAGGTTTAGATTACATAGGTAAATCTTTTTTACATTCTGAATCATAGCCATCCACCAACCTTTTTGTACGGATAATCAAATTCAATCTTCAATTTTCCCGTGCCATTAACTGTAAGATTATTTGTGCCAGGCAAAAATCTGAGCCAATAGATATTACTTACATCTGTCCACCCTAAATCTTGATAAGTAAAAATTCCAGACGTAGTGCCGTCTTTTGGAATACAGTTTTTACAGTCGAACACCATAGGAAGATTTTTTTTGGCGGAAATTTTCATAGAATTGGAATTATCAGATTTGTTAATAATCTCAAATGTAGCAGAAGTAGAAGATGTGATTGTGATTTTAGGATATATGTATTCTTCAAGTTCATCTGTTTCACAATTTATAGTAAAATTACTTGTTGTAGAAATAGTATAGTCTTTTGAAAAACTGAACATTGGGTAGGCAGAATTATTCGTAAAAGTGAACATTGCTCCTGCAAAACCACCTGCACATGGATACCAATCGGTTTTGGTGAATTTTCCACAATAAAATTCTTCATTTTTTTTATTATCACAATCATAAAAATAAAGTTTTTGGGAAATCTTCGGAGAAGTAAGCCATGTTTCAATAGTCCGTTGCTCGGCATCTGTAAATGGAGTCTTATCTTTTTTTATAATTCCATACTCAATTTCAAGAGATTGGTATTGCGTTCCATACTCATTTGCGATAGGACGGGAGATAGTAGTATCTCCGATAATGTTATCTCGTTGATGTCCCGTTACGGAATCACTATTGTTAAAAGTCCCCAATATTAATTCGGAACTTGGAATAATATTTTTAGTCGATTTTCCATTATAAATAAAGCCTTTTACCATAACTCCTCCTTTCATTTTTTTTAGAAAAAGAGCTACTCCGATGAAAGAGTAGCCCCTTGAATTAGACAGTTATTATGTTCTCCTGAGATTCTTACGCATCTCATTTTGAGTATATTCATTCGATTTCTTCAAAATCGTTTTAAGGTCTGGAAGTGTATCACGTACCAGATCTCCCTGAATAGTAATAGGATTGTTATTCGTATAGTTATACACTACATTTTTATCTCCATCACTCTTGATTTCCGGCATCTTAATTGAAGAAATCATATCTCTGTTCTGATATTGTTCCGCCATATGCACCAAGGTTTCAGTGATATCATTCGGAATAATCATATCGGATGCACCAAGTTTGGTCAGCCATCCTTTTCTCGTTACCACAATTTCACGACCATTTTCATTTGTCAGACCAATACTGTTGTGTCCAACATGGTCAGTACCTTTTGCGTACTTCTTAATATTGCCCGCGCTCAGATTGGACGCACTGATTCCTAACTGATCAGGAGTAATATTAAACTGCTTTAAGACCTCTGCCAGAGTATTCATAGCGTCGGCAGCAGAAGCACCAGAGTTATTGATGGCATCATTTATTGCTTTAGACATCTTATCCAGATTGCCACTAAGTTCATTTGACCATTTTTCGAAATCTTCTTTGAGCTGGTCTTCAAGGTCATCGAGTCCGTCTACCTGCAAATCATAGACGTGATCGCGCACGGTATCGTCAAGGTCATCCTGCGCGTCCTTTAACTGCGCTTCAAGTTTAGCTTTCTGCGCACGAGATTCTGCATCAGTTACCCCGTCCAATGCATCTATCTGCTGTTGCAGAAGATTGATCTCTTTTGTCTTACTTTTTAGTTGCTTATCATAATCGTAATATTCCTTTTTCTTTTTCAATGCCTCTTTCCGCGCGTCAATTACCTTAAACAACGCGTCCTGTTCCTTCTGTGATTGAGTTTTCACGATGGACAGAATCTGCTGTTTATAGGAATTTGCATTCTTGAGGGCATTTTGAATATTGGAATCGTTTTCGGACATCAGCTCATCATATTTTTGTTCTCCGAAAAGCTTATTATTATAGTCATCTATAATCTGTTGACGCTTCTTAGCATAATTCTGCAAGGTGTCCAGACTGTCATTCATGCTCTGCGCGTTTAGAGTAAGAGAGAGTGCGCCCATATCCGTAAGCTGACCAGTATCATAGTCATACATCATTTCTTCCGTTAAAAGGTCATTGATGTTGTCAAGCTTGGAGATAAACTTATCTGCTTTCTCAATCGCGCGGTCAAACATTTCTTCATACTTAGTGGTAAGCTGTTTCTGTTTGAGGTTTTCAATATCGGTATCGAATTCCTTTACCGCACTTTCAGCTTCGGCAATTTTAGTGGACATTTCAAGCCATTCGTCAGAACCTTCCTTTATAACTCCACTATCCATTGAATTCTTGAGCTGTTCTTGCATTTTAGTAAGTTTTTCAGTTGCAATAGCACGCTGATTTGTCTGTTCTGTAATTTGCGTATCATAGTCAGAAGATTTTGTATAGTTGCCGTGTGCTTCGGAAAGATCACGTAACTTTTCTTCTTTCTCAGCAAGTGCTTTCTGATAATCTAAGCGTTTATCATAGTAGTCAGAGATGTTCTCGAACTTGGTTTGCTCTGCCTCAATTGCTGCTTGTGCGAGTTCCGCTTGAGACTCAGCTGCATTCGCAGCTGCTTCGGCTTCGGCATTTGTTGCTATGTCAACCTGTGTGGTTAGTTGCTCAAGGTTTGCCTGTGCATCACGTACTGCATTTGCCGTGTTGGTCAAAGATTTATTATATGCGTCAAGTTGCTTCTTGAGATATTTGCTCTTGATTCCTTTAGTGCTAACAGTTTTGCCCGCATTCAGCGCATTAATCTGTGAGCGATTAAGCTTGTTCTTATACTTTTTAGCAAGAGAAGATCCCTTTTTCTTCGCATTAGCTTGATTATTCTTTGCACTCTGTAATTTACTTGCTGCCGCATTTTTCTGTGCAATAGTATCTTGTGTGTTCTTTGTAGCTTGTGCATAAGCATCTTGATTTGCCTTGTTCTGTTCCTTGGTATTCTGCAATTCCATATCCGTCAGATAATTCTGATAACCTAATGTGTCACCATTAGCAAGATATTTGGATGACTGTGAATACTGTTTCTGATATTCTGCATAAGTAGCATTTGCACTGTTATATGCAGACCTCGCGGAATTGACAGAACTTCTTGCGATGTTAACAGCATTACTTGCGCTCTTAGTTGCAGACTGCGCATGGCTTAATACACTCTTAGAAGAATTGTTCTTCTTTAGCGCGGCATTGTATTTCTGAACAAGAGTTTTCTTCTTGCCTTTTAGTCCTTTCGTACTGAGTGCCTTGCCAGATGCGATTCTCTTTTTCTCGGAAGAAGTGAGAGTAACAGACTTGTTCTTTTTAAGTTTCTTCGTTGCACTATTAAGTGCTTTTGTATCTTTATTGGATTGAGATTTTGCACGAGATTCCGTTTTCTGCGCATTACTCAGAGATCTATTAGCAGAAGATAATCTGCTATTTGCAGAATCAAGATTTGTCTTTGCTGAATTACGTGCGTTTGCAGAGGAATTGACACTAGATTTTATCTCATTGTTCAAATATGCTTGCGCTGATCCGCCAAGATTTGCGGTCTTTAATCGTGCTTGAATTGCTGTAAGTCCATTAAAACCATTTTTTAGCTTCTCGATTTTCTTTTCTGCTGCTTCCGTCGGCATGTTCGCCCACTGCTCGAAAAGCTCAAGCTGCTGATTTTTCAGGTCTTGGACAGCCTGTGTGCATTTTACATATTCATCATAGTATTTTGCATACTCCTGAATCTTCTCATACTGAGATTTTGTGCCACTCTTCTTACTGGAAGTAGATGTGTTATATTCGGTAATGGCATATTTACCCTCACGAACATCTTTCTTAACTTTCGCACTAAGACCAATGGAATTCGCTTTCTTGAGGTATGCATTTGCACCCTTGCTATTGACGGTAATTTCATTGCTTATTGCGGAAATTTGTTTCTTTAACTGAGATGTCTTGAATGCAGAAGACACATAATCATTAATTTTGTCCGCAATCTCTTTGGTTTTGTTAGCAAAATAGGTGAGTTTTCGTGCCACATAATCAAAGGCAGATGTAGACTTCTTTGTGGACTTAGTGTTTGCTTTGGTTGCGTTTGTATTGGCTTTAGTAGCACTGGTATTATCTCCAGAAGTTTTTCCAGAAGATTTTGTGTTTCCATATTTCGGACTTGCTAGACCACCTTGAAATTTCAAAGTTGCCGCACCAACGCCAGGAGAATTTGCATGTGCAGGAGCAATATCGGACAATGATCCATGCGCATAAGCACGAGCAGTTCCATTTGCTTTTCCGTGTGCTAATAAATCCGCAGTTTGCTGTGCATTTAAAACAATGTCACCTTTTTTTAATGACTGTGTATGCATTCCAGGTGGAAGCATAAGCCATCTGTCACCACGAATAATAGATTCCTGACCAATTTCATTAACAAGAGCAGTTTCAGAACGTTGTAACCCGACTTTGCCATTGGCATAAGCAGAACCGTAATTGGTAACATTATAAACTGTGCCAGAAGCATGAGCAGGAGATGATGACGGAGCAGACATAGTTCCAGATGCTTTTGGTTTTGCAACTGTTCCAAGTGTATAATTAATTACACCCGTAGCAGTCGCGGATTTTGGCGTGGCAACAGTTCCTAAATCATAATTAATTACACCAGTAGAAACTGTACCGTCAGCCTTTTCCACGTTTCCCTTTTTATAATCGATCGTACCAGTAGATTTTGTGCCGTCCGCTTTTTCAACTTCACCTTTTTTATAGTTAATGGTTCCGCTAGAAGTAGTGCCATTCGCGTTTTCTACTTTTCCTGCGGTAATATTTCCCTTAACATTAACGGTTCCAGACGGAGTTCCCGTAACGGAAGTAACATTACCTTTTACATCGACCGTACCTGATGGTTCTCCACTAATAGTCGTTGCGTTAGCATTGACATCAACGGTTCCAGATGGAGTTCCGGTAACAGTAGTTACATTCGCATTCACATCTACTGGCTGAGACGGAGTTCCCGTAAGTTGCACAACATTACCCGTCACTGCAACTGGCGTTAATCCTGTTCCTGCGGTAAGAGTAGTTACATTCCCAGTAACATCAACACTAGGTTTTGTTCCTTCGGCTGCATTTTGTACCGCACTCTGAGTTTCAGATTCTACTTGTGAAGTATCTACTTGTGGTGTAACTTTTGCTTCCGTTCCTTCTACAGCAGATTTTGTTTCTGCTTCCACACCATCTGTATTCGCTTCAACAGGAACCTCAATCTTCTCGCCAGTAATAGCATTAATCAATGCAACAAACTGATCGGAATTCATGGCAACAGTCATATCAATCTGTTCCCCGCTCATTTCCTGAATTTCATCACGAACTTGATCTACTTGAGATGCATCACATCCAACAGTAGCCATTAACTCTTGATCGGAAAGTGTAAGTAATTCTTGAAAAGAATTTCCATTTTCAACCGCAGTTTGAATCTGAACTTGAACTTTTTGTGCTTCTAATGAAGAAATTTCCGTGTCTAAAGTATTAACCGCATCTTCACCATCAACAGCTACGTCTACATTTACTTTCGCATCTTGTAATTCTTTGATTTTAGAATCAATCTGATCAAGAGACATAGTTGTTTTATCATAGTCAAAATCAATTCCTGATAAAGTAGAAGAAGTTGATGAGGATTTTTCTTTAAGCTGTTCTTGTGCAGTTTTTCCATCTCCGGTAACGTTTAAATTATCATCAACGGTAATTCCTGCGGCTGCGGCTTTCTCTTTTGCCATGTTTCTATAAGAATCCGCAAGAGCTTTATTATTTGCATTTTCAGCTGCCTGAACCTGCTCCTGGATATTTTTAATTTCATCCGCGGCAGTTTTCATTTTCTTCTGCTGGGCTTCTGATCCAAGATTATGCTCGGCATAATAATCCATGCTTTCTTGCAAACCGTCAATCTGTTGCTTATACTTCGCAACCTCGTCCTCGGCGGCTTTTATCGCAGTGGTATTATATATCGGGTCTTTACCATCTTTTTGCGCCTGGGCATTTTCTTCATTCATCTGATCCAGACGTGCTTTAGCCTCAGACCAGTTCTTAGTTGCTTCGGTTGCCTTTAAAATACCATCCTGCATATCGGAGATAACAGTAGTAGTAGCACCGTAATCTTCGGCACGTCCAAACAATGCCTCTACAACAGGTGTTCCTGTTCCGAGTTTCTGGGCGACTTCTCCGAGATCATGAGTGTTAAGTTCCCATGACTGAGTTTCTTCGTTGAAACTTGCCATTGCCTGTCCAGCGGCATCAGTTTTGGTACTAAGGTCTTCGAAGAAATGAACAAGACCGGATTCATCAGATGTGAGGTATCTTGCGGCTTTCGCGTAGTTTTCCGCAAAGTTTACAGGATCAGTTGCGCCGGAAGGCGATATCATTTTTGCGAAAGATTTGAAATCATCTGTTCCGATTTCACCAGCGTCCCATGCTTTTTTTGCAGTATCTAAGCCGGAAACCATTGACAGATATTTGTCGCCAGAATTTTCGGTCTGTGTTGCGCGTTGCCATTCCGCATAGTCGGAGAAAAGCTGTTTCTGCTGTTGATACTGGGCGTAGTATTGAGATTGCGCCTGTTGTGTGGCATTCAAATCTTCCTGGGCTTGCTTCTGCTTTTCTAAAGCTTCAACATACTCATCGGATGTTTCTCCGTATTTAGCTTTTAGAATTTCTGCTTGTTTTGCTTGTTTATCAAGTTCATCCGTTTGTTGTGAGATAGATTCCGCGAAATCTTGTTCTTTGATATCTTTCTGTATATCAAGAAGATTTTCAAGCTGAGAATTATTTAATTTAACGCCTTTAGACGTGTTTGTAAATAAACCATCTAAATCAAAATCTTTTAATTCATCAGTAGAATTGATTACATCTTGAACACTACTTTTAACAGCATTAATAGAATCTTTTGATAATCCCGTATCAGACATGGAATCAGAGATAGCAGAAGAGATAGTTGAATATTGAGAAGTAATACTTTCTACTGATTTCTGTAAATTTGCAACTGATAATTCAGCTTGTCTCTTTTGATTCTCAATTTGAGAAATTGCATCGTTATAGGAAAGTTTATGATCAGTGTCTGCATTTGCAATTTCACCAAGAGCCTCTAAATCCTCTGTATTAAATCTACGAATAGCATCTTCTCTAGTTGTATCACCATATCGAGAAGTAATACTTGTCATCGCATCTTTAACTTTAATCCATTCATCATAAATTCCAGAAGCTTCTTGTAACTGCTTTTTATTGAATGATTCAGATTTTGCATCTGCTTCGTCTAAAGCTGCGTTTGCAGTAGTATACCAATCTTTTGCAGTATCTTCTGCGTGATTTTCATTGAAACTAAATAATGAATCAATGGAATCTCGAATATCAGATTTGTCTAATTCATTGACTACATTACTTGCCCATTTCTTGATATTATCCGCAGCATTATCTTTATCAGTAAACCCATTGGATTCAAGGTCTTCCATGGTCATAGCATTAATCATAGAAGTAACCTTGCTATCTAAACCATCATTATCCAAAATTAAATCCTGATATTTTTTATTTGCCTGTAAAAAACTAGGAATATATTGTTTTAATTCATTTGCAGAGTTATCAACATCACTTTGAAGCTCGCCAACTCCATCCATTAATGTTGTAAGCGTCTTTGCGGAATCACTACCGGATTTTAATTTTCCATTACTAGAATTCAAATCTTGAATTAAATCTTGAATATCCGCCTGTGATAATCCTAAAGTTTGATATGCCTCGCCAAAATCAGAAGCATTAAATCCTGTTTCCGCATTTGTGGACATATTCATGTATTTCTGTAAATCAATATAACCAGTCGGCTTATTTCCACCTTTTGTAGAAAATGCTTTGTTATAATCTTTAATAAACTGTTCCAATCCGTCAAGCTGTTTCTGAGAGCCAGCATCTTGCCATGGAAGAGTTTTACTGCGCATAACTTCTTCATAAAATTTGCCAGTAACATCTTTTGCTTCTTTGACATTTTTGTTATATGCGTCAAATTTGGCATTCTTTAATGCAGTTTGCAAATCAGAGACACTTTTTGCCGCGCCAATAATCGGTTTTCCTAAAGAATCGTAGCCAGTAACAAGCTCTGGGAATTGCTGCGCAATCTGAGAGGAGAGTTGTTGATATTCTTCATAATCTGCACTTGTAAGACTAAGATTCTGTCCGAGATTATTAACGCCTTTAGAAAGTTCTTCATATCTTTCAGCATTGGTCTTAACCCATGAAGTAGATTCACTCATTTGCTGATTGATATTCTGGTAATCGCTCAGAACTTCGGAACCTGCTTTAATGGTGTTTGATTGTTTGTTTACAACATAATCAATACCAGCGGCAGTTGCTTGAAGTCCGGCACTGATTAAAAAATTAGTTCCGACATCTACTGCCACAGCTTTTGCAGTTTGACCAAATGAAGATAAGCCACTTTTTAATTTTTCCATAATGGTACTGGTATCAATCATTTGCTCACCAGATTCAGCCTGGGACTTTTTGAATTTTTCTTCTGCTTTCATAGCAGAAGTAGCACTATCTCCATATTGATTAAAAAATTTGATCGTATCCTTTAATCTATCCCCGTATGCTTTTTGTGCGTCTGGTGATAAATTACTTGCTTTTAATACGTCTTCATACTTGATATTCCTGTTTCCAGACTGATGTTGTTCATCTATATATGAAAAAGCATTTCTAAAACTTCTACTATTATTTATTCCTTTTGATAAACCATCTATTGTATTGTATACCTACGAAAATAAATATATCTATCATATAATTTTGGATTTATATATAGAATATTGTGTGATATAATGAAAATTAAAAAGGAGTAAAAATAAATGGGAACAGAAGAACGTATTAAACAACATTTAATAATTTGTCCGAGATGTGGTGATATATTTGGATCTCGGATTCCATACGATCCAAATAAAAAAGAAGTTTGTGTAAGATGTCAATATCCGGATTCGCTAGACACAAAAATGACCGTCGCAGATTTAGATAATTTTTTGAATAATAGTAAATACGAAGAATGGCATGAAAGACAAAGGGAATTGCGTAAAAAATACACCATAAACAGTAATGTATTTGATCAAGATTTATACAACCAAATCATAAAAGAAGAGTATGAGAGATACCATCTCAATGATGATGTTCCAACCAGTACGCCAAAACCAGTAACTAAACATATACCTAAATGCCCTACCTGCGGCTCAACCAATATTGAGAAAATCTCTGCAACTAAAAAATTAGCTGGTAGTATGCTGTTTGGTTTATTCAGCAAAGATGCTAAGAGTACTTTCCATTGTAAAAACTGCAACTACAAATGGTAATCATCCAATGTTATATTACCGCTGGCTTTATGCTTAACATATGTAATGCATTTTTCGATTTCCTGATCCGTTGGAACCGGAACATGTTTTAGTTTCATATAATGTATAAATGATTCTGCCATTAAATAATAATTGCACAACTGTTTTATAAAAAACAAATTTGTCAAGATAAGTATGATTATAATAAATAACATATCGTCGCCTTTCTAAAGATGAGGTTGAATTATGAAATTAAATTTAGACTGCATAAAAGATGTCATGGTGTTTCTGGAAGACAATCTTACAGATGACAATGCTTTTGTACCAAATCAAATATATGAATCACTTGAAAAATATTCTTATGAAGATGTCGAATATACTGTCAAGGCTTTATTGTCTGAAAAATGGATTGCCGGAATAGTACAAGAAATAGGTGGCTTGTATATTGTAAAATCTATTACACCTGATGGACATAATTACTTAAATGCAATAAAAGACGAATCTATCTATAAAATCATAAAGAAACATTTTGCAACCGCTGGGGCATCTACATTATCATTTCTTACAGTAATTATAAAAGATGTTCTTGTGAAATATGCAGACAAGCACGATGCGGTTTCTGTGGCACTTCATTATTTTAAGAATCTATTTTAATATTTTATCAGAAAACATTAGATAAGGAGTTCAAAGATTCTTTATTAAATCCGGTAGAAGAAGAGGAATATGAAGAACCAAAGATTAGATGTCCGAAATGCGGTTCCATTAATATAACAACTGGGCAGTGTGGTTATTCTTTTTTTACTGGATTTTTAGGATCTAATAAGACTATGAATAGGTGTGGAAATTGCGGGTATAAATGGACACCAAATAAATAGATATAGAAAAGCAAAATGAGAGGCAAAATAGCCTCTCATATAATGCTTGTTTGGCGGGATCATGGAGATAACTCCGAATCACCCGTTATTAGAGAATTAAAAAAGACTACACTCGAAGCTCCGCCTCTATCCAGTCTTAGTAAAATGACAAGGAGTATCCACCACTTATACGCCATCTGCCTACATTTAATTCCCTATAACAATATCTCAGCAAGTGAGCCTATATTAAATGTATAATACTAGGAAAGCAGTAACTCTCTTTTTTTATACAAAAAAAGAACAGCCCATGAAGCTGTTCCAAAAAACTCAACCGTTTTTTGCCAGTATAAGCAAAATATTCGAATTTATATTACTCTATAATAATATCCAGACAAATATCTCGTCAATATACTGGAAATCGTTGTGAGCCTATAAAAATGCGTCCATTTTCAAGCTCAAAAAAGAATACTATTGATATTGAGAAATATCAAACACTACGCAGTGACAGGACACAAACCGTGTATACGACGGGATAATATTTCTACTTATGTTTAATATATCCTTTTCCCTTATTATTGTCAACATGTTTCTTTTTATTTTTCGGTTCTGATTTTAGTCTTTGTTGTTCTAATTTGTTTATTCTGAATTTTAAATCATGAACCTGTTTCTCAAGTTCTTTATTTCTTTTTTTATATTCATCATTATTCTTTATAAGAGATTGATGTCTTTGATGAATAGTAGGATACATGATTTGAAATACCTGCATTTGTATATCAAACAAAACAGTATCTGAAATTGTTGTAATCTCCTTATCTATCCTTGCACGTGAAATAAATTTTGTGTCATTGATAAGCAAAACACAATCTTTAGGAAATCCATCACTCATTAAACCTTGTCTGTATTTTTTATTTCCATTTTTATTATTTGTGGGATGATAACTCTGTGGAAAAATATCATTACCACTTCGAATAGGAACTACTAAAAATTTATTGTCTTTAACGCCAATGCATAATCCATGGTGATAATATCCCAACTCTCCGGCAAATGTGTTTCCATAATCAATATAGTATGTATGTCCTATTTTTGGAATAATTTGTTTTTTATTATCATCGTAAGATACTGTCGTATGACATTTTCTCATCCAATTCATATCACTGAATAGTATAGATGCTGCGTCATACGCATTTTGTCTTTTTAACCCCTGAATGTAATTATGCATATACTGAACAGCTGCAAGCATAATTACAGAATATTTGATTGATTTATTTGTTTTATTCTTTTCGATATGCTCTGTATATCTCTTTATGTTTGTGACATCACTCCAAATCATATTATCATGATTCATTTGCATATTTTAGTTCACCATCCAATATTGTGTATTAATATTATTATGTGACAAAATATGACAAACGTCAATTCAGAACATATGTATGCAAACACATATTTACTAAAATTCATTGACAAAACATTAATTTCATCGTATGTTGAGTATAATATATAGAAGGAGATATTAGTATGAACAATAAAGAAATTAGCAGTAATATATCACTTGTCTATCGTGATATAGAAAATACATATTCTGATTCAAAATCTATTTTGGCTGATATTATGAAACATGCAAATGACAATTTTGAAGAAATTGAAAATATATATCGTCTTGTTGCAATGATATCTTTTTACAAAAATAATTACAGTCAGAGAGGCGGCGAAATATTATTCGAAGAATTCTCCAAAAATTTCTGTTAGAAAACCAAATTCCTGTTAGAGCAATACCCGAATATTATGCCAATGAATACCAAATAGATTATGTCTCACGACTCAATACTGCATATAAAAACCTAGGATTATTCTATAATTGCTAATTATATAATTTAGAAGTGGAAGATACTTGTTCTTCCAAAAAAATATTGTGTTGACTCGCGAACATTACTATAAGCAATGACGAGTAATATAATGCAGAAAATATGTTCTACTGTGAATTACTCATGTCTAAAGACACGAGCTTCCTGCTTCTACGTCCTCGTAACCTACTAACTCCACAGGCGTAAATTTCGGTAATTCCTACCGTATTTTATTTCTATCATGATACTTCTAACATTCTCATTCCTTCGTTAAGAATATTAATTGCAGCATTAATATCACGATCATGAACAGTTCCACATTGAGGGCATATCCATTCTCTTACTGATAAGTCTTTTGTATCTTTATTAACAAAGCCACATACATTACAGGTCTGACTTGACGGTACATATCTACCAATTTTGATATATGTACGTCCATTCCATTCTGCCTTATATGTAATCTGTCTAGTTAATTCATACCATCCACAATCTGAAATAGCTTTTGCAAGATTATGATTCTTAACCATATTTGATACTGCCAAATCTTCACTAATTACCACTTGGTTTTCGCTGATAAGTTTATGTGATATTTTATGCAAATTGTCAATTCTGGTGTTATGAATTTTCTCATGAATTCGAGCTATTTTAATTCGTTGCTTATTCCAGTTTTTACTACCTTTTGCTTTATGAAACAGTTTTCTTTGTTCTTTTGCAAGTTTGTATTCGTATTTCTTAGTAGCACGAATATTGTCAAATTTTTCTCCATCAGAAGTGATAAGTAAATCCTTAATACCTAAGTCAATACCAACTGAATTATTATTTTCTTTCATTGGAATATGTTCTGTTTCTACAAGAATTGAAACAAAATATTTTCCAGATGAAATCTGAGATATTGTTGCAGATTTTATCTTGCCTGTAAATTCTCTATGGATTTTTGCTTTAACCCATTTAAGTTTTGGAAGTTTGATCTTATTGCTTTCAAAAGAAACTTCTATATTCCCATTTGTAAAATTAGTAGAATATAATTTTTTCTTATTACGTTTACTCTTGAATTTTGGATATCCTGTATGCTCTTTAAAGAACCTCTGGTATGCGGAATCCATATTATAAATTGCATTTGTAAGGGCAAACTTGTCAACTTCTTTCAGCCATTCATATTCCTTTTTTAGAACTTGATTAACATAATTGTTACAATCTATTTTGCTCATAGATTCTTTTTTAGTTTCATATAATTCTTTTCTATACGCTAACATTTGATTATAAACAAATCTACAACATCCAAAAGTTTTCTGAATTTGTTCTTCTTGTTGCTTATTTGGATAAATCCTATATTTATAAGCCTTTAACATTTACTCATCACCTCCTCACTTATATATTCTCTTTTAATTTGCTAACTCACGACTAAAGTCACGAGAATGCACAAATTAATGTTTTTCAAAACGACTATTCTGATGGTATAATTTGCCATGTAGATAGTGAGCGAACGCACCACTCACTTGTGCGTATCTACACAGCAACCTATTAACCACACCAAACAAATAAAGGATAGGTGTATTACCATCAGAAGTCTATATGATTCTGGGCGTTCTGCCCTTTATATTTCCACTTTTGACCAGAGTGGTGGCTTAACCGCTAGGAAGGAGGTGGAACATGAAAAAAGCAGAACAGCAATTTGAGCTTGCAAAGTTAGCAATTAATCGAATTACAATCGTAGTTGGAGTACTCGCTGTTGTTTGGATGATTTTTGCGCATAATCCGGCAACATTTAAAGCGGCTTTCAATACGAATGAATTCACAGCTGAGATTTCTTGTGAGTTTGCAAGCGATTCACCGGAGGAGTAGAATTACAAATCCGGTAGCATGGGGTGAAACCCATGTGATGTTTTTGTTTCACTTCTTTATAGATGCCGTGGCTCATTTGTCACGGTGTCTTTTCAATTGCAACCATTTTATTCTGCTCATATTTTAGTTCTCCGCAGTGGAGATATCCGAAGTTGCGTCGGATTGGTATTCACTCTATATTCGCACATCGCAACCATACCAATTTGCAATGCTCCAAAAAATGCTGACAGAAGGGTAGTATATAGAAACTATCCCTGAATGATTCGGGCATCTGTCTTCCCTATCGCTAGAGTGCATCTTCGTGATTCCTGATGAAACCACGCTTTCGTTACGCTCGTTGAGGTCGGTATCCTTTCTTATTAGAACGAAACCCTACCTGCGGATTACCTCGTGTTTTGAATTATTCCCTTACCTCATGCTTTCACATTCGCCACCTATTCCTATTAAGAATAGGTTTGAGATCAAAACCATGTGACGCAGACTTTTGAACTGCGAAGGTTCCCCGTCCTACTGTTCATAGTAGGAGAGTAATGCATTACCATTGCTCCATATTAGAAAGTCACTATAGAAGTCCTTGTCTTTTGACTCGTACACGTTACCGTTAAACTTCTAAGCGGCATAAGTCATTTGAAAAATGCATGGGGCGAATTCCCATGTACTCTTACCGCTGCCTGTTTTGCCCTGGAAGATTCCAAGACCGATCGCTGCTGTATTTAACATACCAATCGAACTTGTCAAATTTGTAAACAAATTTAATAAGTTTGTGCCACCATCTACTAATCCTTTAAACATATCAGAAGAAAACGTAGTCGTAGCCATTTTCTGAAATGCAGATTCAAACTGTTGTTGTTTAGCTTCAATAGATTCTAGCCATCTATCCTGTTCCTGTTGCGCAGAACCATCAGAATTTAATGTGTCTTGATATGCTTTTTGAACTTGTCCAGATTGGAATCCTTGAATTAATGCAGCAATTTGGTTGCCTCTATTCTTACCTGCTAATTTTTCGAGTAATTCCGCTCTATTTTTATCAGTCAAATCATCATAGATTTCACTGATTTCTTCCATAAGAGTATATGTATCTTTATATGTCTGCTTTGTATCATCAGTAAACAGACTAATGCCGCCAGGTGTTTTTGCCGTTTTTGTTAAGTCAGCAATTGCACCTGAAAGTTCTTCTGTGTCATTGGTGTATGAATCGGTTTCTTCGTCATAACCTCTTACCCTCATGGCGAGGATCTTTAGTGCATTTCCAGCTTCTGGTGCACTCTGCGTGATTTCTGACATTCCTGTAAGCATAGCTAGAGAATGACCAAGGTCGTTTCCTGCGGTTGCTAAAGAAGATGCCGAATTGGATAGTCCCTCACCTAAATCTGCACTTGAAGTTGCGAAATTATTACCCAGAATATTTAATTGATCAATTATAGATTCTGCATCTGATGCTTGAATATTAAACGCCTTCATAGCAGTAACCATATCGGAAACTGCCGTGTTGTCACTAACTTCACCAACATTTGCATACATTGAACTTAATTTGGAAAGTTGCTCAGAATCATCTAATGAGTATCCAAGTTTTGACCATTCAGATGTTTGGGAAATATAAGAAGATATGCTTCTTCCTAATTCAGGCGCATTTTTAGAAGCAGTATCAAGATATTTAGAATAACGAGACTGTGATTCATCTGTTACTTTATACAGGTTCGTCATTGCTGAATCAACGTCTTTGACCGAACTAATCACTTTAGACGGAACTTCCATTATTACATTTTGAATCGCACCATAAATTCCTGCGAACTGTCCGATTTGCTTAAAAGCTCGCTTGAATTCATCTATTCCAGATTTTCCAGTTAATCCTTCTGCGGAAATCCTCGACTGAATATTCTTAAACGCAGTATCAAGATTTGCCTTTTCTTCCACAGTGGAAACTTGTTGGTACTGTTTTTCAAGTTCTTTTAATGTCGCCCCATATTTTTTTACAGCTTTACTGTTTTCTTCGTAATATGTAGCAACTTTATTTGCCGACTGAATAGCAACACCTGGAGCAAGTGTCTTTGACTGCGTATCACGAATTTCAGAAAGAGTATTTTTAAACGTGTCGCCAGCTTTAGTCATTTTTTCAAAACTTTCTGCAAGCTGAGTTCCGTTTAAGGAAGCGTTTCCACTAAAATGATTCTGTAATTTGGACAATTCTTCGTTGTATGTCTGAAGCGCGGCTTTTGCTTTTGTTATATTCTCAGAATCCTGCCCATTATAAGCTGATAACTGTTTTGCCATCCTTGAAGATCTGGCATCATAAGTTCCAGTTTCAATATTATATTTAATCTGATTTCTATTAGATTTTGTGGCAGAATTTTGTGCTTTATCAGTAACTGAAGCTCTAGCCTTATCGACCACAGAAGCGGTTTGCATTCTTCTTTGGTTAAGTATTCTGGATTGTTCTTTTGGAGTATACACATCTGTATACTGTTTCATTTCACTCTTTAGACGTTTACTTTCCGCCTGTAATTGCTGTCTCTCTCTCTTTAGAGAATCAACAGTAGCAGAATTTCCGGATGCTTGATTTTTTATAATATCTGCTTTATTTTTATTAAGCTGATCAACATTTTTTAATTGTTGTTTGAGTAAATCATTTGCATTTTTCTTGCGTTGAGTAATTAGAGCCTTTTCTTGCCTTTCCTGTTCATCATATAGTTTTTTAGCATCACTCATCGCATCCTTGTTTCTGATACTTTTTTTGCCAAGAGCATCACGAATTTCTTTTTTGGTTTCCTTAATATTCGCTCTTACTTGCTGTCTGCCTTTAGAAAAATCAATAGCAACGGAAGGATCAATTTTACCTTTTCCGAGATTTTGGTTTGCTCCCTGAGTAATTTGCTGACCAATAAGCTGTCCTGCTTTATTTAAACTATTGGAATTAATTTCAGGGGTGATCTTAATTTTCTTATTTTCATATTCAGATAAAAACGAATCCATTTGACTGCGCGCAGCAGACAAGTCAAGCTCTCCAACTATGTGAGCTATAAAATCACTCATATATTTCCCCCTTTCTCACATACTAAAAAAGAGAGGATCGTTCCTCTCTAAATTAACCAAAATGTGCGCCGAAAACGGCATCTATATTTTTTTGTATATCTTCTTCAGTCTTCGCCCAAAATCCGCCTGGGTTGATTAATCCCCCAGCTTCGGCTACATTAAATACTTTTGGAGTAGACCATGTTCCAGTATCATAATTAAATGCCATGTCGTCATATATATCAAAAGTATATCTATTACCACCACCAGAAACTCCAGTTGATCGAGCGGAATTTTCAAGCTGTCCTGTAACAACATACACTTTAGGTTGAACTTGTCGATAATCACTTGTGTTTTTTACAGCGTCGAGATAACAAAGTGATTCAGTCTGCCCCATGGCACTTTCAAGTTCAGCTTGAAGTGCAGATTCTAATGCTCCCCACGATGAAAAACTTCCACCCATATTGTCAACTCCTTCTGACTGCTCTGCACGGATAAATCCGGCAGCATGCAACTCTGCCTTTCCATGACTGGCGATTTCCTCACAAAAATTATTTATTACTTACATTGCGTGAATTGTATAACATCTCGAATTTTCGAAGATTTCTATTTTCTTCTTTGAGATCTCGAATTTCTTTGTTTTTTGCATCCATAATTTCTTTTGTCGCATCGTCGAGATTGAATGCAGCCGCATCGCGAACAATATCCGTGATCATTTCCTTTGTAATCGGAAGATTAGAATCTTTTAATTTCTGAACAACCGTCATGACTGATTTCAGATTTTCAGGACTCATTAACTCAACATTCATGTTGGCAAAATTGGCGAGAGATTCAATAATCACATTTGCAGCTCCGACAATAGTACTCAAATCCGGATTCTCATGAATGATGTATGATTTCATAAAATCTACTTTGTCTTCGACATAAGAATTTACTTCCGTCATAATATCGTTGTTTACTGCATATTTCCCAACGAAAGTCTCAATTAATCGTTTCATATCATTATCAGTCATACAGATTGTATAAAGATTATCTCCATCTTCAAGCTCATAACCCTCGATGAAATATGTTGCAATTGAAACGATTTTAGATATTGGTGCAAAATATGGAGTGTATTTACCACCTCTAAAATAGTCTTCAACAATACTCTCAATTACATTAATTTTATCCTGAATAGTAATATTTTCTTTGATTCTGAGATTTTCTTTTTTCATTAAACTATTTTCCTTTCTTTTTCTCTAACATATGATTCTCTGCATCAGTCAGAAATTGCTCAATATTATATCGATAATTCACTTTTAATTTTTTCTTTCCTATTATAATGGGTGAACAATAATGCAACATATCCAGCTCCGTGAAACTTTTTTTGTTAATAGAATTTATCATATCTACAAATTCATCTATATATAAAAAATAAGTATTGCCGGACTTTCGAAAATCTAGCAAAAATCCAGAAATTACATTTGTGTATTTAGAAAAATTACATAATGATTCAATCTGATATAAATGAATTATTCCTGTATCTTCTTTAACTCTTTCAAAAGAACAGGATCCTTGAAATGTTTTGCATTCCACAGCATAAAAAAATCCACTTGCCCCGTGATAAAAAAAGAAATCGGCGGGAGAGTGGCGACTAAATCTTAATTTCGATGACATATTAAAGGCTTGTGCTGCGTCTGGCGGTCTATAAACTAACAGCCAATCGGGACACGAGTCTTTTACGTTATCCTCGAATTGCTTTCCAATTGTTCTTGCCATACTTACTTTGTATAAACATTTGTGTAAAATTCTGTTAGAGTCGCAAACAATTGTTCATTCTTTTTATATTTCCATGTTGTTGCACCATTAATTTCTTTTACAAATGTATATCTAATACCATGTTCTAATAGATATTTGCATTCTTCTGACCATGTTGTGCTATATTCTCGGTCTATCTTCAAACTAATTTATACCTCTTTTCATTTCGTAAAAAATAGGGTTAGTACAAATAAATACATATTAGTGTTTATCTCTACTAACCCTATCAACTTTTCAACACTAACATATAATTACTCGAAATATTTACATCCTTCTTTTTGTTTATGTGGAATATATTTATCTTGTTCATTGCAATATCTTTGACAAGTGCATAATTTTAACATCTCATCATAACCATCTTTATCTTTTAATTTGCAAAATAACATAATTCGTTCTGTTCGTCCCACATATTTTTCATAACAATTATTACACATTTTATTCCTTCAAAATAATAGAGAGGTGTAAAAACACCTCTCCGTATATTTCAACTTAATTAAGATACGACAACTTTTACGATGTCTTTTGCACCACTGGTTTTATGTGTTACTGTTACATAAGTTGTACCAGCTGCAACACCTGTGATTACTCCATCTTTTACCGTTGCGGTTCCAGCAGTTTCAGATGCAAAATCACAATCTTTTGCATCGATAGATACATTACTGTATAAACCACCACGAATGCCAATTACAGAAAGAGTAGCGGTTCCTTTTCCTTTAATTGTAACTTCCGCTGGTGTAACAGCGATATCTGAGATGGCAACATCACTTTCTGCATCTGGAACTTCTGTTACATATGCATAAACAGTACCATCAGAACAAGAAGCACCTTCTACAGCAAGAGCATCACCCTCGATAGAGAAGGAAGAAACACCTTCAGCTTCCAGAGAAAGGTCAAATGTACCGTTTGGCTGGAATGATGGAATCTCAATCTGAACCTGTCCAACTTTTCCTTTTGTGTTATTATACTTATCAGCAGTAAGCACAAGACGCCCGATAAGAGGAGCAGAATCAGCATCAATTGTAATATATTTTACAGATTTAGAGAACTTGTATGTAGCTTTAACTGTTGCATCAGCATTACCAACTGTAATTGAATTTCCGGAAGGAAGAACTTCAACAATGCTTCCATCTTCTTTTTCTACAAATACTTTTTCCCCTGTTACAGGTGTTTTAGTAAGTGTGCCAACACCTTTTGTAAGTGTTACACATTCCGCAATCTGGAACACATCACGAAGTCCTGTAGCGATTGCAGAACCAGTATTTGCTGCGATGTATGCAAGATTCCAATCTGCCATTTCGATAGTTGGAGCAAGTTTACGTCCATATTTGTATTTGAACAGAGTCTTAGCACCTTTACCACCAGTTACTTCCTGATCTTCCATGGATACAGAAATACTTGTATTAAGAGCTGTTGTACCTGTAAATGCAAGAGTATCATTCACATAGAAGGCAACATCAGCTACGGATACTAAAAAGTCCTTAGAATTCTTAGCCATTTATTTTTCCTCGCTTTCTTATTTTTGAGTAACAAAAAAGAAGCAGATCATCCGATCTTGCTTCTAAGTTCATCCTCATTTGCTTTTACATTTGCATATTTATCTGTAACTTCCATACTGGTCATCCAATGCTGCAATGGTTCTTTAAACGTAACCATTCCGCCCATCTGCCCAGTAAAACAAGCTTCATATGTTTCATGTTTTTGTATACGTTTTATATATCTCCAAAATTTTCGTATACTTAATTTTTCAACATATTCACTTGGAACAGACAATGCTATTGCAAGTGAATCTATATAATCTTCAGTATCTCCATCTGATTTATTTTTCTTTGCTTCAAATTCGCGTGCTTTTTCCAACGCGTGATAAGCATCAATATTCATGAATTCGTCTATATCAAAATCCACATCGTTTTGAATGATGAATATGCGCCGCAAATCATCAAAAATATCATTTGTTATCTCACAACCATTTATAAAAACAGTTAAATCTTCCTCAACATCCATGTTTGCATTTTCACCACACATCAATAATAGAAGTTGGCACGACATTTTAAAATAATAAGGAAGTACTGGCATTTTGTATTTAATTGCCACTTCTTCATCTTGTGCTACATATTTTAAAAAATCGAAATACCTCATCTTGATAAATTTCTTTTCTGTAAAGGTAGCATCTTTTCGCACGGTAAATGCATGTTGATATTGATTGAATTCCAAAACATTCATCATTTTTAACGGATATAATGTAATGAATTTATTATATTTGATTGGCGTATCGAATAATAAATATTTTTTTAAACCTTGCTTAGTTAATTCCACAAGAAACACCTGCGTTATAATTTTTTATTTGATATTGTAAGCATTTGCCGTAATATTGATTATTTGGACGATACGTCGTCATAAAATTACGGTACATAGGAGTTACTTCACCAATTCCTTTGAGATTATTATTTTCTTGATTCATCATAAGATCATCGATACGTTCACACATTGCATCTATTCGATTCGCATATGTATTGGAAGCAAAAAGATTCATGTCTTTGACCTCTTGAGCGGTAGGAGATGAGTATGGAGATAATCGGATCAAATCTTTGTCTGTAAATGGAATAATAAAGAGAGTAAAATCTACAAACATGTTATTTGTGATATTTGTGATATTAGCATCTACAAACGTAAATACTTTCTTATCAGTAACTGCATCATCTACAAAATCATGATCAAACAGATGTCCCTGTTCTGTCCATTTTTTTCCATTGATGATCCATTCACCGCCAAGAATCACATCAACAATATCTAAGTCTTCACATTCACTTTCATTTGGAGATAATAATTTTCTATATTTTTCATCGCTCGCAAGAAGCCGCATGATTTTATTTTTATATTCAGCCAAAATGCCTAAATTACTCATACATCCTCCTTACATCACGTCGATGATATTAATTTCTTTTTCTATTATAAGTTTTGTATCGGCAAAAATTTGAAGTTTAAAGCTTTTCCCTATGCGATTTTTGTCCGATGCTGATAACTTTATTGTTTCGTTATGTTCACCAGTTACATCCTGTGATACAGGAAAATCCGAGTCAACTTTCCATTCAAAAGAAACAGATGAAAGACTTATTTCAGCCCCGTTTTCCCTGAATGACACCGTATAATATCTCGGAATTCCAATTTTTAAATTGGAATTTCCAGAAATACTTCCGGTAATATTTCCAGTAGATGGTTTATTTGGAACATCAGAAGATAGCTGATTAGGATCTATATAATCACAAATACCTAAATCAGGTCTGTCATGATCTAAATCCAATTCATTTTTATCCGCGATAAAACTAAGAATGCCACCATGCGTCTCCCCAAAAAGATATAAGATATCGTCTGAACGAGTAATCTGAAATACTTTTTTAGGATTATGAATATTGCGGTCAATGAAAACACGCTTATTATCCAATGTTGCTGTATCATCATCATCCGGAAGTAAAATGGTAAAGTTATTGGATGTCAATATGATATATTGATTTCCAGTTCTGCCTGTATCGTATTTACTAGCAGATGTACCATTACACCAACGTTCAATAATTTTGCCCTCATCATTCTGCCATTTGATTTTACACTGACATAATGAGAGAGTAGCCTTCTCATATGTTCCATTGTTATCTGGATATCCCGTAATGAGCCAATACCGATCCTGATAATAGATGTACATTCCTGCGCGAACAGTACCAATCAGAAACAACCCAATTCTCTCAAGTGTTTTTAACTGAGTATCGCCCATGCGTCCCTGTATAACACATCTGATTCTTTTACATTCGGATAAGTCGCTGCTGTATAAATCAACCGTGGTTGCTATATTAGTTTGCAAGGTTTCTGCGAATGAATCTTCTCTATAATCCAAATATGCGTCATTTTCATATCCGCCAAGTAAATTCGGACGAGTAGTTTTGTCCATCAAATACCAATCTTTCATTAGATTCCTCCTATTCTGTATAAGAGGTTGCGGTCTGCTTATACAGCAAACGCTCTAACTCAAATTGTGCATGTTCAAGCTCGCTTTTCGCTGCTGATTTTGAAGATCCACTGCCATCAATGGATAAGTCTTTGCTTACAATACTAATGCGCTTATTGACTTTAGATAATTCTCGTTCCTGATAAAATACTTTCATCATCCATCCAAGAGTATCTATAACATAGCGGTCTAATTTTGTGTCAAATTCCCCGAGTTCTTCATCATATTCGATAGATGCGATTTCAAAAGAATATTTTCCAACGGCTTTCATAAACCATTCTCTTTCAAGAGATTCGGGGATTTCAACTTTGTCCTGGAAAGTAGTATGAAAACTGTTTATTACTTCCTCATAAGTTGTTTTTCTCATCTATCGCCACTTCCTAAACTCTGATTCCAGTAAGATTTTCGACAGAACGAACTTTCTCATAATCATTAAACTTAAACTTACGGATCATTTCAACAATAGCAAATTCCTCGGCGCGAGTTTTTACCATGTTTGGAAGAGTAGCTTCAAAATCTATTTTGTTCTTTGCAAAAAGATTTTTTACAGCTTCTTCACTGATTACTTTTTGAGCAGAATTTTCTGTTTCAAAATCTGCTTCGATTCGCGTAGGTTTATCTTCAATATATAAAGTTGCATGAGAACCCTGTCCGTCAATTCCTGTAAAAAGTGTATTTCCGTTCTGAACCTGAGTAATAATTTCACTTGCAGTCAGTCTGACAGATCCACGAGCAGGAATGGTAACATCACCATTTGTTTCGATTCTCTGAAATCCTGTAGTCCAGTTTGCAATACTTTTTACAGTCACTTTCTTTTCTGGATTAAATTTTTCAATTTTAGGTGTAGCAGGTTTTTCTTCTGCTTTTATGACAGAAGCAGTAGTTTTTGTTTGTGCTACTTCTTTTACACCATCTGTTACTTTTTTACTAACTGCCATTATATTTCCTTTCAACTATTTTGCATTTATCAACTATTAGACTAATTAGACGATCAAACTGTATGGATTACTTCCTTATATAAAGATATGATTTTATCCAAACGTTCTGATTTTTCAAAAGTGTAATATGGAGTATTGGTACGCTTATTCCTGGAATAGGAAACATATCTGATCCCAAATGCCATGATGAAACATGCCAACTTTTTTGAGTAGCAGTAAAAATACTCATTCATATTTGCACTCCATGTATATAGGGGACTACACTAATGCGTAATCCCCCTTATATTAGTTGTTTAAAGCTAACTTTAAGACGCGATTATTTATCAAAAGATCCAAGCTTTTTATCGCTGAGTAATCCGATCATGTATTCGTGTCCAGGTTCAACCATAGCTCCGATTTCTAAGTCCATTCTGGAAATTAACTGACCAGTTGTAACATCTGCGCCAGAGAATGATGTTAATCCGCCTCTTGTTACAGTATGAATTGGACTTCTTCCGCCAGCTGGCATAACAAATCCGATACCTGCCGGAATCAGAGTTGCAAAATTCTTTCCATCTTCTGTGAGTGTAGTAAGATCATACTGATTTGGAATCTCTGTAAGAGTAGTTCCGTTATACATGCCCATAAGGCCTGTATCATGGATTTCTTTCATAACCGCTTCGGAAATTCCACTAACAGTAGGTGTTACACCCTGATAACCAGCAAATCCGTTGAACTGGGAGATAAGTGCATAATCACCAGCGACAGTTGGTTTACCAAATCGTCTTACATCAGAAATAACTTTGTCAACACCAGTCTTTGTCAGACCATCACCTTCAAATACATAATTTACACCTGTTGCGTTTTTGATTGCATTGTAAACTGTTCTCATAACATACAGAGCAGCTTTGTTTCTAATCTGTACACGAACCTGATCCTGAAGTGTATTCTCGTCAGACATATCACCAAGAGCGGCTTTTCTGTAATCTACAGCATAACCACCAGAAATAGTAGTTGTTGTGATCGGAACACGTTTCTTTCTAATTACTGGGAATTTTACATCCTGTCCAAGAGCCTGCTCATTTGCTGACAGATTGCCGAAATCAGTGATCTCGATTTCACAAGATTCGTTGTATCCAAGTGGTTTATATGTACCATAGATTCCGAGAAGTTTGATTTCCTCAAGAAGTACTGGTTCCATAGCGAATCTACGAAGTTCATTCAGCTCTGAAATAGCAGTCACATCACCAGCAGATGCTTTCTGATTCAGTTCCATAATGTATTTAGCAGCAACGTCTGCTTTTTTTCCAAATTTATCCAGTGGCTGTCCGTTAGTCATTGCAGAGAAAATTTCTACAATAGCAGATTTGCCATTGATTTTTCCGCTAACATAGTTAGCGTCTCTACGTTCATTATTAAGTTCAAATGTATAAGACATTATCTATATCCTCCTTCACAAAATTATTCAGTGACAACTTTAACTTCTACACCGAGTTTGTTTCCGATAATTGCAGTTACTTCCAGATACGGAGCAGCAGCAGAACTATTTTTTACAAGTTTTCCTTCTGCATCGGATTCAAGTTTGTCACCTTTGGCAACGTCTGCCGGAAGTTCATCGCCATAAACTTCAAGCATTTTTCCGTTAAGTTTTGCAAGATCAAGAACCCTTACATGTTCACCTTTTACGATTTTGTATGTTGGCATATATTCATCATCACCACGCTCAATCTGCATGATTACTTTTCCTTTGTTTGCACCAACTGTAAATTTTCCGCCATTTACTTCACCGTAAGCACCATTAAATGTATCTGCGGATGCTACTGCATCTTCAAATGGGTATTCCCCATGCTCAATCTGACCAATTGTAGAAAATTTGACCATTTTTAATCCTCCTTATTTTTGACAATAAAAATAGCCCGGAATTCCGGACTTCTAAGTAATTAATATTTAATTAGAAAATATTGATATCTTCCTCTGTATCTGTTGTTTCTTCTTCACACATCTCGGAGAAGATATCCTCAACTTCAACTTCCTGATGAGAGTTCTGCTCTGCAATTCTAGCAGCTTCTGCTTCAGCAGCGGCTTTCTTCTGATTTGCTACAATGTTCATACAGATTTCAGATTTAATAGCTGTGATTTTTTCGTCTACACTATTAAGTTCTTCTTTCTTTTTGCAAGCACTAATTTCAGATTTTAGTTTATCAATATCATCTTTAGCAACTTCTTGTTCCTCTGAACTAAACTCTGCAAGAGTTTTATCAAGCGCGCTAAGTTTTTCTGCAATTTTCGCTTTAGCGATTTCCTCTTCAAGAATTCGCATCTCAGCCCAACTTGTTTCCTGATCCTTTTTCATATCATCAAGAAGTTTCTGCATATCTGCAATAGATGCATTCAGCTCAGAAATTTTTGTATCTTTTTCTGCAAGCTCGACATCTTTGCTCTCAAGCTGAGAATTTAACTCTGAAATCTGTGTTTCATATGATTCAGACTTTTTATTCATTTCTGAAATAGTAGCCTGAATAGTGGATTTGATTTCGTCCATACTAAATTCCATTTCTTTGTTTTCCTCCTTTTTTTCTTTCTTTTCTGCGATTTCAATAATTACTGCGTCATCATCCGCCGGTGAGATACTAAGAATAGCTGTTCCGGAAAATGCCATCTCCATTGGACTACGATATTCTCTGGTTGGTTCATCTTCCTCATAAATAATTTCATTATTATTTTCAACTGTTCCCATTATTTCAATAGAAGTAGATACAGTTCCAAGTGCAAAATTTTTCCTTACCCATTTAACAAATTTAGGATAACGCTGAGAATATAAATATCCCTCACCGCATAAAACTTCAATATCATTACCGGATTCATCCTGCATTGTCTCGATACTTGCTTTTTCACATGTACCAACGACTTCTGAATTTTCAAAAGCGGGTTCTTTGAATCCATCTGAATTTGTAAATGCACCTGTTAATCCATGCCCCAAAGGAACTTCTTTAGTATCTTCATCTGCAAATTCGGCACAAATTGGCATTCCAATAACAGAATCCATAGCTTTTTCTACATATTCTTTTTTCCAATGTATACCATTTTTATTTGTCTCATCTGGATTGTTATGAATTTTAAGAAGTGCAATTTTAATTGGGACACGACCATTTTTATTAGCTCGCTTAGAAATTTCGAGGATATTGTTAAACATATTTTATCCTCCTTTATGGTTATTTATAATGAAAGGCAAAAGCCTTAGATTATTTATTATCGCTAGGAGATGGAAGATTATTTGCTCCATTATTTCTACTAACGATTGTATTTTCATTTGTTGGATTATCTATTTGTGGTCTGCCATCTCCATCGGAAGCAGCAGTACCACTACCAGAATCTTCCTGATTTTTACTCAAAGTATATGATGTTTCATGAGGTTTATAGCGGTCGAAAATTCCGTCTTCAATTTCCTGATCCAGAACACTGAAATATGCATCGGGATCAATTCCTGCGGATGCAATAAGAAATGACAATGATCCGCCAGCCGACATATATAAATCTTTGCAGAAATTGAAAAATGTCTGTTTATTAACGAAAGAAGTAGGGAAGTAGTAGATTTCTACTTTGTTCTTTTCGTCTTTAATAATGTTCTTGTTGATTACATAATTTAATTCCTGTTGCCATTCGTATACCCATGTATACAACTGAGCATTTATCATTTCCAGGTTATTTTGACCCGCGGCAAAATTACCAGTAGTCATTGCACCAATAAGTGACGCACAGATTCCTAAATCTTGCGAGATATCATTATTCAGATTGGATTCATTTTTGGAATCAAAAATATCGATATCTACATCAACAGAACTGAGCTTTGTTCCAGCCGCTACGGAAAAGAAGCTAATTCCACCACGAGTATTCTTATTCATTACCGCATTTTTTACATCATTGTGCTGCTTTTCCTGTTGTTTTGCAGTCAAAGCACAAGTACCTTTATCTTTACCTTCTGGAAACGTCTGATAAATAATTTTCGAATTGATATCATCTAAAACTTTGCGTTTGGTATCAACGTAGTAATCTTTATATAAAACATCTTCAAGTGCAGCAATAATAAGACTTCTTCCCCATGGTTCAGAATCTTTACATTTGATTTTTCTACATAATGTTCTGGTATTATCCAAAATCATCCAGTCACCCGTAGTTTCACCATCATGTCGTTTATGGTATCCATCAGTAATTTCTGTCGGATATTTTCACAACTTCTGATCAAGTTTTTCACCAGTAAAATCATCGAAATATCTGAGATTAAATGCCAATACATATCTGCCATTTCTCTTCCCTACGATTTTGGTGTATCGCCATGGAAGAGTAATAATACGTGCATTAATTCCGACTTCGTTAATTTCCACGATATTTTCAACATCATAGTCCGTCATGAACTTATTGCGATCAAATGTACCTTGCCGGACATCAAAATAATAAAAAGCCGTACCTTCACGCATTTCCGTGTGAAGAGCATCCCTGATAAAAGCTTTATCATCTATTGTCCTTAAGGCAGCTTTCATTAAATCCCTATTCTTTTTTTTCTTGGTTTTCGCTGTGTTATTTGGGAAAATAATAATTCTATCCAGACATGGAAGAGAAGTCATATAATCTATAGAATTTGATACAATACCATTTTTGGTATATACAAAATCAGAGAGCCGAATTGCTTCTTCATGATACATCACTGGATTTTTCAAGATATTATCTATATCAGATTTTGTGAAATAGTTATATACTCCACAAGAAAACAGAAAATTTGAAGCATCGAATGCGAGATTAGCATAGTAGCTGTTCTGTTCATTTGTCACATCTTTAACTGGTTGTGCAACAGTTTGCACGGTCTGAGTATTCACCTCAGATATTTTATTTTTCGGAGGGCGACCCCTCTTGCGTTTTACTTCCTCTGGCATAGTCGCCTCCTTTCAATTTTTAAACCTCTCATCACTAAAGTCACGAGTGTTCTCGACTAATTTATAAACGTTACATATTCATATTCACTCGAATTACCCATCATATCTAATTCAAGCTGATCAAAGAAATATGAGCCATATGAACAAGCGGTATATCTATCTTTTCGATTTTTACCCTGTTCATATATTTTGATGATACCTGTTTGTGGCATTTTTTCATACTGAAGTTCCGCACATTCACTTATCATAGCCTGAGTTTCAAGAAATGGTCGTTCGTATTCTACCTGAATGTTAGGATCTATTTCATTTTTATAATCATTGTTATTTGGTAATATTTCTTCTTTTGCCGTGTTATAATTGACTAAAAAATCTATTTTATTTTCAATTAAATTTTTTCGGAAAGAAGTAGCTATTTCACTATTCAAATTTTGAGTAGCATTAACAGCATATATACATGCAGGTGCGTTTGGATCAGGACATACTTTTGCATATTCATCAACATTCATGCATTTAAGAGGAGGATATTCAACTCCACGTTCTTCATCGAACAATACCTTTTGAAGAGCATAAATTATCTGAATTCCACCCGATCTCGCATCAATTACAATATAATCCGCATCAAAGTCCTCATACAATTGACGAATACGAATAGCTTGAAGGGTTGTATCACCAATCTGATTTGATTCAATATACGGATATTGTCTACGATAACCTTGTTTTACCTCAATTTCATTATTATTAGAAAGATATGTTGATGATTCTGGAATACCACGTACACATGCATAAACTGAATTATCATTTTGCGATCCTGCCACAAATGCGATATCATTTGATACTATACGCACCTCGTTATCTATTTTGGGAATTGCATATTTGTTTCTCTTATTATTCTTATAATCCAATGTATTTCGAGGATAAAAAACATGTTTGGAAATCTGTCTATTCATCAACATCGAATATGTAAAATAAGAAGACATAGAATCTTTTACACGTAAATTCAAAAATTCGATTTTCCATGTAACAGGATCTTGCTTCTTACGTTCCCTAATTAACTGTTTTAATGTTTTAAGATGATGTTTCAGAGTAATACTTTCATCAAATGTCAATAAAACGGCGCCATTATGTTTTTGCATACCCTCATATGATTGATCAACAATATCCCAAATCCATGCGCCATTATCAATCCAACTAGAACTTATATAGACATCCACAGGGTCTTCTTGTAAAACTGTATTTTCACCGTAATATGGATTAAGCATATATGGTTGATTTCTAACGGTCTGGAACGGAGAAATAACGGAATCTTCAATTTTCTTGTCGATCATACGAAATTCTTCTCGGCAAATTGCGTTTGATCTTAATCCACGAGCATTGTCATTTGCAACAAAAACCGTAATTTTTGATCCATTTCTAAATTTTACAAAAATATTATTTTCACTCGTACTCCAGTCCTCAATCTCTGCTTTTAATGGCTTGCTCCACTCACATAACTCATCAAGTATCTTATCTGATACGATAAGTTTAGCCTGTTTCTTAGTGCTTGAACCTATCCTAAATTTTGTTCCCGGATATAATATACATCTGCAACAAGCATATAAAGCAATAATAAAAGATTTCGCATCGTTACGACTTGCGATAATGCATATAAAATTAGAAATGTCCATTAAATAAATAGCTAATTCCTGATATATATATAATGATAGTTTTAAATAGTCCTTTACAAAACGGTGCATATTTCTACGCCAAAAAGTACACCATGCTAAAGCATGCAATACATTTGTAGGATTACTCAAATAATGAGTAGACGGGAATTTTTTATATAAATCTTTTTGATTTCTATCAGCAGGATATTGAGTTAAATTATTCATCATCTTCATCCTCTGGGACGAAAAATTCTTTATCTCTTATATCACTACCTGTCATAATATTTTGCATTGGTCTACAAACATGCCGATCAAAATATTCGCCAATTTCATCCCAATCTGAATATAGTTTTTTATCTTTGTAAAACTCTTCTGGTGTATATTGAGAAATAGTAGCGAGAGTAACACCAAATACTTCATCGTTACTAGAATCTTTTTCTTCTATAGTCCTAAGACCTGCTTGTTTGAATGTTTTACTATACTGTTCCACAAGAGAAGAATATTCTTTTGAATCACCTTTATTCAATGCTCTGATCATCAGCATATTAATATTGCAAAGAGCTTTAATAAAAATCTCTTGGTTGTTATCTGCATTAGGATTATTTTTCTTTAACATTTTATAATGATCATCAAGATTTTTATAATCTGCCTCTGTAAAACCAACCCCCCATCTGTCGATAGCAGTAGCTGTAACAGCAACATTATCGTTCTTTGTTTGTTCCTTGGAAGATATCACAGAACTTAATTGATTTTCATAATCATATTTCATTCCATCTATATAAGTAGCTCCGATACGAGCGGTTTGTCCTAAATTCTTTTTGGCTAAATAATGAGAAATTCTGCTTCGATCCACTGAAATTTGACGAGAGGCGGTAAGAGCGTCAATATGAAAGATTATATCGAATTGTTGACAGATATGTTTAACAGCATGGGCTTCATTCCCGTTATATAAATCTACTAGCTGATAGTAATATTTATCGCGACAATCATTGCAAATTGTTAAATATCCATTGTTACTCTGATAAAGTGGTGATGCTGTTTTGCAAAAATGACTCTTCTGTGTATTCCAGCTTTCGCCACAGCAGGTACATTTAAACTTTTTATCATCCTCAGTAACATAAGACCTAGGCATCATAATTTTGATAGAAGTATTTAATTTAATGGGAGCATTTGTCTGCTCAACCATTTTTTCATCTCTTGATTGTATTTTATTTTGAGCCAAATACTCACATCCTTTCTGATTTATTATTCCATATATTACCAATGATTTTCTTATTTAGTTTTGCTATAATTATTTCATTACAAAATAGGAGAGTGTTATATGGCAACATTTGAAATTGAAAATTACATTAAATTAATTTGTATCCGCGTGGATCATTTTGAAAGTTATATTGTCGATGAAGTAAATACAAACAAAGAAGAAGACATAGACAAGTTTCTTACATTGCATCGAAATCGACCAGGTGTTAAAATACTAATATTTAGAATGAATACCATGGAAATCATTACCTTCGATGAAGTGAAAAGAATTATACATACTGCGCATATGTTTGATTATCTGCGTCAACTTGTTTCTGATGGGAATAAATTGCTTCAAGTAGAAGATGTTGATAAATTACCAATTGGCACGTTTATCAAATATCTTGCAGATATAGAAGAGTAGGGCGGTAGTAGGTGATGAACCTACATGTCTAAAGTCCATGTGCACCCAGACAGAAGACTTTGGCATCAGGTTTACCGCATAATAATAGAGGGGCTATCCAAACCCCTCTTCCTTTGTTAAGGTCGTCCTTGTCGGACAAAAATTATATTTTATTTACAAGATTCTTCCAGTATTCGAATCTCTTGTTTACGGATTCAGAAGAAGCAGTACCACCACCTGCAAAAATAGCAGCGTATTCTTCATTTGAATCATAGTTATTTGAGAAATCAGCCACGGCAAGAGCAAACGCTGTAAAATCTTTATTTTCTTTTATGCACTGATATGCCGCATATAACATCATCGGAATTGATGTTGGTTTAATTTTCAGTTCATCTATTGATTCATCTAATTTGTCCAATGCCCCACGAAGAGTATCTACATCTTTGTTATTAATATGCTCATCATACCAAGAAATGAATTCATCTATATCTTTCGTTTTGAAAGACGTGAAATCCTGATATTTATTTGTATTAATCAGCATCAGTGTTTCACGAATCATATCTCTGTTTACATCTTTTCGGAGTTGAGCATGAGACATAATCTTTTCAAAGAATGGATGATCAGCAAGAGAGAAGATAATTTCACTTACAGTGTCACTCTCAATTGCTGTACGTTTCTGTGTATTAGATAATGGCTTGCCATTATTCTGACGACGAAACATCTCGCGAATATCCTCATCAGTGCATCCTGAGAAAATATATACAATAAGCTCGTAATCTGAAATTTTATCTTTTACAGATTCATCTAGCTCAGAATATTTCTTTCCTGCAATCTCATATTTTTCACCATCGATTACCACAGGCTTTAAATCCTTTGATAATTTGTATTCATCATTGAGAAATTTACAAATAGTAGTAGCGCGCTGAACGCCATCAAAGATGTATTTCTTTTCATCCTCTTTTAATTCCGCGCGGATTGGATCAAGTGGGTAGTTGCGAAGCATAGAATCGATAAGTAAGCTTTTCTGCTCTTTCGACCACTGATCCTCTTTACGCTGACATTTGTGTTTCGTGCTGTATCTACCCTTACCCATATCTTTTGCAAATGTCTTTACAAGCTGTTTCTTGTTATTGAATTCCATTTTACACCTCCAATATATGATAATTTTACGTTATCATAATTGGATAAATATGTAAAGGGACAAATACATCTTATTTATACGTTGGAGGTAGGATTTGAACCCACGTGCCCTTGCGGACAAACGGTTTTCAAGACCGCCGCATTCAACCAGACTCTGCCACTCCAACAAATTCCCGTCTTTCCGGATTGCCAGACAACCCAGTAGTCATTCCTTAAAGCCACCAGATAATCCCTCTAATTTGAAATAAAATTATGGAAAGGAGGGTGAAGTATATGGATTATCTACATAGTGTAAAATCTGTTCACGTTAATGGTTACAAACGTTTCCGTTGTGGTCAATAGGAACATGTAAGAGAACATTGGCGTTCTTTACCTATCTGATAGACAAGGTATAGCTTTTCACCTAGAGCCGGATCAACTCTCTGATAAAGGTTTGGTTTCATTTCGTGGTAACTGACGACACTCTTTAACGTATCTATTTGGACACTACTACAATAATGGCTACCACACAGGTAGCTTATAGGATTAGAATTCCAACATCATTATAGGTTTACATGTCCGTGCAATTATTAGAATTTATTTGACTTTCTTGCTTGTGACAAACTTTTTTGTCGTCGTACTGCATTCTTCTTTGCAGTTTTTTCTAATAACAAATCATCTAATTTATTATTTAATTCTCTGCCCAGAATGGATATACATGTGAATTCATCACTCCTATACAGAGAAGTAGCATAAGGCGTTTCTATATGTAACACTATACACCTCGATTAGTAGTCATTGTTTTGGAAGCGGTGTTCTGCCCACTGTTTATCTTATACCTACTCGCTCATACATATCCGCGGTTTATGATCTTTTGGATTTTGCCTTATGACAAAATAACGTCTTTACAATTTCCTTATTGATTGGAAATTGCACTTCGTACTTCCACATGATATTATTGATTTAGTATTTCCGTCTATAAATAAATAATATTAACCGCTGTTGATCAGTAGTGGCTGCGTCTTTATATTTTTATGTTGCCCACATCAACAACGTCATCTACAGCCATTTATATTCCGGTTGTTAGCGGTATAGCCGGAGATCACTGTTTATTTACTATGAAATTGGAGTTTCGTTATAGATCAGATAAATGCTTCATCTGATTCATCGTCCTCATCTGGTTTGATTATGTAATGATTTTTTGTTGTTGAAACATCAACATGTCCAAGAAGTTTTTGAGCAACTTCAGCGGACTTATGCTCGTACACGACGATGTTTGTAGCTCTCGATTCCCTCAGGATGTGTGGGTGTACACGTCTTCCTACAATTTCTGTAAAAATAGTAGAACACCAGTCATTAAATACACCTTCTCCAACTTGACGCGTTTCACTACCATCTTTTCTCTTGATAACAAACATATAAGGACAATCGTCTTCTCCACGAACTTCAAGCCATTTTTTTAACCAATGCATAGCATCTTCCCCAAATTTTAATTTGCGTTGTTTACCAACAACAGATTTCCCTTTGCATCGAATCGTATTGGTTAAATATTGTTTTGAGATTGCAGTTACTTCCTTACCATCTTCATCCACAATTTTTATTTCTTTTTCTTTTGCAGTGTAATCAACAACCTCTTTTAGAAGTTGTCTTGCTTCAGCACGGCGACATCCTGTACTATAAGAAAATACAAGATAAGCAAGCTTTTGCCATTCTTCACGTTTTTCTAATTCTTCACATAAATGAACATATTCGTCTGGAGTAAGGGGAACTTTTTCATGTACATACCCCGTCTGGACAACTTTTAATCCAACTGTAAAATTCCTAAAAGTAGGGTATTCATCTTCATACATTACCATTACATAATTGCAAAATGTGCTTACGGCAGATTTTTTAAATTTAATTGCAGAATCTGACATACCTCTATTTGTTAGCCAGTTTAAATATTTTTGAAATTCTTTCTTTTTGATTTCAGTAAAATCTTTATTTTTAAGATTATTTTTAACCCACACAAAAAATACTCTAAGACCAGATTTATATGCAGGTTTTGTCTTAACAGAAAGATCAGCTTGATTATCCAGATAGTCTTGAACCATTTCGCGATTAAATTCGTTGACTTGTTCCCATTCCTCATCTGTAATTTCTTCTGATCTGTCAGCTATTTTACCATCCAATAATCTCACTTCCTTCCTTCATTGATATTGATATAATTATGCAACATTATATATTACTTCATCTATTTTACTGGATAAAATCTCTTTATATTTTAACGAATCCATATCTTCTGGAAATAAAATAACATAATTGCAATTATTATCTAATAACAATTTTTCTTTCATTAGCATTTTGTCGCGATATTTTTCATGCTTCTTATATTTAAAGGTTTTTGTTCTCCATAAATTATTATCATTGCTAATCACCCCTGCAATTTCTATATATAATTTATATTTATTATCAACAATCAAACAATAATCACAATTCGATTTACCTTTACAATCCGTAAATAATTTATACGGGACATCTCTATAATAACTTTCATTATATACATAACCTATAGAGCGTAGATAATTTGAAAAATCATATTCCATAGAAGAAACAATACGTTCTCCATCATCAAAAATATACTTAAAACTAAAAGTATTTGGATTCATATTAAATCCAAGATCATTTATATATTTATACAAATCAATATTTTCTCTTTTAAATGCTTTCATTATACTTTTATGCTCTACGTTATTTTGATGATACAGACCACTTTCAAGATCTTTCCATCGTACATATGTTTTTCCTGTTTTATCTTTAAAAGACAATAAAGACTCAGTTAATATGTCTTTATAATATGAAAATGGTAGAGGAATGACCCCGAGAGGTTTCATTAATCCCAATTTATTTCTTGCATTTACAAGACTGCCATATATTCTATTAATGACAATCATAGAAAAGCCCACATTATTAGTTGTGATATCGTCTTTGAGTATTGGTCTGCCAAGTCTTTTTTCTAATTGAATTAAAGAATCTCCAACTTCTTTCTCAGTAAATTTTCTATGTGCATTAAATCCACACCATGAAATAAAATCACTATAATTTTTTACGGTTTTATCTGGACAATATTTTACAAACCAACTTGCACTAGGAAGCCCTAAATTATTATTAGTTAATTCAGTACTTGTAATGTAACCGCCTTTTGTATTTGACAAGTCTTTGAATTTTTTTACAAATGCATCATAATCCATGCTTTCTGTTCTAACATGTGACGTCTTCCCAAATTGTAAAATAAAATCATTATAAGTAATTTTATTTTCCTTCAATAATCGAGTAATAATTCTTCCTTGTGGCATATTATGTTTAGAATCACACAAAACATAAGTAGGAACAACCCCATACTTATTGACGAATTGTCTATATAAAATTACTAAGTCATCATATGTGATTTCTGTAGCTTTTATTTTTCTACCCGCAACATTTAATAGAACTTGTGTCAAAAATATCCTCCTATAAAATAGAAGAGGGCTTATCGCTGTTTCACAACATGCGCCTCAAATTTATTAAACACATCCGCCGCGGCTTGAACACGGAACTAACAGTTTTGGAGACTGTCGCTTTTCATTAAGCTACGGATGCAAAACGCGAGATTTTACTCCCGCGTCAGAAATCAATCTTTATCAAAATATCACGTACTCTGTCTTCATTCAGTACGTCACTGCCATAATATGAATAGCTTTTATATGCACCATCTTCATGTTTGCTCAGATTAAAACCATGTACATTGTCACCGTCTTTTAATGTATGTACGTAGGTTTCACCTTCCTCAACCTCGTCGTCTAGGAAACATTTACCTTCTTTGCGGTCGTAGCAACACTCGCAAAAGTCATCATATTCTTCTGGTTCTTCATCGTTAGATTCTTCAAAAGAATACTCATATACAATTGCATTTTTGCTGATTTTCTTGAGGACTTTTGTATTAGAATCTCCAGAAATAAATACAACGTCGCCATCGGGATAAAGATATTCATCTTTAGGTTTTGCTTTCTCACACCAGATACCATCGTCGTTAATGGTCACATAGTATTCATCTTCGTACCCATGCCATTCAGGATCTTCTAAAAGAAGCTCTTTGAATTTGTGATCGTAGAAGATTAGCTCGCGCAGAATTTCTTTTGCATCTTCATATTTACAAACAAACACGATTTCATTATGCCCGTCGTACATATCATTTGCCGCAAGGCATAAATCCTCGATATCTTCAAAATATAATGTCTTCATATGACACCGCCAATCACACTTCTTTGAATGCCGGAAGTGGTTTAAATACAAGTTTGTAATGTTCTGGTTTCTCCCAAGCAACACCATTTGCTACGCCAGATCTTGCGCCAACTTTAACTTTTTTAAATCCGCCGAGTCCTGGCAGTGGGAGTTTATCCTTTTCATCCAGTGCAGGAAGTTCATCACATACCATTTCTACATAAGAATCAAGAATGAGTTCAACCTGTGCTTTGGTAATTGGTTTCGGTTTATTCTCTTCGTCGTACTGCGCCAGATATTTCTCATTTACTCTGGCGGCAACTGCTTTAATCATTTCTACTTTTGTCATTTAACTATTTCCCCTATATCTCTAAAATAGAGACATCTAAAAATAGATGTCTCTGTACTAATTAACTTTTAATTTATGTTCGCAAGTCAGACCTTTAAGTTGATCAAACTCGTATAAAGAAGCCCCTGCGTTAGATGTCGCGAGTAACGACATTCCATAAGGATCTACTCCAATCATAGACCTAATAGAAAGAGCTTCTGCATTAATTCCCATTTCTTTAGAAACAAGATGATGGATATGTGCGCCAATAATGTATGAAATTGGTGTATCATAGGCGCGAGAGTAATCATTTAATGCCTTACCCAAATCTTTTACTTCGCCATGAATTCCAAGTACCTGATAAGTAGAAAACATACCGAAATTCATACCTGTAGGATTTTCGATGATTGTCACGTTTGGGTTATCCGCTAACTGATATTTAATCATAAGCATGATAACCTTACTCATATTTTCATCCGCGAATGCATTCTTCGGTGCGCCACAAAGTCTGAGCTGATTATGATTACTATCCATAGTCATCTGGAATTTAACTCTTACATGCTTACTTAATGCGTTGATCCATTTTGCCAAGAAATCACCATATCTTGTGGCGGAGTCAATTACACCGTATCGAAGTTGCATAAGCTGAGAATTCAGACGCAGCAATCCTTGAATTCCATCACCAAGTTCCCATACGTTTAATTCTTTAATTCCACGGTCATGAATAATTTCGACAACCTGATTGTATAAATCCCACATACGATTTTCAAAAATTTCTGGGCTATATTCATTAATAATATTTCCGAAGAAATCCTTAATGGAAAACTCAATTCCATAGTGGCAATCAGCCAGAGTCAATAAATATGATTTATTATTATGTACTGGCTTAATGTATTCCGGAACTTTTACAGGTGGAAGAGTAGCGATTGAACTACAAATCTTTTCTGTAATCATTTCATCACGAGCTTCTTCACGAAGCCACTTATTATACTCAAGTTTTTCAGTCTGAATTTTCTTACGTTCTTTTTCAAGCTCGCGCTGGGCAAGTGTAATTTCCTGCAACTGGGCATTTGAATCCACGTATTTACTGCGATTCGCGGCAAGCATTTTGTCGAATGCCTGACGCTGTTTTCGGAATTTGGATTCTGTATATTCCGTACCGAGCAGTTCATTAAGAATATTCGCAACTTCCTGCCATGAACCGATTTTATCTTTCTCGCCCGTGATACGATAAATCAGTTCTTCATCACTTTCATTTTCAAATCTTCTATATGAAGTTATAATGTTCACCACCCAACCACATTACTCATCTGCAAGATTTTCTTTATCTTTAACAGTGATTGAGATTTCTACAATTGCACCTTCAAAATCCTGAAGTTCTGTAAGAAGTTCCTTTTCTTCAGTTCCATCCACAGTGATGATTCCGGCTTCTGCATCGTATATACCAACCATCTTTTTAGTTGTAGTTGTGCTTTTTGTATAAGAATAACCATTTGATTTTTTATTTGCCATTCGACTAATTCTCCTTTAAATCTAATACTCAATTTTCTCTACAAAAATAGGAGAGTGTTTAGCTCTCCTAAAATAATGCTTCGATGTTTTCTATAATTTTATCTGCGACACCATATTTGATAATCTCATTGGAATCTAACCACCAATTACGTCTGTAATTTTTGTCATATTCATTTTCCGGAATGTCTGTGTGATCGAGAATGAATTTCTTTGTAAATTCCTCTGTCTTCCTTGTATATTCCAAATCGTCAAGTACCTTGCCGGTATCACCAAATGTTCCAGTGCTTCCATCATGAATAAGTGCTTCTGTTGTATTTAGAATATAACGATTTCCTTTCGGGATCCCCATTAAAAGAAGACCCCCCTGCGGAATAGCATTTACCCATGCCAATCGCATATACAGGTGTTTTTGATAAATTACATATAGTAATTAACTCCATGATGCTATTCAAAGAACCACCATTGCTATTGATGAAAATTTTGATTGGCTTTCTATCTTTTAAAGGAATATCTTTATCTTCACGATTCCACTGAATAATTTCCTGCGTCCATTCCACGGTTCCGTCATCAATATTCTGATTAATCAGAATCTCTCTGTTTTTAAGTCTTTTATAATAGTCCAAAAGAGAAGGATCTGGTAATTTTAAATTCGCCCAATCACCAATATCTTCCGTAACGTCAAAGAATTCTACATAATCTTTATTCATAGACTTATTTTCCTCGATTTTCGTAATATTTACTCATTTGAGCATAATAAAAGAGAATCAGTTTTTTGATTCTCAAGATGTGTATTTCTGTAATTTGAAATATATTCCTTTAATTGTTCATAATTATTATTAAACGTTGTATATGTATTATGAAAACTGCCAACAACATTTACCGAATGACATTCATGGCAAAGAGTTATTCCATTGTTAATATGTGTCCTCAAACTTGGATAATCTGAAAAATTATATATATGATGAGCTTCAAGTCTGGTACCTCGTTTGCCACAGCATTGACATGTATAGTTATCTCTTTCAAATACAGATTTCACCCATTGTTTATACTCTAAGCTATGCTGGATTTTATCGCGTTCTAGCGATATTCCACCTTTCCAATTAAAATGCTTTTCATTTCGAGGCATCCTACACATTCGACAATTATTAGCATAATGTTTTAATCCATATAGCGATGTATTTTGAACCCCATAATATCTGTGTTTTTTGCAAATATATTCAACATTTGAATCACAATTATCAATATCATCAGTCAATAACTCATAATTTTTCTTTTGACAAATTTCCCTTACCTCATTAATGGTTGATTGACTTTGCCTTTTTGAACTGTTTTCAGATATACATTTAGGACAGTTACAAGAATCTTTATCATCCAACGCCATAACAGTTGCTTTGAATTTAAAATCATGTTTATTACATACAACTGAAACATTGGTTTTGAGAGTAATTTTCTTATTTTCATATAACTCTGGATCCGTCAATGTGTATCCCTTTTCTTTGCATAAATTATTTAAAGAATCAATAGTATATTTCGTTGAACGTCCAATATTTCCATTTATTTGCTTTGCAATTTTAGCAGGATTTGTTGTACCATACTTCATCTTTTTTGTAATCAATGATTTTTTAGGCTGACATTCTTTGCACATATCAAACTTATTGTTTTTATGTGATCTATAATAATTTATTACTTTTCTGTCAAAAATCTTACCACATCCATCGCATTTTATTTCCATCATTTGACTGCTTCCGTGAGGAATATCGTACCATTTTACATAAATTAATTGATAAGGAACAGTAATACGGTTTTTACTATCTAATTCTTTATGTATAATATAACCTTTATTTTCATAATGTTTATAATTTCCATGACATATTTTCACTTCTACATCTTCGTTTAATAACATATTTGAAATGTCCTTTCTTGCACTTTTTTACAAAACATAATTTAGTGTTTCCAAACACTAGCCATATCATTTTTTAATTTATTTGTTTCTTCAAAAATAAAAATAGTTTTATTATTATTCTTCTTATCTGGTTTTATATCATAAATAGGATTGCCTAATTTTAATAAATATCTTGCAACTCCTGGCGTAAATATTGATTTATAAGCCAATATTTTATCCTCTTTTCTGTTGATATTTATAAGGTGATTTTTAGACTTGAATTAGAAATTACAACTCTAGTAGATTTACACATTTTTTCAAATTGCCTATCTGATTCCTTCTTCAAAGTTTCTTTTGCAGTTTTTGACCCATGATGTAATATAATTTTATTTGTATTGATACTTGTATACATATCGACAAGCTGCCAGAAGGGGGCATGCCCACTGAGTGATTTCAACGAGTATGATGCACATCTACAAGGATATTCCTTTTGATCAATCGTTATTGTTTTACGTTTGTTATCCTTCAATAATGATGCTAAACTTCCTTCTGTACTGAATCCCACAAGAAGTACTGTAGCATTCGAATCAGGAATACATCTTTTAAGATGATGTCTGATTCTGCCAGACTGACACATTCCAGAACTTGAAATAATCAGACATGACTCGTTGCTATCAACCAAATTTTTACTGTCTTCGGATTCCTTTATAAAAGTAAACATATTACTTGCCATCATAGCATCGAAGTCAATTTTATCCTGTCCATCAAGACATTCTTCGTAGTCTTCAAAAATCTTAATCGTTAATGGGGAGTCAATATAAATTTTGGGTTTCCATTCAGAATCTTTATACATCTCATATAGCATAAGTGCTAATTGCTGGCTCCTGGACATAGAAAAACTTGGAATGATAACACGACCATGCATTTCATGAATTTGTGTTTCTATAATAGATTTGAATTTATCCAAATCATTTTTTCGTTCTTTAATTCCAGTTTTAATATCAGGTCTGTCTCCATATGTACTTTCACCAATAACAACATCTGCATATTCGACCTGTTTATATTTGCCAACAAATCTATTACCAACAATTTTATTTCCTAAATCACCAGTAACGAGAAGTGTTTTTGTTGTTCCGTCAATTGTAAAATATAATTTTATTTGACAACTTCCGAGAATATGTCCTGCCGGAATTAGCTCAAATGCAAGTTCGTCATCTATTACAATTTTTTGATTTACTGGTTTTTCAAGAGTATATTCCAACATCTTATATACGTCAGAAGCGGAATATAAAGGTTTGTAATTTTTATTATGCTGAGAATTAATCACCAAAACATCGCGCTCATTGATGTAAGCAGAATCCAATATCATGTCTTTTAAAATTTGTTTTGAATTTTCGGATACAATAGTCGCGCCACGAAACCCATCCCTATATAATTTAGGAATTAAACCGACATGATCAATATGATTATGAGTTACAAAAACAAAATCAATATCTTTTGCCTTGAATTCTTTGAATTTTCTATTATTTACAAGATAATCTTCATATCTGTCATTTGTCTGATGCATTCCGCAATCTACCAAAATTCTGTGATTAAATGTCTCAATATAAATAAGACTCCCTGTTACATCCTCAGATGACGGAGAGTCTACAAAAGAAATTTTTACTCTGTTTTTCTTTTTTGCAGCGATGGTAGCGTACCACCTTTCTTTTAGATTTCGTGTCTTTTTGCACGAATAGCATTATAAGCTTTCATATTTTTGAAGCTTGTACATAGATAATATGTCTTTCTTTTATGAGAGCAACTATCTGTATGACTGATTCCATAAGATCCGTATGGAATTCCGTATTCTTTATTCAAAGTTTTTGCATCTTCCTTTGAAATTTTTACCAAATTTTGCACATCCTTATTATTATATTTATCCGATTGGATAGAATGGCGGGAGTAGGATTTGAACCCACGACTTCTGAATATGAATCAGACGAGCTACCGGACTGCTCTATCCCGCAAGACGATAGTGGCGATACCACCGAAACAGCACCGCCACCACAAGAAAGGAGTTCTATGAATTTTAGAAGCATGTAAAAAACTGAGATGTCGTAATTTCAACCAATTTGTATTTGACTACACATGTAATCACCATTTTAAATTAATAATATCCCGTAAGACGAGATCTTCTTTATCAGGAGAATCACTCCAAATTTATCTTTTAAGAAAGTCTTATCACGAATCGTATAACGAAATAATGAGAGAGTAATGTAACAAATTGATGAAAGAACAAAATTTCAAGATTGCATTTATCGAAGTGCTTGTCATATTTTCATATACCCATAGCAAGGGGAACCATTTTGCTTTTTCCTAAAAAAAGTAAACTGTTAATAATATATGTAAACAAATATTAAGCATTAGTCTGCGTAATATACACTTACGATTTTATGATATTTCTAGCATATCTGCTCCGCGGCATCATAGTTCATCCGTGGCTGAACCGATTGACAATCATTCAATCTCAGTCTTTTACATGCTCCCGAAGGAGCATTTATTATTTAGTGGAAGTAATAATTTCTTCCAGCGTGTCGTTTACATCCCATTTTGGCGTAAACTCAACATCTGTTGTAAGCTCAATAAGGTCTAATTTAGAAGAAATATTATCGCATTCTTTCTGAAGTTTCTTCGCAAGACCGCGCACATCATTACGATCAAAATCGATAGTAGTGGTTTCGATTACTTCATATCTATAAGATGTCTGTTTACCATCTACATCAAATTTATAATCTGTGCCATATGTTTTTCTTTCAGAAGAATCCATTGCAGCAAGGCGTCGGAGATATCCAATATATTCCTGCTTGATTTTATTCAGCGAAATAGAAGAGTCGATGTCAATCTCCGTATTTCTTTTGGATGCAACAATCGCATCTGAAATTTTCTGTTTCTCTTTAATTGCATCTGCAATGAAGTTGATCACATTCATAGCATTAAAATCAGTAATTGGTTTATCTACTTTAACCGTCTCATCATCTGCGTCGGAATTTGCTTTCTTACGGTTATGTTCCTGAATTGTACTGGTGACAAAACTATTGTTTAATAGAAGTGCCTCTGCCTGTCCAATCATAGTGGATAAACATTTCTGGTAACGATAAGCATCCTTTAAAATCATAAGCTCATTTCTCCTTTTGACTAATTATAATATTTCATATTGTACAATTCTCTGATTTTCTTTTTATAATCATCAGAAAATTTAGCTGTTGTTTTAAATATACGATCTGCACTAAGTTGTAAATTTGATTTAGATTGCTCCGGAAGTATTTTTCTCGAAGTTACTTTTAGTCCTGGAAAAATCTTTATAGTAACAGATTTATCTTCGTCACTAAATTTATCCTTTACAACATCGCCTAAAGTGTTCAAAACTTTCAGAACATCAGTAGTGGAGCAATTTATTTTATTTCCGATTTCACCAGCCAAATCAGATTGGCTAAAATATTTATCATCTATTCTAATAACGAAATCCTCCTCTGTAACAATCGTTACCACGGGAATAGGGTAGTAATCATATGAAAATAATAGACAGAAAACTACCCTCTCCTAAGTAACGTAAAAAACGCCCTCATATGAGTGGTGAAATCAGGCTTCCATTTCCGAATTTACCTGTTTTTTTGTAATTTTATATGGAATATTGAACATTTCTATGTCATTTCCGTTCTCTTCAATTTGTAAAATTTCTTTTCTGGATTGAATGATTGCTTTATTAAAACTATCATTTCCACAAAGAAATAATACTTCCAAAAGCAAATTTTTGATTTGGGAATTTTCTTTATCTTCGATTGAAGACAATAGACGGTACAAAGTAGAGAATCCGATTGTTTCACTTTCGATATCGGCAATCAAACGTTCTCGCAGGATATTAACCTTTTCAGCTTTTTCTTTTGGTGTTCCTGAATCACTACCATAAATCTTTTTCCGTTCATTAATAAATTTCTTTAATATACTGTAAATCTTGTTAATCTGTTTTTGATTAACTCCAGATGTGCGGAAAAGGGAATTATCAAGTATAGATACAAATGGTAGCCAATCTTTTTTATAAGAATTCTTTATTTTAAATCCATTGATAATTGTCTGCAAATAATCCATGGATGTATGGTACTTGCAATAATGTTTCTTATCTGGATTGTAATATCCTTTTTGCTTTGATATATGAGAAAAGAAATGTGGCATCTTTTTCTTGCCTTTAATAAGATCACCATTTTCATTTTCTTCGTACTCTCTTAAAAACTCTTCGTATTTTTTCCGAAGTTTATCTAATTCCTTACCATTATCAATATCGAATTCTTTCTTGGCTTTGTCAATCTCAATTCCAGACATTACATCTAATTGACAGATATCATAGTATAAATCCTTTATGTCATCATATGTTGAGCCATGATACATACGATCCCATAGCAACGAATTTAATTCCTGTGAAAGATTTACAATTTCTCCAATTTTATTATCAGAAGTTTTGATATCCAAATCCGCCTGTTGCTCTGCTGTGTAATATCTTTTAATCTTACGGGCAGAAACAAAAGAAGTAGGAGTTTTAAATAAATGATAATTTCGTTTGGCAGCACGAATTAGCTTTTTGTTATCCGTAATCATTACCGTATCTGAGTCAAAATCAGCTCCAGATAGTCTCTGTAATACATTTTCTCCAATAGAGTTCAAACAGATAATCTCATCTGTCATGTTTACATAACAGTCAATCAATTTATTTTCTGTGTTATATGGGAGCCAAATGTTCCCGATAGTAACATGAGGACTTCTACTAGCCAGTAAAGTCTGATTATATGCAAATCTCGTACTATGTATATTGCCAATGCCAATTTGACTTTTGCCATCAAACTTCCCAATTGCCTGTTGCAGCATTTCAATCGGATTTCCAAGAAGAGTAGAGTAATTGCCATTTACATATACATGTCCGTTTTTCAAATTCTTATAATAAGAACGTAATAAATCAACCAAAAAGTCATGGTAATACTTTGTTTTGGTAAAATTATCATTTACAGACATGAGAGAATATACAACATCATTTTTACTGGACATTGGACGTTCCATCAATTCAACATCATTTACATCAGGATATTTGATAAAATGACGTACCACTTCTGGACGATCGCGAAGCATCTGCGCAAAATCAAGAGATTCTTGTAAAAATTCTCTAACCTCATCCTTTGACATCTGTAAAGTATTGATAAGCTGATAATGTGTTTGAACCAATCTACCACCAAAGAAATGTGTCTTTTTATCATGCTTAACCACTCCAAAATTCGGATATAGATTATCCAACCAACTATCCCATGTACTAAATTTTAAATATTTGATACTGTTAGGAGTGGTAATTAATTTTACGTCTTCTATTTTCGTAGCTCTAGTTTTACCATTCAACTGAGAAATGTCCGTAATGTTATTATCCTTAAACCATTGCTGAATATTGCAATTAAAACAACAAGACTTAAACATCAGATTTCTAAGAAGTACCATTCCGTATTCAGTATAATCACCAAACAAAGAAATATCCATAAGAGACTGACCGTCCCATATTGTATTTGTGATTTCACATTCTTTTTCAGAAGTCTTTAGCCAACCATTTTCATCATGAGTCTCAATAACTGTTTCTTCAAATGTACTATCAAAATCGTCTATTAAAAGAATATTTTCAGGTTTAATCGGAAGAGTGTCAATAATACTACTTGATGGAAGAGCGATATATCCTTCATAAGCAGCCAAATCAATTTCCTGACCTTCTTCAAGACGAATCGCGCCAGAACTAAAATTAAGAATCGGTTTAAATAATGTTTCGTTTATAAAAAGACACTTGCCAACACGAGCTGAACCAGTAGATCTTTTCATGCGACAATATTTTGTTCCATTGCACACAAATCCATTTTTATATAATTCATTACGCAACTGTGAATTAGTTTTTAATACTTTTGGCGCACCTTTCATCTTATAAGTAATATATTTGCCATTTTTATCATTAACATATGTTGTCACAAATGGGCGGGATAATTTTTCGTTAATTTCTAAAATCGGCTCACCAATTTTAACACCAATAATATCTCCATCACTATTTTTAGCAATACAATCTTCAAATTCTAGATCTCTATAATCATATCCAAATTTGACAAACGTATTTTTGTTCATCTGGTTCCATTCTTTTACAGAATATTTGAATGTAAGATTTATTACTTGTGTGGAGTATTTATGCTTTTTAATTGTAAACATAAAATCATTACGGCGATATTGTTTATAATAAATATCCAATAATTCTATCAAATCGAGACTATAATCAAGTGTGTTGATGAATTTACGTAGATTATAATTTCCATCTTTTAATTTAAGATTATATCCTTCATCATTCCTACTATAATAATGAGATGCAAGATAAATATCTTTTGCGTCTATACTTGGTATGTATACACCTGTATTATTTTCCATATATACCTCTATTTTTCGATAATGCTATACTGATTTTATTTCACATGCGTGATTAGCCCGTAACAATGCAATCCTAACTCATCCGCCATAAGCCCAATATCGGAATAATCCTCAATTTTATTTGTTTCATATACGGAGATATCATCTATGTCTTCACCATGCCTATATGCAAATACTATAGAGTTATCTTCTAAAATGACGAATACAGCACAACAATTACAGTCATTATCTGCCACCAATTGCCACGCCAAATTTGTAATTTCTTCTTTGGTATTAAGGATGATATATGTTTTGCCACCGCACCCGCATTCACATTGCGGGGATATCAGAAAATTCTTTTCCTTATCCAGCCCACATATATGAAATGTGACATTTCCAAGATTCCATGAAAATTTAATTAACCTATTACTCATTTTCTTCCTCCATTACGCTTGCGGTTTCGCCAAACCAGTTTAAAAGTTTTCCGACACTCCAGGTTGACACGCATTCCATATGTATCATTTCGTTTTGATAATTCTTGTAATAATAATCACCACGATAAATTTTGCCGCCACATGCTTTACAGTAATGTCCGGATTCCCAATTTTTTAGATTTACATCCGGATTAAAATTCGGACATGTTGATACACATGGATCATGTCTACAAATTTCACACATTTAAATTCCTCCAAAATTTTCTTATATGTATTTATTATCCAAAAACTCCGTCACAAATCCATCATTTGTTGTATAATGAATTTCTCGAATTCCTAAATCCTTAATGGCTGCCATACAGGAAGGACATGGGCGAGAAATCCCGTACGGCATGTCATCATTCCTCAATCGATATATATATAATTTTACTTTTGCAAAATTAATATTCATGTGCCGGATACTATTAATACAGTTGATTTCCGCGTGGAGTTTTGGAAGAAGAGAAACCGTATCATCAAAATTCTCATTATCAGATCGATAGGAGTTGTAATACTTCTGGATGGGATGGGTTTTGTTTGTATTACATCCAATACCGATAATAGATCCTTGATATACCGCGACACACCCGATATGGATTTTGGGATAATCCGATGCATGCGCCACATGCTTTGCTTTGCAAAAATATCTGATATCTGTTTTCATTATTAAATTTTCCCTTAAAATAATATGTGTTTTTGGAGTCGATTTTCGATTTAATAGTCGCAGCCCAACAACTATGCATTAAGCTTCGTAGAATTAAAAATAGATGTTTGATTCATTATGATTTCTCGATAAGTTGAGACTTATAATCTTTTTGATGCTCACTGTTCGCAACACGATATTTAGCCATTCTGTTTTTGAATTCTTCAATCTGTTCTGGTGTCCGCTTGCGTCCGGATTCTGTACCAGGTTTTATCCCAGGATTCATCTTTAACCATTTCAGTGGGAACTTTGCGCAAATTGATCCATCTTTGTTTTCGTAAAAATATTTAAACTCATCACCACGTTCCTCGTATAGTTTCAGGATACGGTTCTTGTGTTTTGGATTTGTGTAAGTACAAACCGCATAATGTTCGCCCGTAAGAAACTCAACACAATTCTCATTATTCTTATTAAAATTTCTCTCTACCGCCATATCACATGCCTCCTAAATTATTAGCAATGTTTGCTCCACATTGCATATCAAATCGCCATGATGACATAATCCTTGCCGCATATTTTGACTCACTGTCTGGTTTTCCGGAAAACTCTGTGTCAAAATCAGAAGAGTAAATCATACCGCCAAACGTGCGATGTAACTCTTCACGGGATAGAAGAGTAGGATTGGTTAAATTGTGATATGGGGCTTTATATGTGTTATGTCTCTTTGCTGTATTTGCTGTCATATGTAATTGCTGTCTCCTTTAAATTTACAAATTTATTTTTCATGATGATTATTCTCCATTCTTTGAACGTTGAACAAAAGGTTGCTATTTGAATTTCATACAATCATATATTGATTCACCATCCTCTAAAATATAATTCTCCGTTTTAGATTCTTCTCAACTCAAAGTCATATAGAAGAAGTACAGTGCTTCCGCTAAAATTAACTTCTCCATGTCAACTACCCACAAGCTAAAGCTTGATGGGCTTGTAGCTCGATTAGACTTCGCAATTACATTTAAGGGCGTAATTGCTTATTCCAAAGCATAAACTACCTATCAGGACTAGAGCCAGCCCCTAAAATTCTTTTTCCCTCTGTTAATATATTTTTTGCAGCGTTTATATCTCTATCGTGATGAGTATGACATTCAGGACAAGTCCATTTTCTTATATATAATGGTTTCTTTCCAGTAATACAACCACAACAAGAACATATTTGAGAACTCGGAAACCATTTATCAATTTTTACAACAGTTCTTCCTTTATTCTCCGCCTTATATTCCAACATATTAATAAACATAGACCAACCAACATCTGCAACAGATAAAGCTAAATGATGATTTTTCATCATACCTTTTACATTCAAATCTTCCAAAGATATAACTTGGTTCTCGTTAGTAATCTTATAAGAGATTTTATGTAAATAATCTTTTCGTTGATTTACAACACGTTGATTCAACCTAGCAACTTTCATTTTCTGTCTGTTATAATTATTACTTCCTTTTGTCATTTTACTTAACTTTCGCTGTTCTTTTTTTAGCTTAGGCAAATTTTTTCGCAATGATTGTAATACAGGAAATTTAATTCCATCAGAACAAATCGCTAAATCAGTTAATCCTAAATCTATTCCTATTTCTTTGTTTACTTTGGGCAAAGTTTCATCTGTTTCAGCTTCTTTCCAAAGTATAGAAATATAAAACTCGTTAGTAGGTGTCATGGAAATAGTACAAGATTTTACAATTCCAATTTTATGCCTATGATTGACAATTTTTATCTTTCCTAGTTTAGGTAGTTTTATTGTTTCATCATCAATAGGAAATCCATTAGCAATCATGGTTTTATAACTATTTTTAGAACATTTCTTACTCTTGTATTTAGGAAATCCTTTATTTGGTTGTTTAAAAAATCCAGAAAATGCAGATTGTAAATCAATTTGAGTAAAACATAGAGCTTGTCCATCTACTTCTTTCAACCATTCATATTCCTTTTTATAAAAAGCAGGTGTGTTTATCTTGCTTTTCTTGTTTTCTTCGTAATATTTGATATTGTCGGAGAGTGCTTGATTCCAATACCATCTGCAACAACCAAAAGTTTTAAGTATTAACATTTTTTGTTCATCTGTCGGAAAGCATCTAACTTTATATGCTTTTATATTGTTCACCTCCTTCAATATAATATTCTCTCTTTGTTTTTTTTATTATTTTATTACAATTCCTCCCATCAGCTAAAACTAATGGGATTCTTTGCTATCATCTCCTTTGAAATAGAAGTATCTTCCCAAATCCAACTCAGTGAGTCATCGTTTCTTTCTTTTATACAATCAACAAGGAAATTGATAATCTCATATAATCTATTCTCCGTCATATACATTCTCCTCCGTGATATTTTTAATATTGTAAATTTCCATCATCTTATGAATTGCCCACTCAATTTCCTGCTCATAGCCTTCTTTATTAAGAACATAGATATTTGGAACTGTTTTTGGCGGCTCATCCGGATTAACCTGTACAAAACCTAATTCTCTTTTTACAAGAAGAGGTTTACTATTTCCTACGGGTTGAGTGAGCCAATCCATACATTTCAAAATTGTGTTCTTCGCAACTGACAATTCCTTCGCCATTCCATCAATACTCCGCCAAAATGCTTCAGGCTGGTTTTCAGGATGATTCATTTTTTCTGAGTTATCTGGATTTCGCGGGCGATTGCCAATATAGGAGAGGATATATAGAAGAGCCATTAAGAGATTTTCATTATTAATAGAAGAGTCATTCATCATGATGGTATTAAGCTGCGATGATGTTATTTTGCAGAAATGATCTGGGTAATCGAAATTTTCCGGTATGATAGTAATTTTGATTCCAGTATCATATCCGACAGTATCAAGATCCTGTTTGACTTTGATCATTTTGTTGTTGATCATGTATTCCAGTACATCCAGGATTTCTTTAAATGCTTTGGGTTTATGTTTCGTAGTTTTATATCCATAGAATTCCAGTACCTCGCGAATGGTAATCCAACTATAATTCTCATACGACCTATATCTGTCTATTAATATATAAGTAATGTAAAACTTGCGGCTGATCCCAAACTTGCTGCAAATGTCACCCTGGATATACCGATTTGGAAATCTAGTAAAATATTCCGTTTCCATTTTTATCTCCTTTCTGTTCACGGCGGTTCATTAGACCTACACAAAAGTGCTGTCCAATTTTGGCACGAGGGTTCATTGGACATACACAAAAGTGTCGTCCAGTGAACACTAATAAGATAGAATATATTAATATACTACGTATATTAATATTTGCGCATCCTTTTCCACATGATTGAGAAGATGAAAAAGATAGAATCATTTAATTCAAAATTTCAATTTCATCTTCGTACATGCCGCTACATATACATTCTCTCTTTACATTACATTTCTGCATGTACTCATTTAATACTTCTCGTTCTTTATCGCTGGCAATACAATGAGCAAGTGTTTCCATGAAGAACATGTTCTCCTCATGTGTGAGGTTTAATAAATTTAAAATCTGATTTATTTTCTTTTCTGTTTTATCCATGTCGTTTTCCTTTCATTATTTATTTCTCTGTTTCACTTTTACTGACTCCTCTAGGTTGAGGATATATAAAGGTGCTTACGCACCCGATTCCCTTTCGGGAATTCCCAGTAAAGAAAAAATGTATATCCATTTTTATTTATAGGAAATTAAAATTTAATTTTTATTTATATCGCGGAACCTCAGTGGAGCGCATGGTGAGCAATGCGATTTGGTGCATTCATTAACTCCTGGATGGAATAGAAGATGAACATACCAGGATGAATCTATATTTCGTGGGCTGAATATTGAGATGGAAGAGTGTAGTAAAACCTTGTTTCATTAATGGAATTCTCTTTTTATTTTCTTTTTACATGTAATTCAACTTCGGTTTTACTACTTACGCAATTTGCGCAATAAAAAAAGACCAACTACATTGTTGATCTTTAATGGAAAAATATTTTTATTTTTTATATATTCGGTAATTTCGAGTAAGGACTTCGCCGCTATAAACATTTTCTTCTGATTCTACTGGGATTTCACGCAGCTCGTCTTAGCTTCGTTTTGCCTATCATCTGTTTTTCGTGCTATGAATTTTGCCCGCGTTCGATACCGATGCGCATTATAATAAGGAAACGACTATGCGGAAAAGTGGGCTAGACCGCGTTTTTACGGCAAAAGCTCGCTAAAATTTTGACCATCCTGATCACGCGTTAGGTACTTATAATTTTCTCATGTAAAAGTACCCTCATATGGGGAATTATCGGGCTTTTCTACACACTCGCCGCTAAAATTCACGTTTCCGGCAAATTTGGTAGAGTGTCATAAAAACATGAATTAATGGGATGCTACCGAACACGTCTCCGAACAAATTTGATGGGAATTTAAAAGGATGGATTCGAAAAATGAGAGGATAGTGTGAGTGGAACACATGGGGGAGAATAATTGTCAGACTATTTTGATAATAATGTAAATTACCCCCATTGCATATACAATATACGCAATACAACAAAATTGATAGGGTATACAAAAACATTGGATTAATTGGACTTTTTGTGGAAATGGAATTGTTAGCTGTAATAAACTATTCTGAGATCACTATATATAAGATGTTTTAGTTTTTCAAACAATTTTAACTTTTCAGATAAAACGTTGATTTTATACATGCCCCTGGTATTGTCTGAAAATATGACGTTTTTGTGCGCCCCGTATGGTTTCGATAAAATGGTTCGGTATCGAATCATTAAAAAAAACAAAAATCCACATGTCCTATTCAATACCACATAATCCCACGCTATTTTCTTTTGCATTCCACATAATCCCACGCTATTTTGATGCAATCCCACACACTAAAATGTGGTTTTTGCACTACAATTTTGAGATTATGCATCAATTCAACATAAAGCCACATATATAATTCACAAATACCACACAAAACAACATACATTTTACATAAATTATCAAACAATTATATAGCAAGCTGTTTATTTACGCGATGTCGCGTATTATTTTAACAATCTTACATACATCAGTCATAATTGCACACGATACCGCAACAGCATCACATAATTGTTTACTATAATGATACAATAATATCATATTGATTGCAATACGCATACAGCTAGCACAACTTACACACAAGTTATACTATTGATATATCTATTGTATACACTAATGCAAGTATCACATACATATCACTACAATGATACTATACTATCACACAATAACCATAATATTGTAGCATACATACACACTATATTATGTCATGTGTATATATACTATATTATCATAGTTGTGCATGCATCAACGATAATAGCTTGTATTATCTGTATATATTGTGAGTACCAGTCGCAAACCATGACACGTTGATATACGTTATATTAATATATCTATATTATAGTATTGTATACCACTACATATAGTATCAAATACCGTACTTGTTATATATCTTTTTATATGGCACAAAATGGCGCGTTCTGGACGCGTTTACACTGTCACAAGACAAACTATGCGCGGATGCCTTGCACGGGATTACAGGACGTTATGATCGCGTTTCTTCCTATTATATGGCAAAAATTATAAATTAATATCATTGAAATAATTGTAATCATTCTCAATTATATATTGGGATATATCATATATATTATTTTTGTCTCGGTACATCATATCTTGTAATTTATACATTTTTATAGGATCATTTCCATGTTCTTTTATTTGCCAGTATATAAAAGTCTTTCTTAATGATTCAGTGGTTATGTGTATTGACAGATTATATTTTTTCGTAAACCTTATATACCATCCGTTAAAAGTCGCAATATTCATTTGTCGTTGATTATATCCAAATACATATACATATAATTGGTAATCATTGCTTATTTCTATATTATGTTGTATTGCCTCTTTACATGCTTTATTTAAATACAATTTATATTCATTTCTTTCAATGTAATCTTTAATGGTATAATCGTTATTTAAAATATCATACCACTGTAAAGATAATAAATCTTTTGATTTTAACCCTAAATTAATACCTAATATAAAATATAATAATTGTTTTTCTCCAATTATAGGCTTTAGTGTTTGAAAATAAGCTTTTAATAAATTTATATATTCTTTTGACTTGATACTATCGGCTTTTTGTTGGGTATTACTCATTATATGTTATGCCTTTATTGTCTAAATCAGATTTTATCAATGCTTTAATATAGGCTGTTTTAGTTTGATCTGTATTTTCTATATATCGTATTAACCTATTATATTCTTTTGTTTCTTTTTCTGTATATTTCAGTCTAACAACATTACATTTATTATTATAATCTCTCTGACTTTTCGCATTATATGCCATTGTACACACTCCTTTAAATGATTTATTTTTGTACATAATAGTCAAATAGGAGCACCTATTCAACGTATAAATTATGCATACTGCTAAAGTTTAATAAATATAGGAGCACCTATTGACTGATAGGGGCACCTATGATATAGTATAACCATCAACAAGAGATACACAAGTATCAAACAGTTGATGCAACCTACATCATGTAGGACGTAACCGTCAATCTAATAAGTCCAGAGCGCACAAAATGAACATTGACAACTAAATTTACACCAAGCCAAAAAGTAGGATGGCTCCTCGTTTCAGGGATGTGGAAGACGGTCACTACACGAAAATGAAACAAGCGCAAGGCGGATACATCACCCGTAAAAATGCGCTATAGCAAATACATAAGTTGAAATACATAAAAGGAGGTATTATCCAATGTATACAGATTTCGGATACATCGGGAAAACGGATGGCATCGAATACGCAACTGTCGATGAAGCACTAGAAGCCAATCCAAACAACTAACAACGGGGGACTGAAAAGTCCCTCATTAGTAAATACCTCCATAAAGATTGTAACATTTTTATAAAGTGCAGTCAACCGCACTATAAAAAAGAATGTGATGTTCACGACAGCAACAAAAACTTGCAAGGGTAGCAAATTGACATGATAGCAAGTAAAACAAAAGTCAAACCAAAAGACCACGCGACAGGTTAAAAATGCAAAAAGTCGGTTGTCCGTATCCGATCAAAAAACGGCGGTATGGTAAAACCCGTAAACGTTTCCTGTCCGTAGCCGTGGCACGGAGGACAAAAAACCACACGGAAGTTGTAAACAATAATACAACTTGCCACCGATGAAAAGACGGTGCAAAACAAAAAAGTGGGATAGTACAGATTCTTAGAACGTGAGCGGATCACAATAAAAACCGCGACTGTACAACTTGCAAGTGATTAATGATTAACCGCTTGCTTTTTTGTTTTGACTTTGCAAGTCATTTCTAACAAGCAAAGCAACGTGAAAGACGGGCAAAAACATAAGACCTGGATGGGCAGTAAGTAGTAGTCAAGTAACGTTGTTTCTAATGTTGGTAAATGTGGCTTGCAAAGATGAGAACAAAAAAGAGAACTAATAAATACGACAGATAAAAGGGAGGAATATAAAATGTTAGATTATAGTTTTTTCTACGATTTAGCGAAATATTGTAATGATAACTGGAAAGGTTGCTTTACTGAAAAAGAAATAGCCGAAAATGCATATGAGTATTTAGTATCATATGAATATAGTGTTAAAAATGGTAGTCCAAACTACACTATTAGAACACTAATTCAAAATTTACAGGAAGATATAAAAAATGATTCTCAATCAGAATCATCTGATTATTTGATTATGTTAACAAGTGAATTAAATTAATCAAATAATTTATAGGCAGTAACATAGCACACAAGCGTTTTTTCTTGTGTGCTTTTTAGTACCTATAAACAAAGATCATAAATTTAAGGGAGAAAATAAACCATGAAAAAGAGAATCATTAGTACATTAGTTACCGCAACAGTAGCACTTACAGCTTTTTGGGGCGGTCAGTTGACCAACGCGACAGTCCAGGCAAATGAAAAGAAATATATCGCAGTCGAGGACATTATAGACTGGAATACGGATGGGAAAGAATTATCACTTGCATTACAGGACGATACAGAAGCATACGCGTACAAGTCGCAGAACGTATATAAACCGGAAAGAAAACAGTTTCTTGCATTGGATGAGATCGCGGATGTAAAGGCAACGAAAACTGGATTTGAGATCATCACGGCGGACGGTGAAATCTACTATTTCGACAGACAGGAGATAAAATAGAATGGAAAATAATTACATTATCGGCGAAAAGAACGGGAAATGTATAGTTGTAACCGCAAAAGAGATTATTGGGAACGCGTTAGAACAGGAACGCGCCGGAATCAAACCGCACTATGCATGGTGGGATTACAAGGAAGAAAAGCCTGCAACAGGTAAAGGATGGCTTATTTGGTCATCAATAAATCACGGATGCGGTGTTGTATATCGCAGATATGATGGAAAAATGATCATTGTAACAGGTGTACAAGGTGACTTTGCTTATATTTTATAGAATGGAATCAGGAGGAAAAGAACATGATGAGAATTTATTTAACAAATTTAGGAAAATACAACGAGGGCGAATTAGTAGGCGAATGGGTGGATTTACCGATAGAAAAAGAAGATCTTCAAGAGGCATTTAAAAGAATCGGCATTGACGGAAAACAATACGAAGAATATTTTATAACGGATTATGAATGCGATTTTTACAAGATTGGAGAATATGAAAGCATCACGACATTAAATGAAATCGCGGAAAAAATAGACAATCTCGATGAAGAACAAGAACAGGTTGTAAAAGTATTAATGTCCGAATGTGGCTACGATCTGGATGATGCTATCGAGAAAGCCGAAAGGGGTGATTATAGAATCTATAGTAACTGCGATAATATGACAGATGTTGCATACATAGTTATTGAAGAATGTGGATATCTGGATAATGCACCGGAATTTTTAACTAGATATTTTGATTACAAAGCGTATGGGCGTGATCTTGGTATCGAGGGAAGTTTTTATTTTTTAGATAATGGCAACTGTATAGAAATCTATTGATACATATACTTGTGACCAGTTAGAGCGCGTCAAGTATGGCGCGTTTTATAGTGTTCACAAGAACACCAACACACATAACACGGGAATTCAAGAGGAGGACGGAAAATGGCAAGAAATAAAATTGAAACTGTAATGAGCTATGATCAGTGGGAACAGGAACACAAGAGACGGACTAAAAAGGCGATACACGATACTATTCAGGGACTCACAAGGGATATCGCAACAGCAATGATCATTCTTGCCTTGCCTCTTGGCATGGTGGCGCATTTCCTTTTATCAACGGGATATTGATAAAAAGAAGGTGTCACCATGGGGAAATATCAAAGAAACAAACAGAACGGAAAAAACGACACATCATTTAAACGATCATATGCCGGGATTTATGAGAATGCCGACATGGAGAACAGACAGACTCGGGAAGAACGGGCGGAAAATTTTGATTTGAAAAAGTGGTTGCGTACTACAGATTTATAATTGGAGGAAAGGAAATGCCGAAATTAGATCAATATATATATGATGCGATCGTTGGTTATATGGACGATGATATCAGAGAGCGCGTACATAACTACATGGCACCGTGCAACAACGAAGAATTTTTAATAGAATACTGTGCACAGGATCGCAGCTTTGAAGAACTGTTAAAAGCGGAATTTCACATTGATATGTGGGATTATCCGGAATTTGTCAATAGAATTTGCAACTGATAGAACGGAAAATTTTGATGAAAGTACAATTTCAACAGGAGGAAAACATAATGAAAGCAAAACAGTTTAAAAAAGTTGTAGAAGAAAATAGAAAATATATTGATATAGAAACAAGATATAAAACAGTACAAATGATTTTCTTTGTTAGAGATTTGATGATGGAATCTGGAAACAAAGAATGTGCAAAGTTAATTGACAATCTAGCGGATGAAATTGATAAAATTGATACTCACGAGATCATGAAAGAACATATATTTTAAAACAATTTATGGATGAATTAGAAGCTATAGAGAACGCTATAAGATGGGATTATGTCAAAGAAGATTTTGAACGTGATAGACATAGAAAAGAAAGTATTTTCTATGGAATGTGAGAATAGGAGGTATATATGTATTCATTAGTTAGATCGGAAAGGACAATATTTGATAAAAACAGAATAATGTTAAGTAAATCAATTGCTTACATATATTATGATGATATAGAACATTTGTTTATTGATTACGATAATAAAACATGGGGAAAATTTGATGAGTACGACTGGAAACGAAAAGGAGCAATCGTACCTGGCATTACATCTCATAATGAAGATAATATAAATTCTTATGACATACAGTATGAAATTTTGGAAACGGTAGAAACATATTATTATGGAAATTTATGGGATAGAATAGAAAAGTTAAAATAAATAGTGTAAATAAGAAAGGAATAATATAATAGAATAACAGAGAATACCAAAAGGAATCCAATTGAAATGTATCTTTCGTAAGAACGGAAACAAATTAAATAAGAACAGAGAATAGTCTTATAGGAAAATCCATAAGGCTATTTTTTATGGATGAAATGCACGTTTCGTGAATAGGAGGTAAAAGTTATGATGCTGGAAAAGAAAGTTATGGATATTTTAGAGCGAAATAATTTTAGATGTAAAGAAGTAATCCAGAAGGATAACGGAAAATATACGGCTAAAATCTATGAACAGGCATATTCCGTCAAATGGTTTTGGACAATCTCATTTGATGGAACAACGGGAGATTTTATCGGAAGTGTTTACGAGACAGCTTGCGATTTCAATGTTGATGATGCAGTAGAAAAATACAGAAAAAAATTTTCGAGCATTTTGGATGCAGTTCATTATATTGAAAATCGAAGAAATAATTTATTTGAGCTGTACAATCGATTGGAAGATGGAGAACCATCTAAAAAGTATTTAGTGGTCAAAAAGTTAAAAGAGCTTACAGAACGTTATATAGCACTGGAAAGTGATCTGATGGATGCCGGAGAAGCAACGGATGTTATGGACGAAATCGAAAATGCAGCCGTTGATCTTTTGATTGATGGAACCGACATGACAACGGATGAATTTTTTAAAATTTTAGATAGCCGGAGGAAATAAGGATGGAAAAATTAAAAGAAGAAATCATTAATAAATTAGAAAAAGCTCTTAAAGATGCTGTAGTTTGGGCGAAATTAATCACAACGGAAAATTCGACACAGAACAAAACAAGAATTATCAATGCAGAATATCATTTGTCACAGTTTCTTGCTTATATGGAAGTTTTGTGGGAATTAGATATAGATAAATATGTTGAAATTGGAAGTGAAACGAATAAGGATAGAACCGCTGTGGCGTTGGCGATTGATAAACTTTATGAAATCGGAGGAAATGAAAATGAAAATTGTAAGTGTAACTAAAGCAAAAGAGTTGTCAATAGATAAGGAAGTAAAAGCTTGCCCATTTTGCGGCGAAACGGATGATATCGTAGCTGAAGAATATGAAACCATTGTAGGTAATCGATGGAGAATAGTGTGCTTTGGTTGTATGGCAGGAATAGACAGAGGATACGATCAAACACCGCATGGATTAATTGACGTATGGAACAGGAGGAAATAAAAATGGAAAAATCAAATATTAGAGTATTTGGAGAAGCAAGTATTGCACATGTAAAAAAGAGAGGTTTGTTTTCGTATGTAGTTGTAAGAGATTGTGATAAAAAAGTAATCGCAAAGTCATTTTCATTTAGGAAATATATGGATGATACTATCCGTACAATGTATACAGGAGAATATTATGCTACGGGTGATTTCATATTGGTTGCTGATACTGTAAATGGTAGTAAAGAAATCTACAGATGGAAATGAATCATAAGTTGTATCGGAGGTAGAGAATGATGTTTGATATAAATAAAGTATGGATTTACAGAATTGAAGATTGCGCATGTGGTGCTGTAATTGCAGACAATAAAGAATTAGCAAAGGAAAAAGTAATTAATGCATATTTGCAGCATTACACAGAATTTGATCCGGATTATGCGGTTATTCAGATTGAAAATGCATTAGAGAATGGAAATATTTTTACTGATTGTCCAGATGTGATAGAAGTTGATGAATGTTAATGAAATAAAAGTTTCAGAGAATCGGAGAAAATAATATGAAAGAATTTAAGAAATTTGTGATAGATAAATGCAAAGAATCTGGTGTTTTAGATACGGAAAATATTTATTTTTCTCAGACAAGAGATATATACTATGCTGACTATAAACCGAATTATCCAGAAAAAACAAATGGTGACTTTACAATTTCTCAGGAAATTATATCTGGCAAAAGAAAAATGTATGGAAATTTTAATGCTTTGATTCCAACAATAATAGAATTGTAGTAATGAAACAAGAGTTTCCTTCGGAATAAAAAGAATAAGGATGGTGACATAAATGAAATATACATGTTATGATTGGTATGGAAATAAGAAAGTAGACAATATTGATAACTTAAAAGATGCAGTAAGAGAAGCACTAAAATTAGATTGTGAAGTTCATGATGAAAACGGAGACATCATCTATTCAAAATGGGATGGTTGGAATGGAGATTACCCAGAAATTGAAAAAAGATGGTTTCCTGTAGCTGATATGGAAATGGTAAACAAAGCAAATGACTTTATTGAAAAAACAGGAATGTTTTATGAGTGGTGCAAGCTTCAAAGAGATCAGTTTTATAAATGGATAGGCAAAAGCGAATGGTTGCATAGTGACAGATGGAGTGCGACTTATGATTGGGTAAACGATGGAAGATTTGCAAATGTAGATATTCCAGAAGATATTGTTAATTGCTTAGTCGAAGAATGGGAAACTAATGTCATACATTTAAAAGTAGGAATTTAAGGAGAATATATATGAAGAATCCAATATATGAATGTTCAAATTGTTATAATGAATTTTCGGAGCAACTATATCCAGTTAATATATCAGATGTTAAATGGATAAATCTTATTTGCGATAAATATCCGAATGGATGTATTCAAATAACTTGTCACGATGCTCAAGAAAACGCTTATTATGCAACAAGACTTCTGAAATGTTATGTGAGTAAAAAAGGTAGATATGCAATTTGGGGTAAACATAGATTTTATGAAGGATATAGCGGCGGTCTTATATTGAGAGGTGTCCCGTATAAGTCTATTGAGACTATAAGAGATGCGGCTAAACCGTATGGAACGATAGTAGAATGAAATGAGGATTTACTGTGAAGAACAGAGGTTGACAATATGGCATTAATAAAATCAGATATATTATTCAAGGTTTGTGGGGCAAAAAGTGTCGGAAAACAAAAAGTAAAAGTAAAACCAGTTGAACATCATTATGAAAAAGATGGTGAACCAGAATATATTAAATATGGTTGTCCTTTGTGTGAAAGCTTGGGAAATGCATATAGAAAGTTTTATTCACACTCATCTGGATTGTTTGATAAAGACAAACAATTTAATCAGTTTTCATTTTCAAAAGGAACTCCCAACTGTCCTATATGTGGAATTAATATTGATTGGGATTATAAGAAACAATGAAACGATGATTTCTTGAACAGAGGTATTTGCAATGTTGAAATTTAAAAATATAACCAAAAGAGAAGATTTTAAAAAATATGTTGAATGGAGCAAGATAAAAATTGAAGAAATAGAAAAACCACATAAAAATCAAAGAATGTGGAAAATTTCAGATTGTTTTGGAAATGTTTGGAATGTGTTATTTACTGGTAACGTTGACGAGTATCGTGTTTCATATGAGAATGAATTTTCTGCCGACATTCTGATGCAGGGTAATATGGTAGAAATTCATCGGGCTATTAAAAATGGTCGAAATCTTAGAGCTGATAGGAATTTAAAACAATTTACACAAGTAGCTTTATTAGTAAGCTGTTATAACAAATTTGGATATTTAAAATAAATAATGAAATGAGTGGAATCATTATTGTGATCTGGTATATATGTCTAGCGGAAAATTATTCGATATGTTAAGGGGATATGGAATTGATTCTCCATCGAATTTAATAGACACAATTGTAGATTTGTGTAAAGGATATTAAAGTGGTGAAATTATGGCAGAAAAATTAATAGAACATACATATGGAAGTCATATTTACATGAAAATGAAATTAGACAATAAAAGAATCGAAGCAATAGATGTGTACTTACGAAACAATGGAGAGCATTATTATGTAACAAGTGCAGATCACGGAATGGAATTGTGCAGTGGTGAAAATCTTAAACAGAGACAAAAGCTACGACAGGAAATTATAGATGCTTTTAATGAATTGTATTAGCTAAGATTGGAGAAAATATTATGTTGAATATAGTTGTTATTAATTGTGATGGAAAATATGTGGAATACGAATGGGATTCAAAAAAAGCATTTGTACAGGATATGCAAAATGATAATGAAAATATTCCAATGCTCGATGATCCTTTAGCAGAAGTCAACACACAAGACGATAATTTACAGTTATGGTGGAGAAATACAGATGGAATGACTGTAGACGATTTGTTAGAAGAATGTAAGCAGGAGTTAAATTAGATATAACTTATGCAATGATAAAATAAACCTATGAAACGTAGATTTCTTAGGAAAGTGGTGAAGAGAAATAGTAAAAAACATACATGTGACAAGACAAAGAATGAAATTATTGAGATTATTGCATAAGAGTTTAAAACGGTAAACAGAGATTATGATGATGCAATACAAAATTTTCAGAATAAATGCGTGTTTTATTAGAAGAAAGGAAATAATATGTTAGGATATAAGATTTATTTTAATGGAGATAAATTTGTAGCAGATAATACTGCAACAGAAGTTCAGACGATGCCATGCGATTCAACTGTTTCATGGATGGCTAATAAGACATATGCAGATAATGTCGTAGAAAAGTATAATGCAAATGATTTAAAGGATGTTAAAAAATGTAAGGAATGCGGAAAATATTTTTGGCAAACAAATGATGAAAGAATCTGGTTTACTGATAGGAATATGAAAGCACCTTGCAGATGTTATTCTTGCAGAAAAAAGAAACACTGAAATTCGCATTTACTAGGAAAAGCGAGAGAATAACACCATTAAACAATGCAATAGAAATTATATTGAAATGGCACTTTTAAAAAAGAGAACGGAAAGTATCAGAAGGAAAATAATATGAAAGTATTTTATTTAGCACAAGAGAATTTCGGATGTGTTGTCTATGCAGATAATGAAAACGATGCATTTGAAAAAATGAAATGTCAAAGAAAAGAATTATTAGAAATTTTAGGATTGCCATTAGATATTACACGATGGGGAATTGAAGAATTTACACCGGACTTATATGATGGTGTCTTATGTTTTTATTAAAATGAAACGGAAATTTCAAAGTTGGAATTGGAGGAAAATAAAATGGATAAAAATATATATTGGTATGAACTATGTTTCTTTGGTGATGAGGATACAGAAAGCGAAAAATATGATAGTAATAAAGCTTGCAGCTATGTGATTAAAACAGAAATCCCACCAGTAATCGATGATATGATTGCATTGAAAATTTTGTTTGGGGAGCCAAGAGAACAATGGGAGAGAGAACTTATTGAAAATTGCACTTGTGTTATGGAAATATCAGAAGATGATGCTCAATTCTTTGATGTGGAAGGACTTACAAAGAGAGTTGAAAGTGAATACGGAGTATATTATACAAGGCAATGAAAAGCACATTTCTTGGAGGTAAAAATATGCGGAAATATACATTATATTATAATCAAAAATCTATGTTAATTCAGGCAGAATCATTTGATATGGCATACGCTGGAAATAAATCATGGTTTACATCTGGCTATGTATTTTTTATTGAGGACATGGAAACGAAAGAATTAAGAAAATATGTTGTCGAATAAGTAAATGAAAACCACATTTCAAAAGGAGAAATAGATATGGGAAAGAAAAATAAACCGCGCTAGAAAGATTTGAATATATATGAACGGCTTGCTAGAAGATATAAACAGCGGGGTGGTTCTGATGAATGGGTTGAATGGCTGCGCCAGAAGACAATAGAAAAAAAATTGAAAGGACTAAATAAATAGAATGGAATATATTATTGAGAATCTTACAAAAAGAGAAATTGATATTATGGAATCGAGTGATATTGAATGGTGTCCTGATGACATATCAAGTAATAATACAGATATTGTAGTTTTCACCCAAAAGGATCGAGATAGAGCATTATATTTAATGGGACGTAAATAAAAAGAATAAGAAAGAGAATATTGTAATAGAAAGTTATTTATAAGGAGGAAAATATTATGGCATATTTTGTAGGACAGTGTATTCTTTATGGAATCGTAGGATTTGTGATTTACGCATTACTTTCATAACGGAAAACTGAATATAGCAATCGATCTGGTTGCTATTTTTTATTGAACGAAACAACAATTTCAAGGAGAAAATCAAATGGAAAACAATTACATAACAATTTATTCACGGAAATTAGCGGGATATTTATTGCTTAAAGGTTTCAAAATGGAAGATTTTCAGAAAAGCCATAAAGACAGTGAGAGAACTATTTTTTATTTTTACAATTCACCGGAATTGTCACGGGCAAAGATGGAATTCGATAGGTTGAAAAATTATAAAGGAAGTATTGTTAATATATGAAAGGATTATTTTGTAAGTTTACAGGAGGAATTATTATATGAAAGAACACATTAATATGGAAGGATGTATTACCATTACAAAAGATGAAGCTATGAAAATGATTAATGATTTTAAAGGTGATTCAATTACGGTAAAAATTATTCAAAATCAAAAAGAAACCAATAAGATTCCAGTGGGAGATGTAGAAATAGGGCAGACAATATGTAATGGAAAATATGTTGTAGTCGATAGATATACACATGGAGATGCCTGTATTGTAAGAAAAGAAACTATTAAGAATATTCGATTTGGTGAAACAAATAACTATTCTAAATCAAATTTACGAAAGTATTTAAATACAGAGTATTTAAACGAAATCATGGATGAATTTGGTGAAATTGAATTACATACGGTTGATATGTTGTCGATGGACGGAGATGACTCTTATGGAAAATGTGAAAATCTAGTTTCTGCAATGACCTTTGATCGTTGGCGGAAATACCATAAATACATCGGTAATGCGGATTGCATAGAATGGTTATCTACACCAAACCAAACGGAAAAATCAAATGATACGTGCTGTGTGCGGATTGTCGACTCCAATGGTATCGTGGGCTACAGCGATTGCTACTGGAACGACTACGGTGTGCGCCCGTTTTTTATCCTGAAATCTTCAATCTTAGTATCTGTAGATTAAGCATGAAAGAATCGTTTCAACGGAGGATTAATATATGGGGAAAATAATAGGGCAGATGACAGGATGGAGTTTTAATTCCATAAAAGAATTAGAACGTGCAAGAAATTGGCTCGTCGTTCGTGGATTTATGGTGAGCATAGATACTAAAAATATGGAGTTGAGAGTCACAGGAACCGTCAATGGGAAATGGGTAGAGGATACTTCTGGAAATTTAGTATGTATCGAATGAAAGTCGGATTTCGAGGTAAAAGGTATGACAAATTATAAAATAAAACATGGTGATATGGAACTGTGGTTGATTCTTGCAGCATTAGGGAAAGGGGAACAAAGAAAAAATCCTGATGATTTTACAAGAAATCCGGATGGAAGCTTACCTGTAAAATTTGAAGTTGGAGGTGTCGAACTGGATTTTTCAAATGTTGCAAAAAGAATAGAAGATTCTATAGATTCGCTTGTGATGAACAATGCACAACAATTATTAAATACTAAGTATTCGCGCATAATTAATGAAATTGAGGATATTCAGAATCGGCTTGAAGATCAAAAAGCGACTTTATTTAAGTATGAATAGAGAAAGAAAAACATATTAAAGTAGTGTGGGGTATAATAAATATACTTAACGAAATTTCGGAGGTGATTATTAAAAAACAAAAAGTAGTTAAGTTGTTAAGAATGGAGGAATCATATATGTTTAAAATTGGTGATACAGTAAAGGTGATTAGAAGTACAAATACTGGTGAATTAATTCCAATTGGTACGATATGTACCGTTTTGGAAGTGAGGAAAGAATTAGACGGAAAATATTATTATGGAATTGGTGATAATAGATTTCATAGTAAGAGTGTAAACGGTTACTATTTAGAAAATGAATTAGAAAAAGGACATCTGGAATGGGTAAAAGAATAGGAGAACAAACATGAATGGATTAGCAGTAAAAGATATAGAATTTAATGGAGCAACACTGAGAGCAGCGCAGGATGTAGCTGGAAAAATCTGGGTTGGGATTCGATGGATGTGTATGGGAATTGGATTTGATGAAGACAAGATGAAGAATGAACGTAAGAAAATACAGAAAGATATTGTGTTAAATGAAGGGGTGAAATTTTACCCCTTGGGATCTGGTAATTCAGATACAGAAGTTTTATGTCTTGATCTTGATTATATTCCGCTCTGGTTAGCGAAAATTTCTATTACACCGACAATGCAGAAGGAAAATCCGGATCTTGTACAGAAACTTATTACATACCAGCTTAAAGCTAAAGATGTTTTAGCAGAAGCATTTCTTCCGAAGAAAGAAGAAATTGTTCCGGCACAATCGAATATGATTCAACTGCAACTTCCTAACCTTCCGGATTACAGCGGAAATTTTCAGGAACTGAATGAAAAAATTGATAAACTGTATTCAGATATGGGAAAGCTCGCAAATCTTTTGATAGAGATGAAAGAAGGAAGCAAAATTTCTGTTGATATTCCGGAATCTATTAATCATGGAAATCTTTTAGAAGTACTTGAACATTCCGCGATAACTGAATGGAAAAAGAAAATCTATTCCATGATTGACAGGCTTATTGATGCCGGAAAATGCAAAGAACGTTCTGAATGTCTTCAATATATCTACAAGTATATGAATAAAAACTATGGTGTTGTCTGGGATCAGGAAATGAAAGAATATGCTATTCAGAACGGAAAGAAACCATCTACAATAGATCTTACATATAATAATGAAACTTATCGTTCAATTTTCGAGTCAATTCTGGTTGATCTTGTGGAAAATAATACATCACAGGATGAAGAAATGGTATGTATGACGGACAAAATCATTACTCCACTGATTGCGAAATACAATGATAATAGTAATGCCGGATGCGCTACTTACAAACTTGTATATGCCAGAATGGACAAAATCAAGCCTATTTGTTGGAGCAATCGTGAAGCGCGGTATATCAATAAACATGAAAAGAAAACCGCGACAAAGAAAAATATTATTAACGATAGCAAATCGTTGATGAAGATTTTCCGGGCAGCAGTTAAGCAGATGTTGGAGGAAGAGTAAGATGAGTATGTATACAAGAATGTTGAATAATGGGATTGTAATAAAGAATGCTCAAGATGCTCTTAATACTGCAATTAAAAATGGAGCATATGTTTATATCACTTTAGCTGACGGAACGGAAATTCATTTAGATCGACCAATACAAATTAATTCTATAGAAGCTACGGCATTGCATAGTGTCGCAGATGGATACTATAAAGCAGAACAGATTAACTTAAATGAGTGATTTGAAATTACATATATGGTATAATGGAGGAAAAGAATATGGAAGTTATCAGTGCATTTGAAGTGAGAGGCAAAAGGTTTGTGACAGTGAAGAACGGAAATAACGTGCACTCAATGCCGGAAAAAGAATTTGCGTGGATTTTGTGTAACGAGAGAAAATATAATAGAGAAATGAAAACGGCGGCATAGCAATGAAAGAATAGTTTTGAGGTGCGAATATGAATGCATGGATTATTGAAAAACTAAAATCTTTACGGGAAGATTTATCAAAGAAACAGGAATTGTTCAAGGTAAACGTAAGGAATATTGATTCACCAACATATGAAGATAATACGATCAATGATTTATTAGCGATAAAAAAATTGAAAGTGGAAATTGAACAGCTTGAATTGATATTACAGCTAAGTGGGATTTTTCAGGCAGAGAATAAATAATATATGGGTGCTAATATAGGAGCTGTTATGACGATAACGAACGAGTTCAAGTCTCGTAAATCAGTAACCAGGCTGACAAAAGTAAGAGCGGGTTCAAACCCCGCCGCCCATGTTCTATAATGGAATATTAAAAGGGAATTATGATATGAGACAATTTGAATGTATAAATAATAAAAGAATATATACTGAAGAGGAATTGCAAAACCTATTTAAGTTTAAAGTAGTTCATGGATATGATAAAGGTTTTGAAAATTGGATTAAAGAAGAAATTCAAAATGGAAATCTTCGAGTTCTTTCAGATAAAGAAATTGTGAACAGACATATTCGAAAATATAATAGCTATAGATAACAATGAAACCTAAGTTTCAAGAGAAATATATGAAGCAATTATATATTGTTGTAGATATTCCAAAATACCCAGAGGATAATCCATCTTATAAATATGTTGTAAGAGCAAATGATTATAAAGAAGCAATTGAAATAGTGAAAAGAAAAACTGGACGAGCATCATGGGAGTTTGATGCGAATTTGGCGGAAAATAATGAAGTGTGGGAGTAGATGATTTTATGGAACATGTGAATATATTTGAGACAAAAACAGATGAAGAATTATTAACATTATATAATCAATTTCTTGAAGTAGAGAAAACCGCTGTATTTTCTGATGATAATGAACTTGGAAAAATTAAAAGAGAGTATGAAAATGATTTTGGTGCAAATACAACATTAATGATACAAATAGAATTGACACATACAATTGCGGATAGATGGTACAAAAATCATTCAAAAATGTATCGGAATGTGTTGCATGGAAAATATTGATGAAATTTGACTTTCGAGGTGAAAAATATGGATGCATGGATTATTGAAGGAAAAGATTATAAATGACAGAATATAGTACAACGAATTAAATTATATGCTATATATAGTATTTTGTGGAGGTGCAAAACATGGAAAATGAATATAAAGTAGAAGAAACAGAATTTGGAACAAAAACAAGCCATCCGGCGTATGGAACAATCATGTTTAATAGAGCTAACGGTTGTAGAAGAAGTTTATTTGGAAGCAGTATTGAACATAGTAATGTAATTACAATGGAAGTAAAACATGCTGATATAGAACGTGGATTAAATAGAGATTGGGTTTATGGTAAAAGTCCTATTGTAGAAATAGAGATGAGTTATTCACAGTTTGCAGAAGCAATTACATCTTTTGGTCAAGGAAGCGGAATACCTTGCACTATTAGATATACAGAAAAAGATGGTAAAATTCCTGAATGTGATTTTATCAGTAAAAGGAAACAGTTCACTGATGAATTCAAGAGTAAAACAGAAGATATAATGAATGAGTCACAGCAGTTAATCCAAAATGTAACCGATTTATTTTCTCAGAAAAAAGCACTAACAAAGGCAGATAAAGAATCTATAATATATAAGCTTAGAAAATTAAGCATGGATCTTGGATGTAATTTGGATTTTATTGCAGAACAGTTTAATGTACAGATGGATAAAACGGTTATGGAGGCAAAGGGAGAAATCGAATCGTTCTGCCAGAATAAAATAAACTCTATTGCTAGTGCAGCATTAGCAGAAAATAGAAAAGAGTTTTTAAAATTGGAAAATCCAGTTGATATTGAACAAGAATAAATAAATGAAAAATTGCTTTCATAAGGAGGTATCATGATAGGAACTTTTGATCTTAATTTTGAGAAGCAACTTATAAAAAATTATGCAGAAGAAACTTATGAATTTCTTATAGATAGAGCTGATTCAAGACAACTTGAGAAAGATTTTGTTTTTCAAGAGTTTTTAAAACAACTTAATGCTTTGGCAAAGAAAAATGGAATCTTATAAATACATGGAATTGTTTTAGATAGGTAATTTATATGACGTATGAAGAAATGCAAAAAATCAAACATTTACGAGAAGTAACTTTTGTTATGGTTGAAGAATCATCGAGTGGAATTGAATGTACTAAAAATAGATTTGGTAGCAGAACTATGGATGACTGCAAGAACGTTACTTTTGAAAAAATTGAATTAAAAAAAATTGATAATGACATTTTTCATATAAGAAAAGAATATTATGGTAGGAATCTATGGGTAATGTTATGAGATTAAGTTGTTTTTAATATAGAATGGAGTTGATTACGTGAAAAGAATTAAAATGAAAAATAATACAACAAAATTTGTATGGGACGGAGATAACTGCATAGATAAATATACAGAGTTTATAGAACAGTATTATTATGATTCAGAAAAAGAAAAGATGGAACATAAAAAAGAAATGGAATCAGATGGTTGGAATGATTCTGGTCAAGTTATGGAAATGATAAGCGGTTCTTTAATGCCAGGAGCTAAAAATCCTCCGGTGCATGTCTGGTTTGGAAGTTATTACAAAACAATTAGAGAATAAAATGAAAGATTGTTTTCAGGGAGTGATAATAATGACTGTTGAACAAGCTAACGGAAATTATAATTATATGTATGAATTTAGGATTGATAAGTCCTGGTATCCATGCCATTTATTAAATGATTCTGTAGAAAACGAACACTGTATGATTTTTACTAGAAACGGATCAGTGATACATAAACAATTACAGGACGTTAGAAAGATGCGTAAAGAAGATTATTTATATAACAGGAAAGAAGTTGTTGAATGGCTTGGAAAATGAGCTTATAATCATGGGATTCATGAAAATGTACATGATGATTTGAAACTTTTTGATTCAGTAGATGATTTGATGAGAAGTTAAAACAGACATTTCGAAAGGAAAAATATGAACGAATATATGAACGAACCCATAGAACGAATCTGGATTCCGGAAGATGTTGTAAATACCTATAAGAAATTGCAGGATAAAGCAGTTGTGGCAAAAATTTTTTGCATTCCGGTAAAACAAGTGACGAAGATTTTGAACGATAACAAATAACGAAAGAGGTATTTCAATGGATATTTGTAAAACAAGAACTAAACTTAAACCCAAGGGAACAAAAGAAAGTTTTATAGACGAGAAGAAGCATACTCATAGTTACGAGAGACGGATAGATGGAGTTGAATTATGGTTTGAACATGATGAAAATAATGAAATAATTTATTTTCGCCGAAGATATAATAGATTGGAGGCAATATATGGAATTATTGATCATGATGATAAGTATACAGAAGAAGACTATATTCGCAATTAGAAAAAGAACCGCTTGCTACATAGATTAGTTTCTATTATAATAGAAGAAACGGAACGGAGGCGGTTGAAATAGCAGTATCAAAAGCCAAGAAAGAAGCAAATGAAAGATATTTTAAAAAAGCTTATACTCAAGTAAAATTATCAATGCCAAACGAAGAAGCTGAGACATTATCTAAGTACTGCGATGAAAAAGGGTACACAAAAGCGGGTTTTATACGGCAGGCAATAAAAGATAAAATTGAGAGAAATGAGTAAAAGATAGGACATCCGAAAGATGTCTTATTTTTATACCAAAATATACATTGGTACTATTGCATGTTATGCATAAAAACGTTTGTGAAACATTGGTACTAATGCCGATTGAAATACATTAGTACCAATTCTATAATTTAATCAGGTTAAGAGAAACGAAACTTATTAAATTAAAAACAGAGAATTAATAAGTAATGAATTCTTTTAATAAATATTTCCGCGCTGTATATGCGTGGAGCAAGTTCTATATTTCTCTTGTGAAAAGAAGTATTAAAGGAGGATATATGAGAGTAGTTGAAATAGACGAAATATGATGCAAATAAATTATCCCACATATAAAGGTGTTGCGAGTAAATTATTCTCATATAATTCTCGATCATGGGATTCTATGATATCTATACTAAGCAGGAGGAAGACAGATGGCAAGAATTGATGAATTAAGAAAACAGTTAGTTGGGAATGTGTTTTGTTCTGATGATATCGATCAGGCTCTTGAAAAATATGATTTCTATCCTGTTGAAGTAGAAGACGATGAAGAGCGAAATATCTTTAAATATACCAATAAAAAATCGCAGATCTGGGTGTATTACAGTCAGGATGGAGAAGATTATCTTGTTGAAAAGGTAATCAACAGCAATAAGAAACGAGGCAAAACAGAAGTTGATCCGTTTTTTAACCCAGAAGATATCAAAAAGATGATGGATTATTTTTCAGAGCGTGAAATGTGGACAGAATACACAATTTTCATGTTGGAGTTATTACTTGCAAGACGTATCGGAGATACTGTTTCGTTGAAATGGTCTGATTTCTATGATGAGAATGGAGCCAGAAAAGATAGACTAAATACTTTATTGGAACAGAAAACTGACAAGATTGTTGATATTTCAATTTCCAATATTGTATGGAAGTATCTTGACCTTTACTGCGAAAAAATGAATATTGAGCCAATGGAACATTATCATGAGGATATTTTTCCAAGAGCAGCCAAGACTTATGCTCCAAGTAAAAAAGAGTATGAAAAAGCGGTTGCAAGCCAGGCTGATGCTTTTCGTAATGCATTTAAAAAGGCAGCCGATTATTGTGGAATTAAAAATGTAAGCACTCATTCACTCCGTAAGAGCTTTGGTTATATTGCGCATACATTGCAGCAATTCGATCCGGATAATCTGGTCGTGTTACAGTCAATTTTCGGACATGAGAATGTAGAAACCACCAAAAGATATATTGGTGTGATTCGTGAGAAGGCACGTAAGACATTTGAAGTGGTGTCACAGTTCATTGAAGATGCTGCAAATGGTGTTAAAACTGTCATTAAAAACGTTCCGGTCATTGCATTGCGGTCTAATGATCTTCGTGATTTATTGTTGGAAGCCGTGCGTATGGGGCAGGAAGGTAGAACCAGTATGGAAGATATGAGTAAATTGCTTGATAAAGCGGAAGAAATGAGGGTTTCATGAGAGAATTCTATTGTGAAAAGCGAGAAAAATGTAATTTGGAAGATGGAAAAGCGTGTGAAGCGTGCCAATGGGCGCGTGAGATATGCAAAAAATTTGGTTTATGCTTGGCGGAACGCAAGAAAGGATTAGAAAAATAATATGTAAAGGCGGTTATTCACCGCCTTTCTTAGGAGTTTTAATGTTTGATTTGTCAAGATTATCAGCATATTTTTTAAATCTTGCAGAGAATTGTTTATCCATTTCAATGTTGACAACGTTCGTTACTATTTCGGTTAATAGTTTATTGAACTGTGGATCAGTTGGTTGCGGCTTGTTTTTAGACGAAATGATTACATTTTTTAATATAGGTGAATCATGATTAACACCAACACGTTCGCTAGAAGGAAATCCGTATGGATAATGTTCTTCGGCTACACAACTCGGCTGATCTGACATGGTGGATGCATAGTGGTTGTATTTTACGTTATTAGTGGTTTTTTCCTCTTTTACGAGAATATCACTAGGAGTGCAATCCAATACGTCGCAGATAGATTCTAGCGTGTCTAAACCGATACGAGAAACGTCACCATTATATAGTTTTTCGGCTGGCTGATAACCAATACCAATAGCTTTGGCGAATTGATTAATGTTATCAAATTTTGAATCCACTAAGTTTTTGATTTTAATTTTTAGCATACGATTACCTCCTGTTATTACAGTATACCATAACTGTAGAAAATAACAATTATATTTTACAATAGTACTTGACAATAACAGCAGGGTATAATATAATGAGTATAAATCAAAGGTAATACATAGAAAACGAAAGGAGGAAGTACATATGGATCTTCACAGATATGATATAGTCGAGGCTGAAATTAAAATGACAACACCGTCTGGATCAGTACAGAAGAAAAGACGTCCATATGTAATCGTAGGCAATGAGCAAGGAACCAAGACGGCTCCTACGGTTATTGCAATGCCTTTGACTCATATTATAAAAAGAACGAACCTTCCGGTTCACGGATGTATTAAGGCGGATGGTGATACTGGACTGGCTTATTATTCAATGGTGCTTGGTGAACAGCCTTATACGCTGGACAAACAATATGAAGTCAAAAGAAAGCTTGGTTCAGTAGTCGATACGAAACAGAAAAATCTAATTAATAAAATCTGTTGGAATACTATGTTTTATGGAGAAAATATAAACTGGGAGGCAATATTATGATAGGTTATATTACGGTACCGAAATCAGTGGCAAAAGAAATGATAGATAATTATCCAGGAGATAGAGTTCCTGTCCTTTCTTATAATATAGAAACTCATATTCATAAGCCGACTGAAAGAAAAAGCAAACGGAGAACAAAAGAAATCATAGATATTGCGAAAGAAGTTGGATTTCAAAAGAATGATATTTTTGATGTTCTTGGATGTATGACATGGGAAAATGAAATTAGAAGTATTTTGTTACCTAAATTGCTAGAATAATGCCACTTATCCCGTTTTATCGGATTCTGAGAAGAGTATTATTTAAGAAAAGCAAACAAATGTTCGGTTTTCCGTTGACAAATACGAACACCTGGAATATACTTACAATAAAAAAAGAGAAGCTCCTACTCCGGTGCGGGAACACCATAATGGAGTAGGAAACCTCTCAACACACATAACATAATCTCCCACGGGAATGGGAAGAAAATGCTACATATTTATATTACATAGATTTTCTTAAAAAATCAAGTTTTTCGTAGCATTTCTGCTAAATTTTTCCAATAATAAATAATTTATATATGTGTTTAAGTTATTCGAATTCGAGAATAACTTATTAAATTGCACTAATTTTTGGAAGCATAGCTAAATTGATGTGAGCAGATGTCTCATAAACATAAGGTTGGGAGTTCGAATCTCTCTGCTTCCACTAACTAAATATAGAAAGGAATGATTAAATGTGTACATAGTTACTGATGGTAAGAATTATGTCATGAAAGACCCTATTAATGCTGAACGATGGCTCGTTTCTACAAACATTAATCATGCATATGTAGGATCGTTGAAACAGGCTAAACGCATTTTGAGAATGAAAAGATTCTCTCCGTCGAAAGGTTTTCATATGGTTGATCATGATACTGGGAACACTGTTCCAAAAGAAGTTGAGAATTATAGAGGCTCTGCTGGAGCATTTTTAGGTGAAAATGAGATTTCACTTGATGACAAGATTCTGGATGAAATTTTCAGAGAAGCACGAGGAATTCTTGGACTTGCCGGATGGGACATGACTCAGTTGAATACGTACATGAATCAATTGAGTGCCAATTTAGCAAAATACGATTCTGCGATTTCTGATATTGAGCATGTATTGCAGGAATACGAATCAAAACATGATGGAAAGAAACCTCCAGCAAACAAGGCAGCGAAATTAAGTTATTTACTTTTGGATGTAAGAGGTAAAAGAGGGAGAATTAAACAATGTCAGTGTTACATACGCGTTATGCAGGATGCGATAACAAACCATTATCCATTGGATAAACTTAAACTGGAATTGAGTAAAGTTACATACGTTGACTACAAGGGTAGAACTAAGTACTACAATTTGGCATTAAATATTTTGAATTAAAAGGTGATTATAATGGATTGCAAAGAAAAACAAGAGAAAATTGAATATTATGCAGGAAACAATATGAGACATCTTAAAAAGCTTTGCGATCCTATTATCGCAAAGAAGTCTTTACCGGAAATGTATAGAGATGATCTTTATAGTGACGCGCAAAAAGTGTTGATGGAGAGTGTTGAATCATATAGAGATGATTCTGGTGTTGCTTTTAAAGATTATCTCAAAGGAAATATAAAAAATTCTTTTTGGGAATGGTCGCGTAATTCAATGGCACAAAAACGATGTAATGTCTTGCGTGATAAAAATGGAAAACCGGTAAAAGTAAAGGACGAAAATGGAAAGTTAAAAAAGATTATTATTCCAGATGTTAGATTAGATGCACCTGTAAATGAAGAAGATTCTCATAGCACAATAGGAGAATTAACACCTTCCGGATTTGATATCAATAATGTAATTTCAGAACTTATAAAAGATGAAAATGTAGAATTATTTCTTGAATCATTATCTGATATTCAGAGAAGACTTCTTGAACTGAGAATGTCTGGAATGAATACTGAGTCAGTTAAAAGAGAATTACATATTACAGAACATCAATATCAGGATAATATGGCTGCGATTAGAGAAAATGAAATGATTTCTTTATTCAATAAAAAAAGAAAACGTATAGAGAATAAAATGGAGCACAAGGATATGGAAGAGAAAATAGTTTTTATGGATGATGATTGCATAATGGATTTGGATACAACCGATTCATATAGAATGGACAAGTATTCTCTTGAATCTCTGATTACGGATAAACAGGAGGGAGAGTTGGATTGTGCGTATGTTTCGCAACGAGTTCCATTTGCATGGACGGAAGAGCAGATCAATAAATACTTTACAAGGGTTCTCAATAATCAGCCTATTACAGAGATGGTTATATGTGAAATGGTAATTCCTGGTGCTGGTGGAGGAAAAATTTCATATCTCATTGATGGATTGCAGCGATTATCATATGCCGAGGCTTTTAAAGAAAACAGAATTCCAATTAAAGCAAAAGGGGCTGAATTTACAAAAGTTTATTATAAGAAATTTGAGTACGATGAAAATGGTAACAAAGTTCTCGACGAATACGGAAGAGCAAAATATTCAATAGAAGTATTTAATCTGATTGGTAAATATTATAAAGATCTTCCGGAATTTTTGCAAAAGCGTTTCGATAAATTCAATGTAAATGTGACTAGATATTTTGATTGTACTCCTGAGATGATTGATTATCATTTGCGTAACTATAACAACCATGTTGCTATGAGTAAAAATCAGTATGGCATCACGTGCATTTCAAATGATGTCGCAACAAAAATTAAGAAATTGTCTCAGAAACATGCGTTTTTTAAAGACAATATCAAATGCACGAATAAGAGTCGAAAAACAGGAGTGCTTGAAGAAGTAGTAGTCAGATCAATGATGTGTCTATATTTTATGGATGATTGGAAAAAAGATGCCACAGACGCATATAAATTCATTGATGAAAACGCAACAGACGAGCAGTTTTCTTATTTACATAAGTTACTTGATGATATGCACGAGGTTTGTGGAGAAGAAGAAAAAGCACTTCTTACAACAACTAATACATATACATGGGTAAAAGTTTTTGATAATTTTACAAAGCTTGGAATTGAGAATGGCAGATTTATAGAATTTATGAAAGCATTTGGAACGACATTACATAGTAAAGAAATTAACGGTCGTTCATATGATGAGGTAAGTACTAGAAATACAAAAGATAAGATAACTGTCAATAACAAAGTAGAAGTAATTACAGATCTTATGCGTGAATACTTTGGAGAATCTATCATTGTAGACGAATCTATTACTGAAGAAGACCTTTCTGATTTTGAGTTTGTAAAAGAAAATGTTTCTGATGATGTAAATGAGGAAGATTTCGAGTTCTACAAAGACATGGTAGATGATTCTGTTAAATGCGATACTCCATTATATGAGAAATGTACTCCGGCATTAATCGCATTAATGGCAATTGCGTGTCAAGAAGAAAAGGATACTGAATTTGAATCCTGGGCTGGTAAATATGCAAAGGACAATATCACATTCAGTCCGAGTCAGAAAGTCAACTTCATGTATATGAAGAATGATTTCGAAAAATACTGTCAGTCGGCAGTGTGAAAATTATTAGGGATTTCCCGATTACATAAATAAAAAATATATATTTTTGGAGGAATAACAAATGGATATTTTTAAAGAACCAGTAAAAGCAACTATGGATTGTAGTGATTTCATCACATTAATGAGTATTTATGGTACGAAGATGCGTAGTTATAATCCAGATGAGATTATTGATATTAAAGTATTAGATGATAATAACCGTGTAGTTAAAGTAAAATTTGCTGACGGATATGTTGTAAAAAATGTCAGGGATGAAGAAGATACATTTGACATCGAGGAATGTTTATATCTCGCTTTGGCTAAAAACTTTATCGAAAAGAGTATACATATGAGGGAATTCTTCACATGGCAGAGGAACTTAAATACAAAAAGGATGCTGTTTCAATCGTAAAACATGGTGTAAGAGTCTATAAAAAGTACCTTGAGGAAGAGAAATCTAAAAAAGAAGAAGTAGAACGCTATGAATGTAGGAAAGAAAAGAAGATTGCTCAGAAACAGCGGAGAAAAGAACGTGCTAGAAGAGAACAGATTGAGATTCAGAAACAGGCATATCTGGAAGCCATGAAGGAGAACGCATCATGATCACAGATGATGAAGTAGGTAAATACAAAAAGAAAGCTGACTCGAATATATCAAAATCAAAGGCAAAATCGAAACATAAACATATATACAAGTCTTGTTTGATTACTGGAAGTTTCGGTAACACAAATTTGCAACATGTATCTATTGCGTCATATTGTACTATTTGTGGAAAAATTGGCGGGAATATTGATCCGACGCGAGACGTTGTAGAACATGTTTCAGACAAGCATCTTAGAATGCTTAGTAAAGAAAAAATTCTTGAGCAGAATAAAGATCTTGAAATATTTGATATTGGCAATATGTTTGCTAAATATGTACCGTTAAATAAGGAGGAAAAATAATATGGGAATCACATGTAAGCAGTTTGGAAAAGTAAGAGGAATGATGCAGCGAGTTGAGAATGAGAAGACAAAGAAACACAATGAAGCTGTGAAGAAAAAGGCAAAAGACAAGAAATGATGAAACCGTAGTTTCATAGGGATTTTGATGCTACATATTGTGGTGTCATTAAATTGAATATACAATATATAGTGGTTGTGAATCTATATATTGTGGTTATGGAACAGCTAGGAACTTGTTTGGCGACAACCTAGCTGCTCCGATTGAAATATAGGATAAGCTATATTGATATTTAGTATATCAAATCTATTTGACTTATTCAAGTCAAGTTTATCTCATGTATTATAGAATTCCAAAACTATGAGAGGAAGAGAACGGATTGTAGGCTTGTTTTAGAGATATGTAAATTCATAAGATTCCAAAACCAGAAATCCTTGAGAACGGGGACTCTGTAGTTTTAGAGGTATGTAAATTCATAAGATTCCAAAACTTTCCACCTGTGAAAGAAGAACACTCGATAGTTTTAGAGGTATGTAAATTCATAAGATTCCAAAACCTCAAATTACATATCTTATGAATTTATAGAATGTGAACTAAAAATAGACTAAGAGAAATCTACGTTATTACAAGATAATATACCATTGTGTAGCTCTAGCAGTGTCAATATCATTCAAATTTAAACATGCGTTACATTCATATCATGCCTGGCGCAAGTGATTTGAATACTCCAAGACTTGTAATAACATTGTCGAAGAGCATGACCGATTTTATATCGAGAATAATTTTATATAAGGAAAATAATATGAAGTACTTAGATTTTGTATTAATGATTGATAAGAATAATCACCCTTGTTGTCCTATTAACAATGGAAAAGCAAGATATTTGTTAAAAAATGATAAAGCAAAAATAATTAATCACGAACCAGTAGTTATTCAAAGAATTGATGATTATAAATCAGAAAATGAAATAAGAGATATTTTTGAGCTAAAAATTGATAGTGGATATCTGAATATTGGATTTTCTGTTAGCGATAATCAGCATGAATATTTAGCTGGGCAAGTCGAGCTTTTAACTAAAATGAAAGATCGACTCTATACACGAAGTACTTTAAGAAGAGGTAGAAGAAATAGATTAAGATATCGTAAAAATAAAAATATGGATTATAAAATAACAAATAATCCTACATATAAAAACGGAAATGAGGATGGTTGGTTTGCTCCATCTATTGAACATAAAATGGAATCCCATATAAGATTAGCGAAAAAGATTATGTCTTGGATTCCGGTAGATAAGATCATATTAGAAGTTGCGAAATTTGACATTCAAAAATTAAAGGCTGATGCAGAAGGAAAAAATATATCCGGAAAAGATTATCAAAATGGTGAAATGAAAGGATATGAAAATGCTGCCACCTATGTAAGGGCAAGAGATGAATACACATGTCAAATCTGTAAGGATAAAAAAGGTAAAAATGCGTTACCTGGAAAAATACAGGTTCATCATATTATTCCACGAGAGAATGGTGGGTCAGATATTCCAAGTAATCTAATCTGTCTATGTCCAGAACATCATCAGAAAGCACATGATAATCATAACAATAATAAATTGTTTAAAGAATTGCAAGAGAGGAAAATTCCTACTTTTTATAAAGATTCTACATATATGAATATTGTTAGATGGGAATTATTTGGACGGCTACAAGAGTTATGTGAAACTGAAATTGCCTATGGATATGAAACAAAAATAAACAGAAGAAATGCTAGTCTTGAAAAATATCATTACACTGATGCTGTTTGTATAAAAAATTTTAAAGATACGACATTGACAAAAACAATTTATATAGTTGAACAAAAACGATGCAATGACAGATGTATGGAAACTTTTACAGACGCAAAATACATTGATAGTAGAGACGGGAAAAGGAAAAATGGAAATCAATTAGCATATATACGTCTTAGCAATCGCCCGTCTGCAAGAGTAACACAAAAAGAGTATATAGATAATCAACGTATTTACAGAGAGAAAAAGATCTCGCCAGGGAAAAGAACTTTTGTAAAACATTCATATTGTCTCAAAAGTGGAGATTTAATTTACATAAATACAGGCGGACACAAAGGCGTTTTTGCGGAATATGTAACTGCTCAAAAAGTAAAAAATGGTGGATATAAAATATTATTTACATATGAAGGACAAACAGTAGATAATCCATCTATTACATTGAAATCGTTTGAATATGAACAACTACGAGAAAATAAATGTGAGAAAATAAAAATAGTGAGAACTCGTAGAGGTATGATTTATCGAAGTGTTGATAGATTGGAATACGAATCATTACATCGTGATCAGTATGATAAAAAACAGAAAGCATCATAACGATGAAACTCACATTTCAGAGAGGAAAGATTGAATGGATAAAGAACTAGAAACAACATTTGCGATTGTAGGGTTTATTGTAATAATTTTTATTATGCTTATTATGATCCTTATTATTGTTTGTGGAATAAAAGACTTAATTGTAAAGGCATTTAGAGCATGTAAAAGAAAATCAGAGATCAAACATAGATTCGATAAGCCTCCTGTAGCTAAATGTTATTGTATTGATTGTAAATATGGATCATATTTCGGAAATATGTCAGAGATTGATGGTAGACATGGTAAATGTATGTTATGGAATAGTGATGTGCCAATTAGGGATGATAATTTTTGTTATCGTGCAGATCCGGAGGAATAAGGAAAATATGTTTTCAAGAGATTGGGCAATTACAATATTAAATCATCATCCAAATGTGAAGATTACTCATAGGTTATTTAGTACAGATGAGTATATCTATGGACGAAATGGTAAAGTATATGACGAATTTGGGAATTGTGTGAAATTTAGTTATAAATTGGACAAAGAAATATCTGAAGTGTTGGATAAGGAAGGAACAGAATGACAATTAGAGAATTATATGAATGGGCGAAGCAACAAGGTATTGAAGACTATGATATAGAAATCCAGTACAGAGATGGCGGCGGATATTATGATGGTACAGATGATGCATATTTTTACGATATAGAAACAAAACATGATAAGAAGATAATAATAATTTAGAAAGAAGATAAAATATGAGGTTATTTAGTACAAAGAAAAAATTAATTAAAGAAATGGCAAAAGAATTGGCATATTTAGAGATTAACGCAGACTGGTGGTATTACACGACTAAGGTTGAAGAGAAACAGCAGATGTCAAGTCATAATCTCGATGGTGTTACAGAGCTTAGATGTATTTGCGATGCTCTTGGAATTTTAAAGGAAGTATATGATGAGGCTTATAAAATCTATGATTTTAGAAACAGCGGAAGTGACGATTTTAAACCAAACGTTCCATTAATCAGAAAATTGCATGATGAATTTTGTGAACCAATCGCAAAGAAACGTCCGTTTATGTAAAAAGAGGAATACAATAAGACATGAAACAGATACCCAGGCATATGCTATTGCTGCGGAAAGTACGTATCTACAAGATACTGGCATATTGATTATCAGATGCCGGCGGATAGCGAGATGGAAGCATGAGTGATGGAATAAAGTCGAAATCGTAAAAGGTAGGGGAGTTGAATGAGTAAATCAGTATTAGTGATGAAAACGCCAGAAAAAGGTTGTATATCTTGTCCAATTGGTCGATGTTATATTGAATCATTTATCTACTGTCCAATTACAGGAAGATGCGAGTCTGATAAAGAAGCAGAAACGATTCCTGATTGGTGTCCGTTGAAACCATTGCCGAAGAAAAAGAAAGTAACTGGGATTTATAACGGCGAGTATTTCAAAGCAGGAGGTAAACTGCCGAGCTATAAGATCGGTTGGAATGATTGTATTAATGCAATTACAGGAGGACATGCGGATGATTGATTTAACAAATACATGTGTTCTGGTTAGAACAAAAGAAGAAAACGAAATGATTCTCAAAGAAGCTGAGAAGCAGGGATTTCATTGGTACTATGAAGACCATTGTAAGCCATTACAAGAACAGCATTTCCCAGACATTTTAAAATTTTGCAAAGATAAAGATATCATTCATAGAGCATTTATTAACTCGAATTACGCTTTCTACGAAGCATCAGAACTCCTCGGAACAAAAGAAATGACAGTAAGAGAGTTTGCTGAACGGATTGCAGATGCAGGCAATTGTTACGAACGTGAATGTTCGGAATGTGTATTTAGCAAAGTGAATACTAAGTGCAGCATCCATTTGTGTAATATATACAACTGGAAAGGCAACATTGATGAACTCTTTGAAATTGTGAAATCAGGAAGAGCGACAGTTCCTACACCGGAAGAGAAAGCAGTTGAAGATATTGAAAAATTTATTGAGAATCCAGACCGCGCAGCATTAAATGATGAATTTGTAGAGTCTTTAAAGCTGGTTGTAGAGAAGTTGAAAGAGGTGAAGTAGATGGAGAGATTAACAAAATGGGAAGATGGTAGTATCACATATAACGAAAAACGAGAGCTTGAGTGTGGTGAATATTGCGATAGCTGCTCACAGGGCGCAGGAATTTGTAAAACAGTAGAGAATATGATTAAAAAACTTGCTACCTATGAAGATGCAGAAGAACATGGCTCGATTGTGAGATTGCCGTGCAAGGTTGGAGATACGGTATGGGATAACGATTTTGGATATCCAGAATCGTATGAAATAAAAGCATTTTCATATGGATATTGCGATAGTTATGTTGAGCCAGATATAGAAGATCAAATTATATTTTACTATGAAAATTATAGCGGTTCAATAACAGGAGCTTTCCCAATGAGCGAACTTGGCAAAACCGTATTCCTCACCCATGAAGAAGCTGAGAAGAAGTTGGAACAACTCAAAAATGAAATTTAAAGAATTTGAAAACTGGTGCAATGAAAGAGCCTGTGATGGATGTTGGGGAATGCTGGAAGCTATGACATGTATTGGTTTAATAAAAGAGATTAGAAAAGCCCCATTTTGGAAAAGAGAAAAAATCTGGAAAGAAAATTATGAGCAACAAGTATTGGAAGAGATTATTAATCCGATAGAGAAGAAGTTAGAGGAGATGGAAAATGGCAAGTAAAACTATCAAAACAATGGGTGTTACCCCTGTTACAAATATCATTTACTATGGAAATGTAAACGAAGAAAAAGGTTTATGGGTAGGTGAGAGAAAAGACGTAACTGATATAGCAATCGCCTCTGTATTTGAATGGTTCATGAATCAAATGGATGGAAAAGAAGAGTTTGGGATCTCATATCCAGATGTTCCAGGGTTTAAGTTGAAGATGACAAGAGATGAGGTAAAAAATGGAAAATAGAAAGCATCAGAATTGCTTCAAATACATAAATCCGCACGGAACAGTATTCATTTGGTGTAATATCGCAAACAGCAAGCCGTATGATGCAAGTTATCTCGATTCATTTCAAGACGGGCATGGTGGTTATGCGGATAATTATAATTATTGTCCGTATTGCGGAAAAAAGTTGGAAGTAATAGAGAAAATGTAAGGTAAATGGAGATAAGAAATGATTGAAGTGATAAAAGAAATTTTTATGATACTGGGAATGGGCGTAGTTGCTATCATTATTTACGAATTATTTTACACAATAATCAATAAATTCAATAGATGGCGAAAGAACGGCTACAAAATTAAATGTCTTTGTAAACCACATAAATACAAATTGGTTTGGTATTGGAGGAATACTGAGGACGCTATTTTGGAATGCAAGAAATGTGGTAAAAGAAAGCGAGTATTCATTGATTATGATTCCATTAAGGAGAAATTTCATTAGGAGGATTAAAATGAAGTTGAGAAGAAGTTGGAGAAGATGAAGAATGCAGGAATGTTATAAATACATCAATCCTCATGATCATGTGTTCATTTGGTGTAGAGAGCACAATACTAAACCTGGATCTGGTGATTATCTTGTATCATTTCAAAATTATACAAAAAGTTATCAAAGTAATTATAACTATTTTGCCCGTATTGTGGAAAGAAATTAAAAGAGGTAAGGAAAAATGGGACAGTGGCATAGTCATACAATTCCAAAATGTAGAGATAGAGATTGCTCTGATGAACTCCTTGTAACAGTAAAAACAGATTATGGGAAACGGGTAGTTAAGGCAGTGTATTTTCCTCATCATCACTGTACGATAGAAGAAGTTGGATGCAATATGCCGACTTATATGTTGGAGTATTCAGAAAAAGATAATTCATGGTGGATTCCGGAAGGATGGTATGAAGTGAATGATTATTTTGGAGATTATTGTTATTCGACTATTACGGATGAAATAATTGCTTGGTCAAAACTTCAAAAGCCATATGAACCTAGGATTAAACAGATGGAGGAATATTATGGATGAGAAAGAGGCTATTGAAAGATTAACAGATCATTTTAGAATACATTATGATGGTAGACCGACTCCATATCTCGATAAAGCAGTTGCAATAACAATGAATGCATTACATAAGCAGATTCCAAAGAAGCCTAAAAATATAAAGACTATCCTTGACTTTTCAGGCAGATATTATACGACAAAAGGTGATTGTCCAGTTTGTAATAGAGAGGGACTTTATAAGTCGGATTTTTACTGCAATAAGTGTGGACAGAAATTAGATTGGGATTTTATGGGTTAGAAGGGGGACAATATCAATGGATAAGATCTATTGTATAATGGCGCAGTAATTATTTTGAATATATTTCTTTCACGATGGTATGCTCATCAAGGTAAATTAGAAGATGTAATTAATGCATGTGCAACTTCAATAATTGTATCCTTAATGATGATATTGATAAAGATGGGATGAAAGGTTGATTTAAAAATGTATTATTTTATTTATGATATAAATGACTTTGATAAATTAAACGATATTATAGCAGATTGTAAAAAGAAACAGAGAAAAATATTGAATGAAAAATGGAAGTCTTTATATAAAGAATGTTGTCCCAAATATTATGTTGAATTAGAGGAATTAGTTAAAGGATTAGATGTATATAATCATTCTTATAATATAACTAATCATTTAACATTTATTTCAGATTGGGTATATTCAGATTTATTTAATAGTAGTTCTATTTATTATATATTACAGTTTTTAAAAGAACACGATTTGTTATTGACAAAAGAAATAAAACTAATGACATGCGAAGCTTGTGTATGCCAAGGATGCAAATATATAAAAGAACATCTAGGACATACATGCAAAGAATGTAAAGAAAACTATTATACTGGATATGAAGGCTATTGTGATGAATGAAGTGTTAAATAAATTTCCAATAATGCATTTGATTGGTAGTACGAAAATAGAAAATGAACAACAATTCATAGATGCTGAGAAATACTATACTAAGAATGGTTATATAGTATTTAAACCTATATTTTTCGGGTTAGATAAAAATGATAAGAGGTTATCTATGTATACCGATATGTGTACACAAAAATTAAATATGTGTGATGTAGTTTGTGTCGTTACTGAACATATTGGAGAATCTACGAGAAAAAGAATAGAACAAGCAATGGAATCTGGTAAAGAAATTATATATTTTAATTTGGAAAGGAATAAACAATATGATTAAAATTGTTTGTATTGTGAGCTTTGTTTTACTTACATGTGTTGCTATTGGTGCATCATTTGAATAATGGATAAAAGAAATTTTTTTATTGTATCAAAAGGGGTGATTTTATGACGATAGAAAATAAAACAGATAATAAATATTTAGACGCTCTGATTAAAGATGCTTTTGATGGAATTCCATATGATGATCCATACATTATTGTCAAAGATTATGATTTAGACAGAGTGTATTTAGATGTTGATGGTGAAGAATTTAATATCAGAACATGGAATATTTCGGAAATTGGTAATTCTAAAATTGAAATTATTTATACGTTATTTAAAATCAAAGAAGATTGTGGAGTAAGTATTAAAGAAGATAAGGTGGTGATTAAATGCGATGGCTGATTAATTATATTCGTAGCTGTTTTTGTAAACATGAATGGGAATGGATTTTTAATAATGACTTTTATTCACGAAGTATTGCAACAGGAAAAATGGATGAATGTCCATATAGAACAGAAAAAGTCTATCGTTGTAAAAAATGCGGTATAGAAAAGAGGTATAGGAGTAGTTAATGGAATCTTTCGATAAGGAATTATTCATGGAATTGTGCAAGAAATATAATGTAGAAATGAGTGAAACGGCATCTTCCCCAATGATAAAAGACGAATACGGAACCCATCCTATAAAATATGATCCAGGTTCTGAAAAAGCTTTGCTGACAACTCATACGATATTAGAAAATACATTACGTAAAATGATAGATGGGGAATATAGTGGTGAATTATATACTTTTGGAGAGTATGAAATTGCTAAAGGAGTTGTAGGTGAATTATTTTGCACCATAAGAAAGAGTAATGAAAGAGAAGTTTCGTATGAAGAATAAAATGACCATGGTGGAATTTCTGGAAAGATATTTTGGTATGGAGTTTTTGCTGTACCAGAAAATTATTTTAAATCGATTTGAGGAATCAACATCATCAAATTTAAACGAGGTGAAAAATGAGAGTAGAAGAAATTGCATTACGCCAGGAAATTCGGCAGATGTTAAATGAAGCAGGAATCAACAGAGAAACGCTGCGCGAAATGGCACAGAATACTATTAAAGAAGAAGTCGAAAAACAAGTCAATTTTAAAATATCCCAAACTAATATCATGTCAATGGTGTCATTAAATAAATATGAAGTTAGAGATGCGTTCAGAGAAGCAGTAAAAGAACAGGTAAAATCCAATGTTAAAATTTTCGTAAATATTAAGGACAACGAGTTATGTGCAAATCAGTGTTAACGATGAATACTCCGGATAGGTGTGATGATTGTCTTTGTGTTGACACATACGATTCTTCGTATCAATGGTGCAGATATGCTAAAAAGAAAATGCCATTTTCTATTCATTTCACAAAACCTGATTGGTGTCCATTAAAACCATTACCAGAGAAAGATGACTGGGATGACCAGTATGACGAATATTATACTGGATATGCTAACGGCTGGAACAGATGTTTGAGTAAAATCACAGGAGAGTATGATGAGTTATGTTAATTTCTCTTATAAAATGTATTAATGGCAATGAAACAAGATATAAATATCTTCCATTAGAATATTGTTGTGATAAAATGCGGCTGAATCCTATGCTGAATTTGACAAGTGAATGTGATGAAAACAACTATGTATTTTGTGATGAATGCGAAGAACGATGGAATCCGTGGGCTGATTGCGATCAAAAGTGTGGGATACGAATGGATTCTAAAACTTTTGAGCTACCTCATATAAAAATGTTTCGACAGGTATATGATGAAGATGATTTTCCAGTAGATGAAAGTATTTCGATTAAATATTGTCCTCATTGCGGTGAAAAAATAAACATATCAGTTGTTGGAGAAGTAGATATTACTAATCTTGTAAAAGAATTGGAGAATAAATATATTGCAGCAAGAGAAAAATATGATAACTGTGACAGTATTAAACAAAGAAAAGCATTATATGAGGAAATGAAAAAAGCTGATAATGAATACGAAGATGTATTCAGATTTGGAGAATTCAAATATAATATTAAGGATGTGAAATGGCATGGCAACAGTTAGTGAAAATTATATTAAACTAAAGAAAAAATGGTACTCAAGATATCACGAATTCGTGTATGTAGATACAGAAAATCATCTGGCAGATGATATTTTTGTAACAAATAAAATTCCCGTTAAATTCAAAGGGGATTATAAACATGATGATAAAAAATATATTATTGTATATTGTAAAGTGAAATCAAAGTACTTAGATGAATTTACAAATTCTCTTGGACAATTAAAAAATAAGATGATTCATAATGGATTCAAGGATTATGAAGTTTTTTGTAAAAATCTGTCAGAAAAAATCTATCAAGATTGTCTAAATTAATTCTAATAAAAATCCCCAATAAATGTGATCACAATTGAATATTGAAAGAAAGATTTTGAAATTTTTCTTTCATGGGCGGGCTTGCAACCGCCCTATTTAGCAGCACTAAAATTATTTTACGAAAGGAAAAGTAGAGTAATCCTAGGTAAAATGCGTGTACACGCCTTGAAAAACAAGGCTTTTTGAACGATTCTAATGAAAGAAAAAGTTTATCGGTATTATCATTATTTGATGGCATTTCATGCGGTAGAGTCGCACTTGATCGTTGCGGAATTCCAGTAAAAGATTATTTTGCATATGAGATTGAACCGAATGCAATCAAAATTAGTAGATACAATTATCCTGAAATTCATCAATGTGGTGATGTATTTGCAGAAGATTTTTCGAAGTATCAAGGTATAAATCTTTTAATCGGAGGTAGTCCTTGTACAAATTTCTCAGGAGCGAAATGTACTAAAACCGCCAAGGCAAAAAAGGAAACAAAACCAAATGAAGGTGAAGGATGGGATTTATTTAAGCAGTATGTCAGAGCATTACATGAATCTCAACCAAAATATTTCTTATATGAAAACAATTATAGAATTTCACTGGAAATCCAGGATGCAATTTCTGATGCTTTAGGTGTAAAACCAGTGTTGATTGATAGTCAACTCGTTTCCGCGCAGAGAAGAAAGAGATTATATTGGACAAACATACCTGTATCGGGACTTCCGGAAGATAAAGGAATATTAGTGAAAGATGTTATCTGTGATGATTCATCATTAATTAAGGAATTTGACGATAGGATGAGAAATACATTAATCAAATGTGAGAATTACATAAAATATGATCTAGGTGGTAAAGGACATTATTCGCAGCAAGACAGATTATATTATCTGGACAACAAGGCTCCTACGGTTCCGAGATGTAGAACTGAAACTAAGTTCAATGTGTGGTTAGGTGGAGAATTATATAAAAAGACATGTCCATTGGAAATTGAAAGACTTCAAACTTTACCAGATGATTACACAAAATACGGCAGAGAAGCAGATGGAACAATTGTTGAAATACCGAAGACAAGAAGATTTGAAGCAATTGGTAACGGATGGACAGTTGATATAATCTCATGGATTTTAGGAGGAATAAAGAATGCATAACACTAATATTTATCAAAAATACAAAAGAATCATGAAATATGACGAAACAGTATTGGATGAAATTGATAATTTGGATGAAGCCAAATCTTTAATCCGAATGATAGTGAATTCTATTAATTCGCATATAGTTGCTTTGAATCATAACTATCGATGGCACGACTTGAGACAAAATCCTGGCGATTTACCTCGGAAATATAAAGAAGTTATTGTACGGGTTAAAGAGAACAACTTTTCGCGTACATATTATATGGTTAGTCGTTTAGATGATGATGGTTTCTTAGTTTGTAAAGGTGACAAAGTTCTGGCATGGAAAAATATAGAGCCATTTGAGGAGAAATAGAACATATATATGAAATTTTGTTTTCATCAATAAAAAAGGAGATGCAAAAGCATGGCGAAGTTCAATATAACTGTAGATCTTGACTGGATGGATGACGAAGAAGGATATTCTATCGACGACGAATTAAAGGAAAGAGTGATTAAAGGTATCGAAGACGCTTTATTAAAAAGGGCGACGGATGATGCTGTGAAAGCTGTTGACGATAAGATTCGTGAAAAAGTTGGTGAAGCAGAGAATTCAATACAGGAAGCGGTTGACAAATTCATTTCCACGGTCTGTGAAGAAAAAATAAACAAGATAATGATTCCTGTAAAAAAGAATTCATGGAGCGGTGAAGTAAAATATAAACCACTTTCTGAATATGTAGGGGAAAGATTTAATTATTATATTACCGAGAAGAAGTTTGACAAAGACGGCAATGTTGCAAGGTGGAGCAGTGAATCCGTATATTCCGCGGCTGATTTACTAACAAGTGATTATCTCAAAAAAGAGCTGGATACAAAAGTAGAGACAATGATTTCAAATGCGAGAAAAGAAGTTGAAGAATCGTTGATTAAATCTTTTGAACAGAAACTGAAAGAAAACTTATCAAAAGACATTATTGAGAAAATGAATATTCCTGATGTGTTAAGAAGATTTAGTGAAATGAGTCTGGAATAGAAATGTTGGGTGAAAAATGAAAAACATAGAATATTACAAAGAAAAGATATTAGATATTATAGGTCATGGCGATAGTGTAGGAGTAGATAGAAACACTAATGAGCCAGAAGGATGTGCGTTCCTTGGGTGTGAAAACTGTAAATTGTTAGATAATTGTAATAATGGATTGCGGGAATGGTGCAATGAAGAATATATTGAAAAGCCCCAAATTACAGAAAATGATAAGAAATTTTTAGATATTGTCAATCCTAAATTTAAATATATTGTAAAAGGTAGAGACAATATATTATGTCTTTCTATGGGAATGCCCATTAGAAGCGAAAACCATTGGATAGGAGTAAATAGTTGTGAATATATAAGTGAGAATTGTTTTAACGGATTGTTTAGATTCATTAAATGGGACGATGAGGAACCATGGCAGCTTGATGATTTGAAAAAATTGGAGATATGTGAATGAGATTAATTGATGCAGACTTATTAAAAGAAAGAATCGCAAAATGGTTGAAACCATCTAAGCCAGATGAAACAGAAATGATAGAGGTTACAGATGCTCTTGTTAGTACGATGATGGAAATTGACGAGCAGCCGACAGCTTTTGATGTAGATAGGGTGTTGGGGAAAATGCACAGTGAAATGATGAACAGCGCAAGTAGTGAGTTTGATTACGCAATGTATAGGGCAATCGAAATTGTGAAAGGTGGCGGAGTTGATGGCAATTAAACCTATTTTATTCAATACCGAGATGGTTCGGGCAATCATGGACGGGAGAAAGAGCTGTACTCGGCGGATGGTAAAACCCCAGCCAAATGAAAAGCATACATACCCGCTCGGTTTTGTTACCGACAGTACAGAGAAGAAAGATGTGGGATGCTTTGGATTTGGCATTAATGAATACAGCGGTTCTATTCAATACACAAAGCCACAGTATCATCCGGGAGATATCCTGTATGTCCGGGAAACATGGGGACATCCAATTTCCTTAAATTCAGATAAACAGTATGTTTTTAGAGCAGATAAGATAGCGGAAAGTGGCTTTAAAAATGATAGTCATATATGGCACCCATCCATCCACATGCCGAAAGAAGCGGCGAGAATCTGGCTGAAGGTTACGAATGTGAGAGTGGAGCGGTTGCAGGATATCACAGAGGATGGCGCAGAAGCAGAAGGAGCGATAGATAACAGAGGGTTTATTCACAGCCCGGAGAATGAATATGATCGCATATATACAGCTAGAGAATATTTTATTAAAATCTGGGACAGAACCATCAAGAAATCTGATCTTGACATCTACGGTTGGGATGTGAATCCGTGGGTCTGGGTGATCGAGTTTGAGAGGTGTGAGAAACCACAGGGGGTATGATATGGCTAAACACTGTACCAGAGAGTGTCCAGACAGCGAAACAGAATGCTGCATCTGCTGTACGAAACAGGATTCCTGCCAGAGTAGATGTGATGATATGGACGGTTATGAATATGCGGAGGAGTGTGAAGAATATGAGACTGATTGATGCAGATAAGTTGAAACATGTAATACATTGTGCGTATTCTGATGATTTAGAAATTCTTGAAAAGATTGACAATCAGCCGACAGCTTTTGATTTGGATAAGGTTGTGGAGCAGTTGGAAACGAAAGAGACAAGAGCTACCGAATTAAAGAAAAAATATATATCAGAGTATTTCAAGGGTAAAGCTGATGCGTTTGAATTTGCAATCAAAATTGTGAAGGAGGGTGGAGTTGAATGAGAGAAATTCTTTTCAAGGCAAAGTGGAAAGATAATGACAAATGGGTTGAGGGATATATAGTTCGTAAACTTTGTCTCGCCATCAAATAAAAGATGAATTTGGAAGAAATTATTAGAATGAAAGAAATCTTTCATTAGAGAATTAGGTAATTAAAATAAGTTTAAATAAAATCATTTTAAATCAAATATTGTATTAAGGAATATCGCTGGAGGTGAAGTTATGGGATTGGCAAAATCTGGAATTTTGTCGGAGGTAGAATTCTATAAAATGATTATGCTGCCATATGAAGATCAACCGGATTATCTGTTGTGTGATGATTTTAAATGGATAGAAAATGAATTTTTTGTATGGATTAGGCATGATCGAATCGAAGATTTTGTGGATTATTTTGTAACTAAATTCGGGAAAGAATGTTTCGATTATAAAAGCACAAAAGCCGATTTGACTATAGATCATGTGATTATAAATATGACAGATTTAATTGGACATGCGGTAGATATTGAATCTGTATTTCCAAAAGATCCGCGCATGTTTAGCGAAAAGATAGACGATCACATAATGTGGGGTTGATGCAGGTGGTATAGATGTGAAATTGCAGGATACATATGTTGTTATTAATTTATGTGAATTGTTTGGAGACACAGTAAATATTGAATCTGTATTTCCAAAAAAGGAATATACACATTAGGAGAATCTATTATGAAAGTAGTTGATTTAATAAATATTTTAAATCAGATAGGATATGATGAAAATACTGAATTAACATTTAGTTGCACAGATGGCAATACCGGGCAGTATTACGAGATTCCATTTGAAGAAATATCTTTTGGAGAAGAATTAACTGGAAAACCTTACGAAAAAGATCAAATTGACATTGAAGTCGATGTGGATTCAGTTAAATCGTATTTACATAATAAAGGAATGTCAATGTTAGATGACTTAATTTTGGACATGTGTGATGTAATAGCAAAATATAGAGAATAAATATAATAATGAAAAATTTCTTTCGTATGGATTTTAGGTGATTAAAATGAGCGTTAGACAAGATACATTAGACCAGGTAGAAGAAGTTTACCAGCGAAATCAGCGTTGCATAGGATCTTTTAGTAAAAAAGAGAGTCCGGAATTATATAATATGTGCAAGCACTGTGAAATTTATATGGGAGATGATCATGATTATTCTGAATGTCGAGATCAACAGTGCTTCATTAATTGGCTTGCACTAGAATATTTAGATTGGATTAACGGGTATCATTGAATGGGAAGTAATGAACGGATTCAATATTAGTCTTTTATTAATTGTGGTTAAATGAAAAAACGAAAACTTAGACCAGAACCGCCATGGTGGTGGACATTAGATAATGATAATTGCTGGTTTTGCAAAAATAGAAATAATTGCAATGGATGCAAACTTTTAAAAGAACAACAAGCAATTGAAAGAAAAAGAAGAGATAGAAAACGAAAATTAAGAAAAGTAAATTACGAAGAATAAAGAAGTGGATGATATGACAAATTCTGGGATTTTGCCGGAAGTGAAATTGTATAAAATGATTATGCTTCCAAATGAATACGATTACGAAGATATCCTGATCGAAGAATTTGGTTGGGTAAAAGATATTTTAAATTAACAGAAGATCAATTGAAAAAGTGTTCTGAATTTTTTAGAAAATATCCATATGGAGTAATTACATTTGGGTGAAAAGGAGAAACAATGAATATATTAAATGTCTATTTATTACTTATAGGAATTTTTATGTCAATCATGGGAATTGTCTGGTCTAAGAAAAATTGGATTAATGTTTTTATAAAAATATTATATTTAGTAAGTGGTACATACTTGATTTTATATGCTTTGTATTTGAGTAATATTTTATTAGTTATACATAAGAGTTGAAAAATTTATTTCAAGGAGAATTTAATTATGAGAATAAAAAATATTAAAGACATAGAAGTATTTCTGAATGTTGTAAAACAGTGCAAAGGTGATGTTACGTTAACATCTCAGTATGGTGATAAATTCAATCTCAAATCTGCACTGAGCCAGTATGTTGCAGTTGCAGCACTTCTTGGAGAGCATGGGGATGAGCTGGAACTCTGGTGTACCGATAAAAGTGATGAGACAAAATTTTTAGAAATGTTTAAAGAAAATCCGGCAATGGTATAGAGGATACTAAGATGAAAAGTATTATTGGATGTATTATAAATGGAATTATAGCTTCGGGAATAGTATTTCTATCAGGAGTTCAGAGTAATAGTCCTGAATTTTGGGGATTATTCGGATTATGTTGTTTGATGGTAATTAATAGTGCAACGACAATTTGAGATGAATAATTTTGTGAAATTATGCAAGTAAATAAAATATATAATCAAGATTGCCTAGAAGGATTAGGATTATTAGACAATGAATGTATTGATTTGACAGTAACATCACCGCCGTATGATAACTTGCGATTATATAATGGTTATTATTTTAAGTTTGAAGAAATAGCGAAGGAACTATATAGAGTGATGAAACCAGGAGGTGTTATTGCATGGATCGTTGGAGATAAAACAAAAAACGGTTCTGAAACAGGAACATCATTTCGTCAAGCTTTATATTTTAAGGATATAGGTTTTAATTTACATGATACTATGATATACGAGAAAAATAATCCTACACCTCAAAAATCAAACAGATATCAACCATGTTTTGAATATATGTTTATATTAAGTAAGGGGAAACCAAAGACATTCAATCCTATAATGATTGAGAAGAAATATATAGAATCTCGACCAAATAAAATGTATAACAAAGACAAATCTGGGATGCAAATTCAGCATCAATATTCCTCATCATCTAATTTGAAAATCAAAAACAATATATGGAAATATAATGTGGGGCTATATCATAGTACAAATGATAAAGAAGCATTTAAACATCCTGCTATATTTCCGGAACAGTTGGCTGCTGATCATATTCTATCATGGTCAAATGAAGGTGATATTATTCTTGATCCATTTATGGGTAGCGGAACCGTTGCAAAAATGGCATTGATTAACAAGAGAAAATTTATAGGATTTGAGATAAGTACTGAATATTGTAAATTAGCAAAAGAAAGGATATCTAAGTATGTATAAAACATTAAATGAAACCGTAGACGGAATGTGTAGTACTGATTATAAAGAAAGATTTGTTGCAGAATATAATCAGCTTGTAATTAGATATAGAGGATTAAAGAATATGTTGGACAAATGGGATAGAAATGAATTAGATTTTACACCTACTTGCCCGCGAAGCACCTATAATTTACAGATTAAAGCTATGACAGATTATATTGACGTACTTGAGGCACGAGCTGCTATGGAAAATATTTATCTTTGATAATGGATAATATTGTATGTTTGAGCCAAATGAATGGAGAAATAGAATATATCTAAGTCCTCCGGATAACATGTATGACTTGTATTATAAAGTTTGTTGTTATTGGAATGCAAAAACTGAAATGTATGATTCTATTTTAGCTGACAGTTATTTATATGATTCAGCATATATTTCAAATCCTAAACTTCGTGGCTATTCTGCCGAATATTCCCGTCAAATATTTTTATTTTGTCAACATGTACTTATTTGTGAATGTGAGAAACCGTTTGATGAAACCTTATGGAAGCATATAAATAATAATAAATATTCTGCTCGTCAGTGGATAAAAGAATATGAAAGAATGGTTTCAACTGGAGAATTAGATTTTATAGAAAAATATAAAAATTGAATAGGAGAGTTTATGAATTACGAAGATTTTCTGAAACAAAAAGATTATGTTCTGGAAAGTAGTGGATTTGATATTGATAAAGATAAATTAAATCCAATGCTATTTGATTTTCAGAAAGATGTAGTGAGATGGGCGTTAGCAAAAGGTAGAGCTTGTATTTTTGCATCTTGCGGCTTGGGAAAAACGTTAATGCAATTATCATGGGCGCATCAAGTTCATTTACATACGGGTGGTAAAGTATTGATTCTTGCCCCTTTATCAGTTGCAGATCAGACAAAAAGAGAAGCAGAAAAATTTCATTATGCAGCAAAGGTCTGTGAGAAACAAGAAGATTGCATTGATGGAATTAATATTACGAATTATGAAAAATTAGACAAATTTGTTGCAAATGAATTTGTTGGAGTAGTCTTAGACGAGAGTTCAATTATTAAATCCTATACCGGAAAGGTTAGGACATCTATTATAGATAATTTCGCAAATGTTCCCTATAAATTAGCATGTACTGCAACGCCAGCTCCAAATGATTATATGGAATTAGGAAACCATTCTGAGTTTTGTGGAGTAATGACAAGATCCGAAATGCTTTCTATGTTTTTTGTTCATGACGGAGGACAGACCTCCAAGTGGAGATTAAAAGGACATGCAAAAGATGTATTTTGGCAGTGGATGGCAAGTTGGTCTGTATTTATTGATAATCCTGCAAATTTAGGATATGACGGCACAGATTATAATCTTCCGCCACTTAATATTCACGAGATTATTGTAGACGGGGATGAACCAGTAACCGAAACAATGACATTAACAGAAAGAAGAAACGCAAGAAAAGATACCCTTGAATTAAGATGTCAAAAGGCAGCGGAGTACGTAAATAATTCAGACGAACAGTGGCTCGTTTGGTGTGATCTAAACGCAGAAGGTGAGCGTTTAGGAGAATTAATCAATGAGAGCAAAAATGTTCAGGGTAGCGATAAGAATAAATATAAGAGTGAAACAATGCTTTCATTTTCAGATAGAAATCTAAAATGTCTCATCAGCAAACCCCAGCTCGCAGGTTATGGCATGAATTGGCAGAATTGTCACAACGTTATTTTTACTGGATTATCAGATAGCTTTGAGCAGTATTATCAGGCTGTAAGAAGATGTTGGCGCTTTGGTCAGACGGAAGAAGTCAATGTATATATTATTATTTCCGCAAAAGAAGGTTGCGTAAAAGAGAATATCGAAAGAAAGCAATCTGATTTTGTCGCAATGAGAGATGCCATGATTAGCCTCACAAAAGAGATCACTAAAAAAGAACTTAGATCAACTTGTAGACTTACCACACCTTATGAAGCAAATACAGAAATGAAATTACCAAACTGGGAGGAATTTAAATAATGGAAAATGTAAATGTAATCGATCAGGCAATCGCAAATAGATATGCTCTTTATCATGGAGACAGTGTGGAAATCACAAAAGATATTCCAGATAATAGCATTCACTATACAATCTTTTCACCTCCGTTCTCGCAGCTTTATGTTTATTCAAATTCTGATAGAGATATGGGTAACTGTAAAGGTGACGATGAATTTTATAATCATTTCAAATATCTGGCGAAAGAATTATACAGAATCACAATGCCAGGCAGACTTTTAAGCTTTCATTGTATGGATCTTCCATTAATGAAATCCAGAGATGGTGTTATTGGACTTAAAGATTTTCCTGCTCTGATGCTTAAAATCTTTCAGGATTGTGGATTTATTTATCATAGTAAAGTAACAATTTGGAAAAATCCTGTAACAGAAATGCAGCGTACAAAAGCATTAGGTCTTTTACATAAACAGATTAAAAAAGATAGTTCTATGAGTAGACAGGGACTTCCGGATTATGTAATTACTGTAAGAAAACCTGGTGAAAATCCCGAAAGAGTAGAACATACAAATGAATCATTTCCTGTCGGAGTATGGCAGAATTATGCATCTCCTGTATGGATGGATATTCGTCAGAGTGATACATTACAGAGAAAATCTGCGAGAGCGGATCAGGACGAGAAACATATTTGTCCTCTTCAGTTGGAAGTTATTCAGAGATGTATTGAACTGTGGACAAACCCGAATGATATTGTTTTTGATCCATTTGGAGGAATTGGATCAACTCCGTATGTTGCTGTAAAAATGGGTAGACGTGGAATTGCGAGTGAATTAAAAGATAGTTACTTTGAACAGATGAAGAAAAATGTTGAATTGGTAGCTGCCGAAGAACCATCTCTTTTTCCTGTAGGAGAGAAAAGTATTGAGGATGTAGTCGCCTAAGTGACTATTTTCTCATATGAAATACAACTTTCGAGGGAGAATAAATATGTATACAAAATTGGACGCGAAAATAGAAGCATTAGGGTTTGTTAAGTTAGAGAACGAAGAACCAGAAGATGAATTCGGAGTGTCTTACAGGCGTGAAAAATACACGCAGCGAGTAGATATTCTTCGTATTCCAGAAGGTGATCACATTGTAACTTCCTATGAAGAGAAAATGAATAGTGAAGATAGAAATAATGTAATTGGACTTACATATGAAGAAATGGTTTTATTCGCGAAGAAATTAAAAGAAATGAAGAAGAAATATAAGTGGGAGTAGCTATGAGATTAAGTGAAATTGCAGAATATATGATAGAACATCATATGGGAGAAAGTCTGGAATCAGAAGTCGTGCGTGGTAATCACGAAAAATGGTATGAAGAATCATTGATTGATCCTCTGATGGATGAGTTCTGGTATCACGACTTGGGATTATGTGGATGTAATTGTCCCGAAGATACAAAAGAGGCAATCAGAAAATATCTTCACATCAGAAAAGACTTTCATGACAAAGAACTTGCATACGAAGGTGTTGTGAGAAGATATCGGACTGATCTTGGAATAGACGAGCATAGTCAGGTGCAATATGGAGTTTTACAGTTCATGATGTATGTACTTGATAAAGAAGGTTATACGGATCATGGCGGCAGCGTGGGCGGTTCTTGGCTTACTAAAAAAGGTGAAATGTTCATGGACGTATTGGATGCGTGGTATAAACGAGAACATTCGGAGAATTAGTAATAGAAGGAGTTAAAAATATGAATAGACAAACGGAAGATTATATTTCATTAAAGCCTATTGCTGATAGATTTAAAAATGTTGCGAATTCCATTACTGATAATGAGATTAGGAATATGATTAAAAATTCTTTGCAAAGACAAATTGATGAACAGCTTAATTTAGGATTGGACACTTTAGGATGTCGTACAACAGAGATAATTGATCACTGGTTTGATGATTATGGTAATGAGGATTTTGTTGTAACTCTAATTCAAAATGGTTTAAAGAAAAAATTTGATTGAAACATAGGATTCGCGCATTCTCGTGACTTTAGTCATGAGTAATTCACACAGCCGACAGTTGTAGAAGTTGTTAAGACAGCCGAGAAAGAACCGGTTCCGGCAGCAGGTAAAGAACCTGAGATTCCAGATTTTATGAAACAAGAGGAATAAGATATAGCAACAATTCATTCAGTATTTGAGTCATTGCTGTATATTTCATTTTTACCATTGTTAGGCACAATAATTTATGCTGCCGCAAAGGATAAGATCCGACCATTGTTCGTAGCCTCGGTAGTATCACTTGTTATGAACATTCTTGTTCAACTTACGAGGTGACAGCATGATCGGGACGTTAGAAGAAGTCATGAAGGATATGAAATATGGCGTACTTGATTTCACAAAGGACGGTAAATGCAGTGGTTGCGGACAATGTTGTAGCAACTACTTGCCAATATCCAGTAAAGAAATTAAAGAAATTAAACGTTACGTAAAGAATCGTCATATCACTGAACAGAAGCATAATTATCCTTCAGTTGTGGCATTTGATCTTACTTGCCCGTTCCTGGATGATTCCAAAGAAAAAGAAAAATGTCTCATTTATCCAGTGAGATCTGAGATATGCAGAGATTTTGTCTGCAACAATCCGAACGAGGCAATCAAAAACAAGAAACTTATGTATAAGAAGTACGCAGCAGTAGATATGCGAGAAATATTTTTTGGAGGCAACGGGAATGAACAATAAAGAAATTTTAAAGAAAGTGAAGGAGCTTGTTGAACTTCTGGAAAAGCAGGAAGAAGCTGACAAAGTTGTGTTGTCAACACTGAAACGAGGAGATGTGTTTCAGACCACTGGAAAGCGTAAATACAAGGTTCTGGAACAGTATGGAGATACAACGAAAATTATTTCGCTTGATCTGGTGAAAGAAAATGTAGAGTTTGGTGATACCTCAGATTACAAAACATCAAACGTAAAGAAACTGTGTGACACTGAAATTCTGAAAGACTTCGAAGAAGAATTCGGGGCAGAAAATGTCGAAACACACACAGCAGATATTATCACTGCGGATGGACAGAAATTTGGGACTGTTGATTATAAAATCCGTCCAATTACATTTGATGAAGCACGAGAATACACAGATATTACACCGAACAATGATCTGAACGACTGGTATTGGACATTATCGCCATGGTCAACGGAAGAACGTGGATGGAAAAAAAGTATTACCGTTGTTTCCCCTTCGGGCTTTGTCAGCAGCCACGGCTATTACTTCAGCGTAAGTGGTGTTCGCCCAGTTTGTATCTTAAAATCTAATATCTTTGTATCTAAGGTGGAGGAATGATTATGAAGAAAAATCTGAAATATTTTGAGGATGAATTATCCAGATTAAGTAAAGAGTTCGTAGAATTCAAGAAAAAGCACATCGGAAAGCCGGAAATCGGAAAAGCTATTGAACTTGCTGGTATGGAATGGCTGATTCTGGATAAGACAGAAAAAGGATATTTTGCCATTTTGAATGGATTTGATGGAAAAGAAAGAACATTTGATTCAGCTTCAAATAACTGGATTTCAAGTAAACTGAGAAATGAGTTAAACACTCGTTTTCTTAAAAAAATTACGGACGAGCTTGGAGAAGATGCAGTTATTGAGTTTGATCGAGATTTACTTTCTATGGACGGTCAGACAGAATATGCACATTGTAAAGATAAGATTTCGATTTTGACGGTGGATGAATACCGAAAATACAGAAAAATCCTTCCAAATATGGATAAATGGTGGTGGCTGCTTACTCCATGGAGTACACCAGCAAATGATTACAGTACAACAATTGCTATTGTTTCCCCTTCGGGCTTTGTCTGCAGCGTCAATTGCTTCTACGTTTATGGTGTTCGCCCAGTTTGCATCTTTTCTTCTTCAATCTTTGAATCAGGAAATGATGATTGATGGCGAATGAAGATTTAAAGGTAATAACAAATGTTAAACAGCACGTTTGGCAAGGCAAATTGCCAATTTACCAGAAAAAGATGAAATCGAAATTTCAAAGGGAGAAATATAAAGTATGAGAAGATATGAATCAGCAAAATATCTGAGAATCACGATGTATGATAATGATTTCACTTATTCACTCTTACAGTTGGCTGATATTTTGTACGAAATTTTTTGTATAACAAGATTTCCAGAAGACAACGATTTACCTATATTAAAAGATTATGTACAGCATTTGTGGTTTTCATTACATAATATTGATCGTCGAATGGAATACAAGAGTTGTAATGATTTTAAAGAAACTCATTTAAAAATATTTACGCCTCATTTGAAGTTTGTGGATTATTTAGATATTCCGGCTGAAGGGAACAATGACGCAGATGTATATATTCCAATGTTTGAAAATGCTGAAATTCTTAGAAGATAGGAGATGGTATTGTTGTTGGACATTCAGGATCTTACACTACTTAAAATAACATATGTAAAAGAATGGCAAATCCGTTTTGATTATGGAGATGTCCATTATTTGCTGCATGGTACAGAAGAATTAGGAGAACCAGATAGACAAGAGCTTTATAAAAGAACCGTATTCCAAGATGGAAAATATGATCTTTATCATATCGCAACTCATTATGGGTCAGAAAATGTATGCAATGATTACATAAGAATAAGGAACAAGAGTAAAAAAGCATTTGGTTATTACGATAAAATTGTATATGGTCATATTGATAAAGAGTTTTTTGCTTATAAACTAACAAAACGAGGTTTTGCTTCTGGAATTATGGAGAATAAAGTAAAAGAAGAATCACAAAGAATAAGTAAGATTCAAAAACAAATCATGGAACTTCAAAATCAGATTGACGAACTAAGACAACAGATAAATGATTATATCTAACATAAATGAAACCGATATTTCAGGAGGAAAATATGAAAAGACAGATTAGAAAAGGTGTTTATGAAACAAATTCTTCAAGTACACATGCGATTTGTATTACAAAAGAAAATGTAGAAAATAATGTAATTCCAAATCATATTGATTTTTGCATCGGAGAATATGGTTGGGAATTTGAAGAATATAAGGATATCTATAATAAAGCTTCTTATTTAATTACCGCAATTCTATCATTTGAAAAAGAATATGCAGATGAAAAATTAGAACAGTTAAAATCAATCCTGAATTCTTATGGAATTACTTACACTCTTCCAGATGTAAAAGTTCAGGCAACTGAATGGGATGGAAAAACTTGTTATCACTATGATATAGACGGATACATTGATCATAGTGGTGAACTAAAACCTTTACTTGATGATTTGTTATCAGATTCGGATAAGTTATTTAGATTTTTATTTGGAGAATCTCTTCTTATTACTGGAAACGATAATGGTTATGACTATAATGATAGAATGCGGATTGCTGAAGAAACAGAAGATGAGAGTTGGGGTAGTTATACAATATATGGTGATTTGAAACCTGAATTTGACAAATATGATATTTATGAAAAGAGGAATTAAACATGAAGAGGCAAATTCGCAGAGGAGTTTTTGAATCAAATTCAAGTTCCATGCATGCATTATGTGTAATGAAAAAGAGTGAGCAATATACACCAGAAGAAATTTTAGACAGTTTATATTTGTATGATGATTACGAGACTCAAGAAAAGGACTGTATTTGGGAGCCGCGAGAATCAAACATGGAATTTGGAAGAAGCCCATTTAAAGCAATTGGAACATTTGCAGATAAATGGTTATATGCTTGCGCATCAATGGTTGAAGAATATAACGACAATACTTATAAAGAACTCGAAAGAATTGCATTTAAATATATTCCTGGATTAAAGAAAATAGTGATGCCGTTTACATATGGATGCAATCTAAATAAAGATAATCCTAAAAATGATGGTGATATTCTTTGTAAAGAATGTGGAATGACAGAAGATGAATTAATCGAATATCTCATGCAAAAAGAAGAAAAATGGGGTATAGAAATAAATTATTGGAAAGACAGAGATGGAGACTGGGGCTATCATGAACCATATACAGGACAGGTTGATGAAGATATTTTAAGTAGATTCCTAGAAACGGAGAATATTACATTAGAGGAATTTTTGATTAACAAGAAATATGTTGTGATTCAGGACGGAGACGAATGTTGCGAATTCACAAAAATTAAGAAAACTGGATTAATTAATTTTGATGCAATTGATCATGAATATCCGGATAGAGAATAGGAGAATAAAAAATATGAAGAGACAAATTAGACGTGGTGTATTTGAAACTAATTCATCAAGTGTGCATAGTTTAACAATGTGTACACAATCAGATTATGATAAATGGAAAAATGGAGAACTTATTTATGATTATTGGGAAGATAAATTAATTCCACTTGATGATACAGAATATCATGATGATGACAGATATTACACATATGATCGTTTTAATGAGTATGGCACACTTGATTATGAAACTTTTGAAGATACATTTACGACAGAAAATGGTGATACAGTAGTTGCATTTGGATATTACGGTCACGATTGATTAGGAGGATTAAGAATGGGATTATTGGGAAGATATAAAAACGGTAACTTTGTGACAACTATTTTGAGTGATGGAACAAAAATTAGAGAAACAGAAGATGATGAATTTATTCCTTTATTTGCTGAAAATATGGATATTAAAATTTGCAACTATTGTGATATGGGATGTAAATTTTGTCATGAAGGTAGCACAATAAATGGTAAATTTGGTAATATTTTAAATGAAAAATTTATTGATAGTTTACATCCATATCAAGAAGTTGCGATTGGAGGTGGAGATGCAACCAGTCATCCTGATTTAACCCCGTTCTTACAAAAACTAAAAGAGAAAAAAGTGATTGCAAATATGACTGTTAATCAGATCCATTTTGAAAAGAAACAGGAATTAATCAAAAAGTTAGTCAACGAGAAATTAATCTATGGTCTTGGCGTTTCGCTAGTAAATCCCACAAAACATTTTATTGAACTTATAAAACAATATCCAAATGCAGTTATTCATGTGATTAATGGAGTATTAAAACCATCTGATATAAAAGCATTAGAGAATAATAATTTAAAGATGTTAATTCTTGGGTATAAACATTTGCGTAGAGGTAATGAGTATTTTGAAGAAGAACAGAATGATATTGAGACTAAGCAGCAATGGTTATATGAAAATCTTGAAGATATTATTCAGAAATTTCAAGTTGTAAGTTTCGATAATCTTGCTATTGAGCAGTTGGATGTAAAAAGATTATTAACTCAGGAAGAATGGGATGAGTTTTATATGGGAGATGACGGATCAACAACTTACTATGTTGACATGGTAGAGCGAAAATTTGCAAGAAGTTCAACAGCTCATATGAATAAAAGATATGATTTACTTGATTCTGTCGATGATATGTTCAATGTGATTAGAATGGAGAATGATTAAATGGAATGGAGTAATAGAAAATATTTTCTTGTTAATTGCGGTGGGTGGTTGCATAATCTCTGGGTTTCTGAATTAAAAGGAATTAAATCTGTAAAAATTCACAATCCATATTCATGGAATATAAATCATAAAGGACATGAAAATTATATGGTAGGTGTAAATTCTTCTAAGGTAAATTCCGTTATAACAATTTTCAATAATGCAAAGAAAGTAACCAATGGTAGATATTTATATAAAGAAATCACAAAAGAAATTGCAGGACAATAGTGGAGGTAAAACATGAAAGTGCTTAAAGATGAAATGCCAGATATTAATTGGAGGCAAACTTTTACAATTGAATTTTCGTTAAAGGAATTATTGATTTTATATGATGCGTTTTCAATGGTTTCGTTTGATTCACAAATAAGTGAATATAAAAACAAAGCAAATATTCCATACTCTATAAAAGAAAATGATAGTTTTTATAAGGATTTTGCGGATTTAGTAGAGAATAAAATAGATATAGAAAAATTACATAGAGAATGAAACGTTGCTTTCATATGAAAAATTTGAGGTGAAATTATGATTTATAAATTAACATTAGGTGATTGGTCAGAGGATGGACATGGACAATATCGAGAATTCTTATTTGACTGTAACTATGACGTTCATAAGATCCGTCAGGCATATAAAGATAGTTGCAAAAAATTAGGGATTTCATTTAATCATAACTCCGATTATACAGAATTAGGGCTTCGTTTCAGAGATGAACGTCAGATATGGACTGAATATGAGGATGAGAACATAAGTGAATTTGCCTTTAATGTTTTAAAAACAGAAGGATGTCTTGATAATATTGATTATCATGAAGAAGATGGTGAATATTTTATTGAAGGATATTCTGAATGTGCAATACTCATTATGAATTTTATTGCATTATCCATGCCTAACGATTTCGAGTATAAACTGGTAGAAAAAGAAGACTACGAGCCTATTAATGGATGGTGGAATGATGAATTGAACGAGCAATTTGGATATGGATTGTTTTATTAAAAGGATTGTTTTATGAATTTTTATAGAGAACTAACTTCTGACGAACAGGTGGTATATAAATCACTTTTTCGTGGAGATAAAAGTAACTATGTTCCAGAAGAAATTAATGGAAAATCTGCTAATAGCTGCGACTATCATGCCATGACTCATGCTCATACAGAAATATTAGGTGTTTTCTGCGACAATACTGCAACATCAGATCAGGAATTAAGAGAAATACTTACTATAGGACTTTCTGAATGGCGAAAAAGATGCCTAAATGCTGACTGTATATCTTGTGTGTGGTACAGACAACAAGAAAACCCATGTGAAATTTGTAATGATTGCTATGACTGATTTGATGGAGAATAAAATGTGTGTATGTAAAAATGGATATGAATTACAAAAAGATTTGAAACCACCACAGCGTTGTCATTCTGATGAACAATGCTATATTGATTCATGTAAAGAATGTAGTGCTTACGATCACAGATATGACATTATTGATCAAGCAATTGAATCTGCGAAATGCAGAATTTACAGATTAAAAGCTAATCGAGGTGAAAGTTTTGCTCATCAGAACAAAGCAGAAAATCAAATTCAGCTTATGAATGTAACAATTGATGCACTTAAGTATTATAAAGAGAATCTATATATGTAGAACAAAACAGGAGGAAGATAAAATGATGAATAATTTTTTAAATGGAATGTTTGGCAAAATCGGCAATGGAATGTGTAAATTATCTATGAGTGGCAATATTGCCGTCAAAACATCTAATGGATACAAAAGCTACAATGTAAAGACTGGAAAACTCACAAATTGTGGCAACTTCGTATTTCCTGGTGTTGATGAGAATTTTTTCTTTGTGATTCCGACAAATAAGGTTACAAAAGGAGATATTATTCTTGTAAGTGGAAAACCAAGATGTGTCATTGAAACAGAAAAAAATCGAATTACAGTTATTAACTACGAGGATTCCACCATTGAAACAATTTTGCCTGAACGCCACATGTTTATGGGAAATACATATTTCTACGGAAAAATCGTTTCTATGTTCGGGAGCGATTTAAAAGGTAAGAACGGTGCAAATAAAATCTTCAAGTATATGATGATGTCTCAGATGATGGGTGGAAATAATACTTCCGGATTATCAACTGAAAGTAACGGCATGAATTCCATGCTTCCATTTATGATGATGGGCGGCAATATGGGTGATATGTTTGATGGAATGTTTGACTTTGACGAAATTGAAGATACAGATGAAGTAGACGAGGAGGAAGAATAATATGGGATGCGGATCATGGACAAGTAAATGCTTTACTGATTATTCACTAAGCAAAGGAATGGATGTTTCTACAAGCGGATCTATTTTAGGAACATATTCAAATCAGGAGATGTTCAAATCTCGAAGCATTGATCCGGGGCTTTCTCCAATCCATGTCATGAGAGAATGCTGTGACAACGATGAACATCCAAATACCGTCCCAGTGGTACTAGGCTTGGATGTGACAGGATCGATGGGTGATGCAGCAGTTGAAATTGCTAAGAAACTCAATGTAATTATGACAAAACTGTATGAAAAAGTAACTGATGTTGAATTTATGATCATGGGTATTGGAGATTTGTCTTATGATAATTGTCCTATTCAGATTTCACAGTTTGAATCAGATATCAGAATTGCGGAGCAGCTGGATAAACTTTATTTTGAGTTTGGTGGCGGCGGTAACAGATTTGAATCCTATACAGTAGCATGGTATATGGGATCTCGCCATACAAAACTTGATTGTCTGTCTCGTGGTAAAAAAGGAATAATCATCACAATTGGAGATGAACAACTTAATCCTTATCTCCCGTTAAGAGGTAGATATTGTGGACTCGAAGATGCAACAGGTGATAAATTACAGACAGACATTGAAACAAAAGATCTTTACGATGAAACATCTAAAAAATTCAATATCTATCATCTGGATGTTCAGCATGGACGAAGATGGGATGAAGATGAAATTGAAGCATCTTTTAAAAAATATCTCAAAGATAATCATTTCAGAAGAGTTTCTATGGACAGCATCGCAAATGAAATTGTAGATATTGTAGTCAGCGAAGTAGAGAATAATAAAACAGAAGAACCAGTAATTGCATCAGAAAATTCTGAAGGAATCATATGGTAAGGTAGGAGATCATAGAAGATGAAAGACATTAAGATTGTGATTGGAAGTAATTTTGGGGATGAGGGAAAAGGAATGATGACAGATTTCTTTTCCCAGAAATCAAACAGCATTGTAGTGTGTTCAAACGGCGGAGCACAACGCGGACATACCGTAGTAACTCCAGATGGAATCAGACATGTCTTTCATCATTTTGGTTCCGGAGCATTTAATGGAGCAAGCACGTATTTACCAGAAGATTTTATCTTAAATCCAGTTGTTTTCCGCCAGGAATTACACGAGCTTTACAGAGTAAAGCATCTTCCCGCAACATATATTCATAATGATTGTATGGTCACAACTCCATGGGATATGATGGCAAATCAGATTGTTGAAGAAAGTCGTGGTAAGAATAAACACGGAAGTTGTGGCATGGGAATTTTTGAAACAATTACACGCTACAAGGCGGGAGTAGTTGATTTAGATTCTTCTATTCGCGATTATTATTTGGAACGGTTTTCGGAAGAAAATATACAGTTATCTGATTCATGGAAAACTCTTATTATGAATGATGATATATTCGATCATTTCTTAGATGATTTGGATTTTATGAACGAATATTGTTCTGTAATTTCTGATGACTATTTTCTAAATCTATTCGATAACATTGTATTCGAGGCAGGACAGGGTTTACTACTTGATCAGAACAATCTTGAATATTTTCCAAATTTAACTCCTTCAAATACAGGCATTAAAAATCCTAAGAAAATTATTGAACGTGTTGAGTGGAATGATGAGATCGAGATAGAAACCTGTTATGTTACAAGAACATATATGACGAGACACGGTGTGGGCAAGTTTCCTACTGAATGTAATAAATCGGTAATTAATGGAAAAATGTTTGATAAAACAAATGTACCTAATATTCATCAGAATTCATTAAGATACGGAACATTAGATTACGAAGAATTATGTAGTAGATGTTCAAACGATGTTAAAGATTTTGGGGATAAAAAATCTATTGCTATCACACATTGCAATGAATTTCCATATGATTCAAATAAAATCTCTGAAATATTTAAAGGATGGGATATTTACTATTCTAATGGAGAAATTCGGGACAGTATCAATAGAAAGTGTGATAGTTTATGAAAAAAGATAATAGAGAAATTCATATTTGGTTAGACGATCCGCCGTGTATAGTGAATGCATGTACTTCATATTTTTGTACTAGAGATTTATTTGATATAAATGAGAAAATTATTCACACTACACAAACACATTTTTGTTCGTTCAGATATCACAGAAGAATCTTTGTACATGTAAACGGTGGAGTACATGAAATTAAAATTGGTGAAACAGAAGGTACGAATAGAGAAATTCGCGAAGGACATAATATTGAGAAAATGTTATTTGCTGGAGAATTTGACTGGTTTAGAGGGTAAAGAAAATGTCTACAGGATTTAATTGGTTTAAGTCATATAAAATCACAATCCATCGAGCAACAAAAATGTGGGATTGGGATGAACACAAGCTCGAATATATTGGTGGAGGAAGTAGTTCTCATTCAGGAACAAACATTGCCAATGTTCAAGACCTCATTGAAAAATATAGTGGAAAGAGAATCCCTACAATTGAAGAGGATTTTATAAATTCAGAAGATGAAGATTTACATTTAATTGATCCAAAAGAGATGTCACAAATTTGTGAAAAGATATTAGCTGACAACGAAGTTGACAAAGTAAATATGAGAGATCGAATAGAGTTGTTTAAAGATTTATCAGACGAAGGATATTTTCTTTCATATGACTATATGTAACAGCAATGAAATCAGAGTTTCATCGGCATAAAATTGAGGTAAAAATGATAGAAAATGAAGAAATTCAAGAAATTAGACTAAATCCGGTATTTTTCAAGAATGACGACCTGCAAAGCCTTATAAATCAAGGGTTCCAGGCATCATATATGACGGACGAAGAATTAAGTGATAAAGACGTTATTTACGAAATTTGGACAAAAAACCAATGAAAATGCGTGTTTTAAGGAGGATAAAATGGTTCACATATGTGTCGGAAGAGAATGCAACGATTATATAGATTGTGATAAAAAGGACATATGCAAGTATTCGCGAAATAAAAAGTTTCCAATGAGCATATTTAATCTATTTTTGCTATATAAGAGAGATAATAGACTTAGTGGCACTTCTAAATGTCCATATAATAAAAGTCGAAATTATACGTGTTGGGATTGCGCTCATCAAACAAATTGGGAAGAATGTGATGTAGTTCCAAAAGATAGACTTCCGTATGTTGCACAGGATGGCTGGAAAGTTTATAGCAGATGTGGAAGTTTTAAGAAAGCAAACTATGCGGATAATTATCTGTCCGAAGAATATAAATATTAGAAGGATTATAAAATGAAAAGATTAACTATTCAGGAGTTTCCACGTACTGACATATTATGGAATAAAGTAAATGAAATCATTGACTATATCAATAAAAAAGAAAACAACAATCCAGAGTCGTTATATGCAATTAAAAATATCGAAACTGGAGAAATCATTTTCAATGCACGTGGTGGAGCGTATCAAAACAAAGAAGCAGCAATTAGCAAATGTTTAGAATTAGGACAGGAAACGCATAAATTAGTAGAGTACAAATTGAGTGAGGAACAATTATGATCACATTAGAAGATATTTTGCCACTTGTTTTGGAAAATGATATTCGTCTTGTTGATAACGACTCTGGCGATGAAATCTGTTTTCTTAGAAATGGCTATTTCAATTCTATCTTATCTGAAAAATATTCCCGTGCAATTGTAAAACATATTAACAATGATGAATGTATTGAAGATACCATAAACATTTATATTTTGGTAAGAAATAATGATTAAATACAACAAACCATATCCTACAATCGGAGAATTAATAAAAGACAAGGACTATGATTATGTTTCATATAGAATGCTGATTCCTGGATTCGATGAAGAAAACGGGGAATTCGCAGGTTGTTTCTCATCGAAAAATGGTGAGATTATTCCATTGGATTATGACACATATTACGAGTCCGAAGAAGTTATCGCCTCGGAAGAATGGAATATGCCAAAAGAGGGAATTGAAAACGGATTAACTGTTGTTGTAGAAGGGGAATTTTTATGAAAGAAATTGGAAGAAAACGTATAAATTATGACTCAATCGTCACAGTGGAACTTTCATTAAGAGAATTACAAATCATAAAAGATGCGTGTGGTGTGTCAAAATTCGAAACTATGCGTAATATATGGGATACAAAAAATCCACCATATACATTTGAAGATAAAGATAAAGTAAGAGCAACGGCAAGTGCTATTTTATCAAGTTATATGTAAAAGGTGGTGAAAATACAATATTATGCCAGTATTTTATTTTTTAGTAATTTGTGGTGCAATCGCAGTATGGTTTTTACTTTCTGGGCTTTTTTATCCGATTGGCAAGTTTCTAAAGCACATTGGAAATGATGCAATTGGAGAATTAACTAGAGAAGATAAAAATAAAAAAGAAAAGAAAACGGAGGATAATGAATGAAACGAGGGAAATTAGGTGGAATTGCATTAGGAGTATTTATTGCCGTTGTATTAATTTGTTTATGGAAATGTAGTGTTCGAGTACCAACCGGATATAAGGCAGTAACATATCATCTGAATGGCGGAATTTCAAAAGATACATTAGATGAAGGATGGCACATTGTTCCGCCAACAGTAGTGAAAACTTCTTTATATTCTATTGGAATTGAACAGTCATACCTTACTTCCGAAGATAAGGGTGATTCTCCTAAAGACGAAAGTTTTAAGACTCCTACAGCAGATGGAAAATCCTTACTTGTTAATTTGGAATTTTCTTATATGTTTGATCAAGATAGAATTACAACAGTGTTTAAAAAATTCAAAGGACAGTCAGGCGAGACTGTAAAAAACACTTTTATTAAACCTAAAATGAAAGCATGGACACAGGAAGTTACTGCAAAATATCCTGTAACAGATGTATTTGGAGATAAACGTCAGGAGCTGAATGAAGCACTTGATACATATCTGAAACAGAAGTTTGATCCATATGGAATCATTATTGACACTGTAAACTTCACATCTATTTCTACGGATGATGAAACTCAGGCGGCTATTCAGAAGAAAGTCAATGCACAACAGGAACTTGAGCTTGCGAATATCGAAGCAAAAACAGCAAAAGTTCAGGCAGATAAAGACAAGGAAGTTGCACTGATCACAGCAGAGCAGGACAAAGAAAAAGCAGCTATTCAGGCTGAACAGGCGAAAATTGAGGCAGAAGGTAAAGCTGAAGCTGTAAAAATCAAGGCACAGGCAGAAGCAGAAGCTAATAAAGAAATTGCAGAATCTCTTACTCCGGAACTGATTGAGAAACAGAAGATTGACAAATGGAATGGTGAAGTTCCAAAAATTCAGGGTGGAGACGCTTCAACGATTGTAGACACAAGAGATATGACTGAATCTACAGAAGAATAATTTTTTATCCATGCACGATGTCAAAGTCGTGTGTGGGATTCACGGAAAACATAAAATGAAGGTAGCCGTTATTTTTAAAAGGAATAATTAATGGATAATGTAATCGGAAGAAAAGTTCGTGTTAAGCCCTTAAATGAGATTCCAACATATTTACATTCATATTGTAAAAATTTTGCTGGAGAGATAGGAGTAATAACAGGGGTTAGTATTAGCCCTAATGAAATAGAATATCGAATTGATTTGGGATGGGAGACAATAAGTACAGTAACAAAATATTTTGATTTTATAGATGAAGAGGAGAATAAAAACATGGCAGCATTAAAAGGATATAAATCAGTAGCAGTAATTGAATTTGGATCTGGATGTTGTAAGAGTACTTATCATTACGCAATTTATGATGATGGTACAAATTACAAGCCAAAAGACATTGTATATGTTTCAGGAAATGCGACATGTCCAATTGCGTCTATCAAAGAAATTATTACACCAGAAGAAGCGGATTTAAGATTCAAAAAATCCATTACGGCAGAAGTTATCTGTAAAATTGATAAATCCGCATATGAGAATAGAGTTAATAACAGAAAACGAGCCGAAAATATTAAAAAGAAAATGGATAAAATGATTAAAGTCATGGATGAAAATAAGAAATACGAAATGTATGCAAATGAAAATCCTGAGTTGTTGAAACTGTTGAATGAATTTAAAGAAGTAAGTGGAATGTAAAATAATGAAATATCACTTTCATTGTTGAGAGGAGATGGATAATATGTTTAAAGTAAAGAGCCGTAGAGGGATTATCTATACCGTTTATGCAGTTGATGGGAAGTACTTTCTAGTTTACGGAACAACGTGGGAATGGAGAAGCATGTATGATTTTTACCCTATAGAAGAAAGATGAAAAGAAAATTAGATTATATCATAGAATCAGATGATGATTGCAGGCTGGTTTTTAGATTTTATCCACGTAGTTCATCATGTCATAGTTTCAATGAGGAACCGCCGAAATCCTGGGGAGATGTATATAAAGTATATTATTCATGGGCGATTTTGATACAGTTTTTTGATGAAGAAGGTGCAATCAGATACACTAAAACAGTATATAAGGATGATTTTGATGAGTGTTCTAGGATAGATGAGATCGCCGCAAGGTGTAAATATCTTGCCAAAGGTAAAGAAAAGATTGAATTAGAACATCAAGGAGACAAATATACAGTTGCCTTGTTAGATACAAATGTTATTCCTATCGGGATGGGCACAACATGGAAAATCTTAAAAAGAGAATATAATGACATCGATTATGGGTATCACATTTCTTATCTTTTTGAGGTTTGGGGATACAATGAACAAGGCTATCGTTTTTATATATCTCAAGAAAGAATACAAGATTTTGGTGAATATTTACAGATGTGTTGTGACTATATGTTGGAACACGGAGAACCAATTTAGAAAAGGAGAAAATAATATGACAGCAAAAGAAAATCGAGATTTACAGGAATTTACAGCATTTTGCGAAAGAAAAGGAATTTGTATTAAAGATGAGAACGGACATTATAAAAGCACACATGATGTATTGTCTGAACTTGCGAGACATTGGGAGAATAAACAGGATTAGAGAATATGAATTGGAATCCCGTGTTAAACAAATTTATTGAAATTAAAAATACCTATATCAAAAAATGGAGAAGAAAAATTCAAATTACTGGAAGACTTTCATAAATGTGATTTGGATGCAAGATAATTATGAAGCGAGATCCTGAAAAACATTATATAAAGAAGAAAATGGATACAATAAGAGTTAAAAAGATTTATCCTAGATTTTTTTATTATCCGTGTGAGAAGTGTGGGTTTGAGTACAAGAAAGAGAATATGTATCAATGCGATTGGGAAGATAGTCGTCTAATTCTATCATATACTCGTTATGGGTGTAGTCATTGTTTCGATAGTGAAACACAATTTGTTAAATATTTACAAGATAATGGAATCTTATATAATGAAGAATCTTTAAAAAGAGCATATCGAGGTTTGGAATGAGTATGAAATCAAATTTCAAGGAGATTTATATGATTGACAGTAACGATACTATTCAGTATGAAAATGGTAGGGATTCCGACTATGAAGATGGATTTGAATATGCGAAATCTATTTATTTGGATATCATAGAAGATATGGCGTATGAGATTGCTACGAACAGATATCCGAAAAAATATACCCATACAGATGATGTATTAAAAATAATTGGTGAATTTGTACCTGAAAAATATAGGTAGTACAAATGACATTCAAAGAACAATCAGAAATTCTTAACAGGCAAAGAATTAAAGAGTGGACACATTTATGTGAAAGCGCAGGAATCTATTTAAAAAAGTCAAATGACGAATACAAGACAGTTTATGAATTTTTTAAAGAATTATCAATTAAATTCAAAGGCAAAAAATAAGAAAGGTTAATTATGGCAAATTTAATTATACGAGATAGAGGAACTGGGAAAAGTACTGCATTAGTATATACAAGTTTTGCAACAAGATATCCGATTCTTGTTCAGTATGAATCAAGAATTCAACATTTAATAACCATTGCAATAGATTTAGGAGTTAATATCCCTCGTCCTATACGAATAGATCAATATCGAGATAGTAAAAGAAAAGAAGAAAATGTATTAATTGATGAAGGTTATGATCTGATTGGAGCTGCGGTTGATTCATATTTAGGAACTCATGTAGCTGCTATTACATTTACAGACAAAATAAAAGAGGGTGAAAATCAATGCAGATAATTCATGCAATTTCAGACAACTTAGAAGCACTATATATTGACGGAGAATTAGTAAGTGAAGGCAGTCATATTGATTTTGATGATACTTTGTCGCTTCTTGCTACTCAAGCAAATACAAAAAATGAAAAAATTTATTTTGAATCTGTATCAGTTGATCAGGATTGGCTAGAAAATTGGAGTTGTTTTCCTAGTCATTTTCATCATATACCAAAAGATATGATTTGTATAAATTAAAGGAGAATATATAGAAAATGATTATTACAGGAATGAATCACTTCCAGAGAGTATGTTTAAAGAAAATGGTTGAATGGTACAACGCAGATGCCGATATTTACCATACGCGGCAAAGGATTAATCTTGATGATGTATTTGTAGTATGGAGTTGCAAAACATTACAGAATTATAAATGTCTAGTATCCACAACGGTTTCTGGTGATGGCATTTACGCGGAATATACATATAATGGGGACAAACAAGAACTTTATGAAGATGTATATAAGAAACTTACAAATACTTGCATTACAGAAGAATAGGGGAAAAAAATGAAACCAATTGTGTTTTATGATTTTGACCATGTATATCAGAACGAAATCACTATTAAGAAGGATAAATTCGAAAAATTGCTTAAAGATGTTTACAATGCAGGATTTGAAGATGGAAGAAGAGATTCGCATTTGTATTTTTCGAATCCTCCGAGAAATGGGGAATGGGAAATTACATGTGGCAGCAATGTGAAAAGAGATCCGATAAACGGCTCATTACATATGGGAACAACAAAAGTCTCTGACAAAATTTAACCACGAAATTTATTTTTCATGGGAATATTAAAAATTCCCTTATATATAATGGTTTTTTATCTAAGTATCATAGCTTACAAATGGTAAAAATATCAGTATTTTTTCTAATTTTATACGGTAAATCAAGAGTTTTATGATGTGCTGATGAAAAATAAAATTAATTGGAAAGGATAAGAGTACCATGGGTAAGCTGCGCAGCACTTAGGTACTTATTATAAAAATAGCAATTATAGATGCGGATATGATTGGACGATCAAAGCATAGATTTCCCAATTTAGTATGTATGAAACTCTCTGGATTTTATAAAGACAAGGGATATGATGTTTTGTTAAAAACTGATTATGAAAACATTTCAGAATATGATCAAGTGTTTATTTCTAAAGTATTCACAGATACTCTTATAGACGAATCTATTTTAAAATTCCCAAATGTAAAACATGGTGGCACAGGATTCTTTTATGATAAGGCTGCATCATTACCAAATGATATAGAACATCATATGCCAGATTATCATTTATATGACGAATGGGTGAAATCACAACTTGATAATGGCAGCAAGAAAAATGATTTCAAATATTATATGGATTACTCAATAGGATTTATGACACGCGGTTGTTTCCGTAAATGCGAGTTCTGTGTAAATAAAAACTATAATAAGGTTTCTCGGCATAGCCCTTTGGAAGAATTTTATGATCCAACGCGAAAAAAGATTTGCCTTTTAGACGATAATGTTTTTGGTTACAAAAATTGGAAAGATATATTTGAAGAACTGCAAAGCACTGGAAAACCTTTTCAGTTTAAGCAAGGCATGGACGAGAGAATCCTGACAGATGAAAAATGTGAAGTATTATTTAAGAGCAAATATGACGGCGATTATATTTTTGCTTTTGATAATATTGCGGATTCCGAAATCATAGAAAAGAAATTAAAGATGATTCGACAATATACAGAAAAGGCTATTAAATTTTATGTTCTGTGTGGATTTGATCGTGACAACAACTGGGATAATAAATTCTGGCAGCAGGATATTTTTGACATGATGGAGAGAATAAAAATTTTACAACAGTATCATTGTGTTCCATATATTATGCGATTTAATAGATATTTAGAATCTCCATATCAAGGAATCTATAAAACCGTTGCTGCATGGTGTAATCAACCGAGTTTCTTTAAGAAGAAAAGTTTACGTGAGTTTGGTATTGAAAGTGAAAAATACTCAAAGACACGAAACAAATACATAACAGATTTCGAGAAGAAATATCCGGAATTTGGAGAATATATGGATATGAAATGGTAACGAAACATCGTTTTTATAGGAGAAAATATGATTAAAAAGTGTATAAGAAAAGAACATCTTGATTGCATTCAATTCACAAAAGATAACCAGGATGAAATTTTAAAAATATTGGAACCAAACCTGGATGGAGAACATATTTTTATTAAGGAAGAAACTGATAAATATTGTTTAATTGAACATTTGGGCTGGTGTAAAAAGTACTACTATTACAATCATTGGTATGTACTGGGAGATGATAGAGATTATTTATGGAATCAATATAGTCCAGAAGATTTCCAAGAAATGTTTAAATTAGTAGAATGATGAAAGAAAATGACTGAGAATCAAAAAGAATATAAACGAGCAGTAATTGATGAAATTCAGAGAAAATATGAAGTAGATTGGATCACGGCAAGTAAAATGCTTGCCTTGACCAATATAGATGCTTCATTAAGAGATTATCCAAAAGAAACAATGCATGATGATACTGATTATTGGGTAGAATGGGCACACGAAGCTTGGATATCAAAACTTTATCCATTTTTGTAGAAAGGAACAGATATGGAGGTATTATGTAAAAGTGATTATCAAGATTTATATCGCGTAATGGACGGAGTGCTTTTGGTCGTAAATAAGTTCCGATATACCCTTGAAAATGGTAAATATCGTATTTCTACTTATAGTAAATCGAGAGATTCCACCGTATATGTTAAAGGTTGTCAGGATCAATTACGTAAATTAGTAAAACCAAGACAAAGTTATATTTGTGGAAGTGTATGTCCGGCTGGTACAGTTGTTTATTACGGATATCTCATTGAAAAATGTCCAGTAGAAGAATATGATTTCCAGATTAAAACGACTGGAGATTTATTCAGTGGCAACGCAGCTCAATTAACAGAAGTTTTAGAAGAAATCAAAGAGAAGATTGGAGAATATAAAAAATGAAAAACGCATGGAAAGTAGTTTTAATTGTATTCGTAGGTGTTTTAGCCGTGCTTCTTATGGGAGTATTTGGAGTCCAGGGATTCCAAAATAAAGCGATTTCATATGAAGAACAGGTAAACACAGCAGAATCAGATATCAAAGTTCAAGAAAAAAGAAGAGTAGATTTAGTATACAATCTTGCTGATTGTGTAAAGCAGTATGATAAACATGAATCTGAAACGTTGAAAGCAATTGCTGATGGACGAGGCGGATCAAGTGGAGATGTAGAAAATGTAACTACTGCTATTTCCGCAGTAAGTGAAGCATATCCAGAACTGAAATCTAACCAGAATTACAAAGAATTAATGAATGAACTGTCTATGACCGAAAATCTAATTGCTGAATACAGAAGCAATTACAATAAGCAAGTTAAATCATACAGAAGATATGTACGAGCATTTCCACAGAGATTTTTCTTAAATATGCTCGGATATGAAATTCAGGACTTCAAGTTGCTTGATTATGGTGCAACTGAGGATGCACCACAGAACTTATTTGGAGAGTAAATATGAAAAGAGGATGGGATTTCGGAGATTTTGAAATAACAAAGCGTGAAATTCTTGTCAGTGTGTCAATTATTGCAATTATGCTTTTGATTGGCACGCTGCTATCCGCCAAGATATCAAATTGGCAGATGGACAGAAATGAGAAATATAACAAAGCAGTTAAAATCGAAAACAATACCGACTTGTTTCAATATGGGATGGATACAAATGTAGGAAATGCTTTTGTGTATGGAGAATTAAAAGCTATAGATACCGTTACATATCCGGAAATTGGTGGAAAATATATATATGTGGAAAAAGTAAAAGAAAAGTATACCAAGCATACACGACGCGTTGCTCATAGAAGTGGTAATCGTACATATTACACAACAGAAACATATTGGACATGGGATTATGCAGGATCTGATGATAAGGAATGCAAAGAAATCTCATTTTGTGGAGTTGATTTTCCAATTAAAAAGATCGATTACCCAAGTCCTGACTATATTCAAACAATAAAAGAATCTTATTATATTAGATACAAGTATTATGGCACCGCCACAAAATACAAAGGAACTATTTTCACTGTACTGAAAAATAAAACAATCGTAGATGGAAGTTCGTTTTATGAAGATTCTAAAATTCCAGAAGTAATTGATAGGTTGGAGTCTGGAATATGGAATGTTGTTTTCTGGATTTTTTGGATTTTGTTGACAGGATTCGCTGTTTTTGGATTTTACTATTTAGACAATGAATGGTTGGAGTGAATAATATGAAAATGTGTGTTACAGGACATCGCCCAAATAAATTATATGGATATGATTTGACAGATGATAGATGGATTGCTCTCAAAGAAGATTTTAAGCAAATTTTGATAGAAAATAAATGTGATGAAGCAATTACTGGAATGGCACTAGGGGTTGATACTATTTTTGCATATGCGGTTTTAGAGCTGAAAGAAGATGGGCATGATATTAAGCTGCATTGTGCAGTTCCATGTAGGAATTTTTCTGGTAAGTGGAATATCTATGACAGAGTAAAATATCGTAATATTATTTCTTTAGCTGATACTGTAAAGCTGGTATCTGATGAAGAATATAAACCATATCTGATGCAAAAGAGAAATGAATATATGGTTGACCATTCAGATAAAGTCATTGCTGTTTGGGATGGCAGCAAAAGTGGCACGAAAAATTGTATTGACTATGCAAAGAAAGTTGGAAAAGACATTATATTTGTTCAGCCATAAAAATTTTCTTTCTAAAAAATCCCTTCTTAGATGATTGTAAATTATGTCAAATTTTCTATTGTAAAATATTGCATTGACAAGTTCTTATCCTATTCTATTCAAAGTCGAAATCGGTGTAATTTCTAATCAATATATAAGCAAAAAATTAAAAAATGAACAAAATCTAAGAAACGATGAAACTGGTCTTTCATCGGAATTTTTAAACTATATGTTGTATTTTATTTCCTTTTATATAGCATATATTGTGTATTTTGTATGAACAACTGAGAGGATTGAATAAGTATTATGATACATAAAAAAATAGTGAATACATATGCCGCTATAGCCTCAGTGTTTCCGGCAGAACTTGAAAAAGACTTATCTGATAATGAAAGAATATGTCCTACTTGTCATGGACTCGGAATGGTGGTCGAAGATAATATTTTTGGGCTAAAAGATGACAATTCAGAATTTGGCAAAAAATATAGATTTCCATACAAAAAACAAGCTCTTTCATTTTGTCCAGATTGTGTTAATGGTGTTCAAACACTTTGTCCATATTGTAAAAAACCATATCTAAAATATGGGACATATTGTGATTGCCCTGGGGCAAAAGAAGAGAAAGAGAGAATTGAAAAAGAGAAATATAACAAATTAATTTCAAATGCAAAAGAAGTAAATGTAGATTGCGTAGAAAATATGCTTTATTGCGAAGAAGATGATGTGTTTTATGAAGATATTCATGATTTTTTTGATCGTTGGTATGATGACCTACCCCGACCTGAAAGATTATGGGTAACATCGAAAGTAGAATTGTCCATTGATGCAGCAAATGTAATAGAAGATGCATGCTCAGAATTGCATGAAGATGCGGTAGATTGTTGCGATTATAAAGAATTGCAAGGAATATTAGACAAATGGTGTAGCGAGCAAAAAGGAACCACCACGTATTATCCGAATTATACAGAATATGTGACTATCGACTGGGATAAATATAATGGATGAATGTATGTGTAAATATTGTGATTATAACTCGAATGAATGTTGTATTTTTATAGATTCGTTAGACGGGAATTATTATTTAGATATTTTAACTTGGAACGCTTATGATGACGACATTGCACATCAGAGAAACTATATAAATTACTGTCCTTGGTGTGGACGAAAGCTAAAAGGAGATAAGTAAACATGGAAAATTTTGAAGAGAAACTTTTGGACATGTTACAAAAGAAAATTCTTTCGGATATTTCAAAACAGGAATTAATCAGTGTGAAATATGATGATAGAATTCCGGTTCCGGAGAATTTACTTACAGAAGTATATATGAGTTTAGATATCGCCGTTATTAAAAAGAAATTAAAAGAACGATTAGAAGAAGAAATGGCAGATAAGATTGCTAATAAAATGATCACGGAGTATTCCAATGATATTAAACTTAAACAAATTATGTGCAACAGAGAACTACGGGAAGAACTTCGCAGTTATATGCGTGGCAAAATTCGTAAAATTGCAGATGATGTATGTATTCCGGAAGGAGAAAATCATGATTATTAATTTAGACGATAGTTGGAAATGGAAATATTTTCAGCACCCATATTATCGACTTAAAGAAAATGTTTCGAATTTCTATTATAAACATCATAAAAAAATTTACAGATGCAGAATATGCGGATTAAAAGAAGCTCCATTCTTATGGGATTCATATAACAGTCTTCCGAATGAATTTGGATGGCATCAGTTCAAAGATGGAACTTGGGCTTGCCATCATTGTATTGATCATCATGGTGATAGATCAACTGAGGAATGGAACGAGGTGGTTAAAATGCATAACAGAATACTATATCAGAATTTACGAAAGATGGGATACATAAATGAAAGTGTTAAAAAATAATTATCCTGAAACACTAGAAAAACAAGCTTTAGAGAATATAGAAGTAGAATGTGAAAATTGCGGATCTATTTTGAGTGTCAACAATAAAGACACTCATATCGGATGGCTAGGAATGAAATACGTGACATGTCCTTGTTGTAATAAAGATACCTCTGTAGAAGAATTTGAGGGAATCACAGTCACTGCGAAAAACGTAAATTTTCCAACATATTTTCTTTATACGGACAAAGAGCAAAGAAGTGTTGTACATGTAGAAGACGATAGAATCAATAAATGCATCAAAGAAGGTATTGAATATTTCAGATTAAACAAAGATGAATATTATTGGTTTGTTCAATCTGGAGATACTATTGTAATTGTGTTCCGTTATGAGGGATGATTCTATGTATTCCGTTTATGTATCACGTAGTTTTTACGAGGGAGATATCGAATTTGAAGGAGAAGATTATAAGTGACAGATTTTGAAACATGGATGCTAGATGATGGATATGACAGAATATTTCGATATTTAAGATATCGGCAACCAGGGCAATTTACTCCTGAAGAAATGGACAGAAAGTATTCAGATCAACCACTAGCATATTTAGATATCCATTATGAATTTATGAAAATTGAAACGGCGATTGAATTGCCGGATGGCGACATTCTGCTGGAATATCATCCATGTTATAAATACGAAAATGAGTGGGATATTTCTGAAAAACTGGAATATATCAAATTGAGTCAGATTGAATTGTCTTATTATCCAGACGAACAGATTTTAGGGGACTGACGAAAGTAACAGTTCAACCATATATAGGGTCAAATCTATATATGGTATTACAAGTAAATACATAATGAGGTGATTATAATTAAGATTTATAAAGAAAAACAATTTCTAATATTTGATTTCGAAAACGGAAAAACATGTAGATACGATTTTGCGACAAAAACAAGCATTGGTATAAAAGGAAAACCTGTCAAAAATTTGCAGCATCAATTGCAAGGGTATAATTTGGATCAATTGTGGGATTGCTTTGAGGACAAGAATTATGCTAGATTTTTACGATATATTTAGAGAGCGAATTCACGATATGGTATGAGAAATATTGGAACTATTTTGGATAATGTACCATATTATAAAAATCTTGAACAGATATTTTCGGCGAATATAGAAAATCTTATATATCTCTCTAATCATGATACCGATTTTACTATAAATGACATTCCTAAACCATTGATCAAAATCGCTAAAGAACATAATATTACAATTTCAAAAAGATTAATTTCGAATTATAAAATAAACCCTAATGCACATCTAATCGCATACAATCTGGATTATATGACCTTAAACGACGATGATATCTATCATACAATGATGGGAACTGCAAGTTATAGACAGGATGAACCTGGATATTTCAATAGGTTGATTGCATCATATGGATATAATGGAAAAGCTCTTTGGATGTATTTGGATCGTTTAAAAACATTGGAAGCTCTTACGGATTTTGATTACATTATAAGAGAAATTTATGATTATGCTCGTATGATGAGTACTATAAGTGATAAATATGATAAATATCCTCGCAATTTTTTAACTACACATAAAATTGCATGCCGCAATTACAATCGATTAAAGAAAGAATTTGAGGAAGATATTTTTAAAAAGAGAATTAATAAAATGTATGAAGTTGCATATAAGGATTATATTTTCATATGCCCAAAATGCACACAGGATATCAAAGACGAGGCAGTAATGCAGAACAATTGTGTTGCTTCTTATATTGATAAGGTGATTAATGGAGAATGTCAGATTTTATTTCTCAGAAAGAAATCTAACCCAAAACAGAGTCTTATAACAATCGAAGTTAGAGATAACAGAATCGTTCAGGCACTCAGAAGATTTAATAATCCAGTAACAGACGAAGATCAAGAAGCAATCAATTATTTCAATAGAAAATTTGAAAAGGAGAAAATGGCAGCATGATTGAAGCAGGAACAAAATTAAGACTTATTAAACCGATTGGCGGATTAAAAAATATTGGCGAAGAATTTACTGTATCAGAAGTAAATGACGGCATAATTTATTTTTATTCTAAATCCGGAGGTGGATGTATTTCAACTGACGGATGGAATATGTATTTTAGGGAAGTTAAAGCAACAGAAAATAATTGGGCAAATTGGTATAAAGAAAAGGCTGAATTAGTTTTTGATAAACAAACAATCGAATTTTCCGTAAAAGTTAGATGTAACGACTATGGATTACAGGTTAAATATAAAGGATTGAAAGTGAAAGTTCTTGTTAAAGATCCAGATGATTTTGATTATGATGAACTTTTTTCTAAAGCATGTCAGAAATTGTTTTATAAATATTCAAAAAATAATGTTGTCTTTTTTCTTAAGGGATGTAATTCATGAATAAATTATGCTTCCTTAAAGAGATGATGAATCCAATTGTCGAGAAATGTTTGGATAAATATGGTGGAGGAGAATCATATTTTACAGAAATTGATGCAATGATTAAATCAAATCCTGTGCTGATGAGCGAATACATTCAATATATCACAGAAAAAGAGAACATATATAATGTGATATTTAGTGGTGAAATTGGACTGAAATACTTTGCTATGCAATTGAAGCAACAAATTCCGAGTGATATTAATCTATTTCTGCTTCCTGGTGGGCTAAGACTAAATCCATTAAAATTATGTGAGGTAGACAATAACATATTAGAGTCACGAACAGTCTTATCATCTAAATTTATATTTTTAGACGACAGCTATTATAGTGGCAAAACATTAAATGCTGTGTCTGAATTTGTGAAAAAAGGCGGAGGAGTCATTGAAAAATCATATGTGTTTTATGATGGCTCGCCAGTAAAAACAAATGTGCAAAGTTTATATAGATATTACGATAATTTGGAGAATTAATATATGAATGAATATTTAGAAAAACATGGTATTGAAAAAATAGAAAATCTTATAGGAATGATCGTATATCATACATATCCATCACAGGGGATTATTCAATCCAGAATCCGTAAAATATTATTCAAAACGAAATGGATTATTTATGATGAAAGTAGTTATGGCATCGAAGAACTAGGCAAATCCATATTTTTTGATTATGACGAGGCAAAAGAATATGAATTTTCGCAGCTTAACAAAAGAACCGCTAGACAGTTAATTAACACCGTTTCTAAAAATATGGATAATCACAATTCGGAAATCGACACTTTATATCGGCTTCTTAAAAAATATCCGACAGAGGAATCGCGTAAACATTATCATAAAAATTGCGGGAATTGTGTAAATGTATCCGATGATTGTATAGCTGGTATTTGTAGAGAATGTATGGAAGACGAAGTGACTACTGGAAAATTCGAAAATTGGAATCCGGATTTAGAAAAACTTAAAGAATTATGGATTCAAACAGAGAATTAATATATATGAACCGATGTTTTTAGAATTGAAGGATGTAAAGTATGTATAAAGAATTAAGTAAAGATGAAGATTTTTCAAAATCTTACCCTACATGGGTAATTGCGTATTGTGTTGACATCAATTCCTTTTTTGTAACAAATCAGAGACATTTCTTTTGGGAATACGATAATGAATTTTCCTGTGAGAGTGATGCCATAGAATATTTCAAAACTCATTTAGATGAATTTAGGAAAATAAGGAATGGGATACTGACCTCAACTGGCGGTTGGAGTGTAAATAGCGATTTATATTTAGAAAATACACAAGAAAGTTTCAAATATGATGAAACGAATATTTCATGAGAAAAAAGGAGTTACTGAATGACGATTGAAGAAATCAAACAGAAAGTTGCGAGTAAAGAATATAACTTTTTAAGAGAAAATGAACACCTTGGAAAGAATATTATTCTTCTTGGACTTGGTGGAAGCCATGCATACGGAACGAACACGGAAAGTTCTGATCTCGATGTTCGTGGTATCGCAGTTAATAGAAAAGAAGAAATATTATCAAATATTCGTTTTGAACAGTTTGTTAATGAAGAAACGGATACGACAATTTATTCGTTTAACAAAATAATTGCGTTGTTGTCAAATTGCAATCCTAATACAATCGAAATCCTTGGATTAAAGCCGGAACATTACCTTTATATCAATTCTGTAGGAAAAGAATTGCTTAATAATTCACATATGTTTTTATCAAAAAAATGTGTGCAATCATTCGGCGGTTATGCAAATAGCCAGTTGCGAAGGCTAGACAATAAAGCAGTTCGTCTTGTAGGACAGGCAGAAAGAGAGAATCATATATTAAATAGTATTAAAAATGCTTTTGCAACTTTTCCTGATAAATATTTTCCATTTAAAGATGGTGATATTAAACTCTATATAGATAAAGCCGTACAGGAAGATTATGATACCGAAATTTTCATGGACGTTAATTTGAAACACTATCCACTAAGAGATTACAAATCTATGTGGTCTGAAATGAATAATATTGTGAAAGATTATTCCAAAATCGGCAAACGGAATAAGCACGCAATTGAGCATGAAAAACTTGGCAAACATATGATGCATTTGGTTAGATTATTTTACACATGTTTTGATATTCTTGAAAATGAAAGAATTGTTACGTATAGAAAAGAAGAACATGATTTGCTCATGGATATTCGAAATGGCAAATATCTTGATGATAATCGACAGCCAATACCGGAGTTCTTTGAGTTAGTGGATGAACTCGAAAAACGATTAGATTATGATAAAGTAAATACATCTCTTCCAGATAAACCAGATTATAAGAGAATTAATGATTTTGCAATTTCCGTCAATGAACGGATTGTAAAAGGAGAATTATAATATGTGGAAAAATACAAACAAATACAATAATATGATTAGTGCTTTCCAGTGTGATTTTGCATGTGCCAGAGACAGACTTTGTAATTTACGGTTATCCGACTTAGATACTGCAATTACAAATAAAGATGATCCTCGGTATAAAAGTATCAATGAAGATATTGATCTCCTTGAAGAACTAGAGTTTCTTCTTCGATACGGGAAAGCAAAAATTATGGTAAAAGAAGGAGAATAAACATATGGGAACTAAATTTCTAATTTTAATATCTATGGTTTTCTGCCATATTGTAGATGATTATTATTTACAGGGTTGGCTTGCATCCGCAAAACAGAAATCATGGTGGGATAAAAATTCGCCAGATAAATTATATAAACATGATTATATTGCGGCGTTGTTCATGCACAGTTTTAGCTGGACATTCATGATGATGCTTGTTCCTACAATTTACATAATTCTATTTGGCGGAAGATATTACCCGTTAGTATTTGTAGTCAATCTCATTATTCATATGATTACCGATAACTTAAAAGCAAATGCAAAAGTAATTAATTTGTGTCAGGATCAGTTGATTCACATGATTCAGATTATTGGAACGTTCATTGTTTTTATCATATGTAAATAAATGACATTAAAAGGAGAATTTATTTATGACAAAAGAAGAAGCTGTTGAAATAATCAAAAAAGATATGAGTAATATTATGGCTGATGAAAATACATTCAGAAGACAATATGATCTCCATCAGGCGGAAGCATTGGCGTTACAGGCTTTGAGTAATGAAATTTTAGAATCAAATCAAAGAAAAGATTATGTTAAAATGACGCCAGGAAACATCGTTTATTTAAGAAAAGATAAATTATTTGCAATTGTACTTGATGTTTCAGACGATGAAATTCCTAATTACATGGTATATGATGAAAATAAGATAGTTCAAAAAATCTCAATAACTGAAGTATTGCCAATTATATCATCATCTATAAAATATGACACTCAATTGTATTTTGACAAGATGATGTCGGAATTACATAGAATGAACCATCCAATGGAGAATTAATAACTGTCCAAGTATGAATGACATAAAACTTATCATAAAGTAGCGATTATCTCTAACGAGATATGATAAGCCAGTTCATTAAGTGGCGGGTTAGGACTGGCATCTGAAAAGATGAAGCAACTTCCACAATAATGGGCATTCGCCAAGCGGATAAGGCACCAGAATTTGACTCTGGCAGAGTAAAACTCATTACGTTGGTTCGAATCCAACATGCCCAGTTTTGCGGATATGGCGGAACGGCAGACGCAGAAGACTCAAAATCTTCCGGAGAAATTCATGTGGGTTCAAATCCCACTATCCGTATTAGGCTAATATTTGTAAGTAAGTTGCTGAAGCGCAAGGTGATTGAAAACAAAATTAGACCTAAAGTTATAACTTTTAACGCGTGTTGTGATCTGGAACCGAGTAAAGTTGGGGCTACGGCATACTGGTTGTATGGTTTGGGTATGCATTTTTTGAGTCAGCTACAATGACGAGGGTTGTGGTGAAATGGCGAGGATGTCGGGGGTAACGCCGATGTGTAGTCGTAGTTGATGAGAAATATCTTTCAAGTTCAATGCAGCGAGGGAAGATGAACGGATCGTAGGCTTAGTATATCTTTCACGTCTAGTATTAAACCTGCTCGTTGGTGCAATGGTAGCACAATAGGGATGATTCCTAGTGATAAAGGTTCGATTCCTTTGCGAGCAATATCTCGAAATCACAAAAAATGTTGGAGGTAAAATGAAATATATAGAGAATATAGTAATAGGAAATCCAATTTTGCCACCATGTGTTATGTTTGCTTCTGATGTGCATGATTGGATAAATAATGAAATTGAGAAGACTTATTATACAAATGAACGATTTTTACCAAAGATTTTGGTAGAGCTTGGCATCTATCCGTCGATAAGTGAAATTCGAAGAAACAAACCTGATCTTATGGTTTCATTAGATAGACTAGATTTCTTAGATAATTTGAAGATTAGTAAGAAAAGACGATTATGGATTTTAGTAGGAGAATAAGAAATGGCAAAAGCAGTGGTAATGCGAACTGATCAAGGAGTAATGTTGTTGGGAACAACTCAGACTGTTTCCGGAGCCTGGTGGAATGCTGAAGGATGCTATAAGTATTGTCAGAGAAATGAAAAATGGCAAGCTGCGTTACAGTCGCATAAATTGATTCATGCATCCTCATTGATTGGATATGAGAAGAATACAGAAGATTGGTATACAAAAAGAGAGAATTTTATAGATGTGGATGTATCTTATAAATGCTCTCAAACATACGGAGGATAAGTAATGGAGAATATCGAGTTTCATGAAGGAGACTTCGTTCAGAGAAAAGATGGTGCAATAGGTTACATATATTACATCTGTCATTGCTCAGATTGTAAAAGTCGAGGTTTCTTTGAACCGACTATTAAATATTTAAACGGTGAGACAGAATATATTTCTAATTATGATGTTAAAAATCTTGAAAATTCTTATATTCAAATAGGTACTCATGTATTTGACAAAAATGCAAAAAGTAAGATAAAAAACAATTGTCCTAAATATTCTCTAATTGGAGAAATAACATATAAGGATATTGATCCGGATATCATTTCAAATGCGTTGATAGACATGAAAAATAATAATTATGTTCCAGTATTAAAAGATATTTCGTATTCCGGATCGAAATTATATTGGATTCTTAAAAAGGAGAACTAATGAACAAGTTATTTACACATACAGATTTAGATGGCGTTGGATGCGCTATTATAGCAAAATTGGTTTACGGAGATGAAATAGATATTTCGTTCTGTGATTATAACGAAGTTGATGAAAAAGTTGGAAAATGCCAGCCTAATAATTATGATCATATCGATATAACAGATATTAGCGTTGGTGAAAAACTTGGTAAATCTATAGATGAAAATTATTCAAATCAAGTTAATTTATATGATCATCACGCAACGGCAAAAGATCTTGATAAATATTCGTGGGCAGTCGTTAAGGTAAATGACGAGGGAACAGGATTAATGACATGTGGTACAGAAATTTATTATAACCATATTGGTCAGTATATTGATAAAGAATATCGATTGGCTGTCGAGTCATTTGTAAAATATGTAACGTTATGGGATACGTGGAGATGGAAAGAAAAAAATTCTGGATTAGCAGGAGCCAATGCTAAGAAAATCAATACTTTATTTGGTATTTATGGAAGAGAGAAATTTATCAAATGGGCGATTGATCATATAAAATCTGGAGTCTTCCCCAATTTTACAGTAGCAGATTTGAGCATTTTAGAAGCTAAACAGAATGAAATTTTTCGATATATTGATGAAAAAGACAATCAATATATTAAGAGAAAAGATTTTGCAGGAAGAGTATTTGGTGTGGTGTTTACAGAAAATTACATTAGTGAACTTGGAAATGCCTTATGTGAACGACATCCAGAATTAGCTTATGCTGTAATTATTGATATTGGAAATGGAAATGTTTCTTATAGAACTATTCGCGATGATATTAATTTAGGAAAAGATATTGCCTCATTATGTGATGGCGGTGGACATGCTAAAGCAGCTGGTTCAGAATTTGGAAAAATCATTGCTTATGATGTAATTGATAAGCTTTTTAAAGGCAGGATTATATCATAACGAGGTATTAAAATATGACTAATTATTTTAGTAATATATTCCATAATATTAGTAACTTAATAATGGATTGTTATGATGCTCACAAAAATAAATGGGTAGATATAATTCTCTACGATAGTCATCCACATATAGGTGATGTCGTATATACAAAAATGAATACAGTTCTGGATATTGGAATAATAAAAAATTTAAACCCGCTTCAAATATATGCACGAAGCACCAAATATGATAGGTGCGGAATTCCGGGCCAATTTGGTGGTGTATTATATTGTACGTGGTATAATTCTAAAATCAATTTATCTCTTAGCGAATGGATAAAAATATCAAAAGATTCTGATGTAAAAACTGTATGTAGTAGGATTAACATTCCATATTACAGATCATATGATTAATTTGGACGATTATTTCAGTGATTTTTCTCCAGAAGAATACATTGAGCAAACGGATGAATACTTTAACGAAATTATTTCAAGAATTCTCCCACTTCTAAAGTGGTGAGATGAATTGAAAAAAGAGAATTATATATAAGAAGGTGGTGATTATGAATGTTGGTTGCATATAAATATAGATTATATCCAAACAAAGAACAGCAAATATATTTTGCAAAATGTTTTGGATGTGTACGATTCATTTATAATCGTATGCTTTCAGATAAAATTGAACATTATAAAGAAACAAAACAGAGACTTAACAATACACCAGCTCAATATAAGAAAGAATTTCCTTGGTTGAAAGAAGTTGATTCACTTGCACTAGCAAACGCACAGATGAATTTACAGACAGCTTATAATAATTTTTTCAAAAGACCAGAAGTAGGATTTCCTAAATTCAAGAGCAAGAAAAGTCATAAATATTCTTATACTACTAATAATCAAGGTGGAAACATTTATGTTTCTGACAGATACATTAAATTACCTAAGATTGGGTTGATAAGAATAAAGAAGCATAGAGATTTTGAAGGGTTAATAAAATCGGTGGCAGTCTCTCAGAAACCATCTGGAAAATATTATGTTTCAGTTTTGGTTGAATGTGATGAAATTGAAAAACTTCCGAAATCGGAATCTGAAATTGGAATAGATTTAGGTCTAAAAGACTTTGCTATTCTGTCGAATGAAGAAAAAATAGCTAATCCGAAATACTTATCCAAATCTGAACTCAAACTTAGGAAATTGCAAAAAGATTTATCCAGATGTCAAAAAGGTAGCAAGAATAGAAATAAGTGCAGAATAAAAGTTGCGAAGCAACATGAGAAAATTGTAAATCAAAGAAAAGATTTTCTAAACAACCTATCCAAAAGACTTATTTGTGAAAACCAAACAATATGTCTTGAGGACTTGAAAATCAAGGAAATGATGAGTAATAAACAAATATCAAAATCGGTTGCAGATGTATCATGGAGTGAATTTGTGAGACAGCTCGAATATAAAGCACAATGGTATGAACGAGAAATTATAGAAATAAGCACATGGTTTCCGTCAAGTCAGACGTGTTCTTGTTGCGGGTATATCAATAAAAGGATCAAAGACACAAATATTCGAGAATGGATATGTCCTAATTGCAATGTACACCACGATAGAGATATCAACGCAGCAATAAATATCCTCAATGAAGGATTGAGAATAAGAACCGCAGGAACTGTGGAGATAGCCTAAGTAAACTTGTCTCGGTAGAGATATTGACTAGGAAGCTCAGACCTCTAAGCAAAGCGTAAGGTCGTGAGTAGTTCACACAATTAGAACGAGAAGATATGATTGAAAGATTACGAGAATTCTTTGATCGTGGATGTGGATATTCTGAAACACAAGAACAACTTAATGATTGGATACAAGAGTCTATTAAAGAGCTTGATCCTAAAACCACATCATATTTCGATGATTGTATGATTACGAATTATGATGGTAGCGAACTTCTTGGTGGCTTAGATAATTTTGTCAACATATTTTGGGATAAGGCTATTGAAGGAATACTAAATGTTGTTGCTACCGAAAATTAAACACTATATATTGTGTGTATTATCTATATACCACAATATATAGATTGAAATTCTGATGAAATTTTAGTTTCATTTGCAAATTCTAATCAGTCTATTCTGACTGAAATTTCCAGTAAAAAGAGAAATAAAATATAGGTGGCAACAGCATACCTTTGGAATTCCATAAACCACTGTTTACATAGAATTATCTTATAGATTTACTTCTATGTTCCGTCGATTTTTCGGCGTTTATATAAAATTAAATACAGAAAGGATGATGAAAGATGAGTGGTGAAATAGGTATTGAAATTGGTAAAATTGATTTTAATAGGGTCGATGATTTGATAAGACCATATAGAAATGCATCAATTTATACTGACAACAATCCAGCCCAGGATTTGACTATTACCAGCACAAGCAATGAAACATTTCATATTTGTGGAAATAATGATTGGGCATATTTAGCAGTAAATGCGTTTTCTCCATTATTACAATATGCTTCACTTGTAGAAAATGAGGTTTCCGGTAAACTCAGAAGAATGGATAGAGACAAAAATTTGAAACCTAAAGTTATTGGATTGGGTAGAAATGAGTTTAGAGCATTGGATATTCTACATAGAATTCGCGGATCAGAAGAATCATTAAAAGAATACAGAAACATTCCTGTCGTAAGACTAGAAGAAGATAATACAATAGAATTTTTAGGTACAAAAGAATTTGATGTACCATTCAAATAAAAAGGGGAAATAAAATATATGGCAGAAAATTATTTTAAATTACTGTATGACGTTGATGTAAGCGGAAAAGTCAAAGAAAAAAACGGATTAAGCTTTTTATCTTGGGCGGCTGCATGGGCAGAAATTAAGAAAAGGCATCCAGATGCAACTTACAAAATTTATCATCAGACAATTACGAGGCATGTTGGTGACGAAAATAGTTGGTACGAAACTACATTTGAAAGACCATGGTTTGACGACGGAAGATCTGGATGGGTAAAAACTAGCGTCACAGTTAATGGTATTGAACATATCGAAGAACTTGCTATTATGAATTTTAGTAATAAATCCATTGAAGCGGAAAAAATCACATCTACGGATGCTACCAAATCATTTCAGAGAGCTATCACAAAAGCATGTGCAAGACACGGAATCGGACTCTTCGTATATGAAGGAGAGGATCTTCCTGAAGAACTTAAAGTGACTGCGAAATTACAGGCAGAATGTATGGATTTAATGAAAAAGAAATCTGCGTTATCTGAAAAAACAAAAGAAAAAGTCGCAGAAATTTGCAAAGAAGTTCTCGCTGATGAAAATGGAGATCCGAGAATTTGCGAAAATAATGAGAAGCTCGAAGATTTAAAAAAGAAACTTCTAGCCACTAGAAAAATTGCTTAATTTATTTTATCTATTGACCAATTTCAGGTCAAAAATTCCACTAAAAAAAGAGAATTGTATATTGGGGCGGTATAGCATACCCCTGGGATTCCTATTCCCACAAATCACTAAATAATTAAACAGAGGAGAAAAACATATGTTTTCAGAAGGAAATTATGCGCACATTTGGGAGTTAGAGGACAAAGGTAAGTATCATGAAGCTCGTATGTCTACATCCAGAAAAAATAGTCAGACAGGAGAGTACGAACAGGACTGGTCATCATTTGGAGTTAGACTCGTTGCTACGGCTCACGAACAGGCAAAAAATCTCGATACAAGTAAAAATGTAAGAATTGGAAGATGTGGAGTTTCCAATAAATATGATAAAGAAAAGAAAATCACATATACAAACTATGTAATTTTTAATTTCGAAGATGAAAATTCTAATTCTGGCGGTAGCGATACTCAGAAACCTCAGAAATCAAAAGATGATTTTATGGATGTTTCCGCCTCTATTGACGACGATGAACTTCCATTCTGCTAAGAGGTAGTTAAATATGGCAGATAAAGAGTATGTCTGCGCATATAATCATTGCTTACATCACGGCGAGAAGGTGAAAGCCTCAGAAGCCGTGGTGATTGGCAATAAAAAATACCATTGGGATTGCGCAGCGACAAAACAAGAAATTGCAGAATGCGCTTCAACATATATGGAATACATGGAAGATAAAACGCAGTATCCAGTAGTAATGAGGATTTTGAATACACTTGTGTTTAAAAATCAAGTACCTCCGGAATATATTTTGAAGCAAATCAAGAAGTCAAAATTGTATTACAAATCAAAACCAGTTCATGCCTTATATGGATTGAGACGATTATTTTGGGAATATGAGATGAAGATGGGGTAATAAAAATTGATCGTTGACAGAAAACTTATTGAAAAAGCAAAAGAAAAACTTGGAAATCAGAACGCATTTATCATGGCAGAATTACTTGAACTTGAAGATTTTGATGAAAAAAATCTGAAATCCTGTTGCCCATATCATGATGAGGATACTCCAAGCTTTATTTACAATCCTAAAAATTATAGCATGCATTGCTTTTCATGCAATAAAACAGTAGATATCATTGATGTATTGATGGGAAAAGGAAGAACTTTTCTTGAATCCGTCCAGTTTCTATTTGATAAAGCAGGAATCGAATGTAGTTTTGGTGAACAGAATGTAAAGACCAAACATAATTATCGTTATCCGCATGAAGAACCAATTAATGATAAACCAAATGTTGTTGACTATTTTGGTAAACGTGGCATTTCAAAAAATGTTCTGGATTACCTTGATGTGAGAGAAGACAATCATGGCAATGCCGTATTCAACTTCTATGATACAAACGACGTTCTTACTATGGTGAAATATCGCCCATCTCATACAGTAGAAAAACATTCTGGACAGCCGAAAACATGGTGTCAGAAAGATTCGGATACCGCACCATTGCTTTTCAATATGAACCGCGTCAACACATCAAAACCTCTCCTTTGTACGGAAGGCGAAATTGACTGCGCTAGTGCAATCGAGGCAGGATATCTAAACACGGTCAGCGTTCCTCTCGGAGCGGGGAATCTCCATTGGATTGAAGAAAACTGGGATTGGCTTGATACTTTTGACGACATAATCATCTGGTCTGATAACGATGTAGCAGGTGAAAAAATGCGAAAAGAGTGCATTTACAGACTCGGAACATGGCGCACAAAGTACATTGTTACACCAGAGTATTATGAAAAAGAAGACGGACGTAAGATTCCACTGAAAGATATCAATGACTGTTTGCAGATTGGCGGTAAGCAGTTTGTAATGGATTTGATTTCCGCGGCAAAAGATGTTCCTGTAAAAAGTGTTGTTGATTACTCAGAGATTGAGGAACTTGATGTATCACAGATGGACGGGGTACAAACGGGAATCAAGCCTCTGGACAATGAATTAGGTAAACTGTTTTATGGTACACTCACGATTTTATCAGGGAGGCCAGGATCTGGGAAAACCTCGCTTATCGACCAGGCGATTGCTATGACAATCGACAATGGCAGCCCGACATTCTTATATTCCAAAGAGCTGCCGGAACGTCTTTCTGCAAACTGGTTTAATACAATTATCGCAGGACGCAGGAATATGGTAGAAAAACATAATAGTAGCGGTAAAAAATATTATGTTGTTCCATATGATACACAGAAAAAAATGCAGCAGTATTATAATAAGAAGCTTTTCATTTACAAAGACGAGGAATCTAATGATTTTGAAGCTGTGCTGAAATCAGCTGAAGAATGCGTGAGAAAATTTGGTTGCAAATTAATCGTGTTGGATAATCTCATGATGCTCGACTTGAAGTGCAATGAAAGTGATAAAAACACAGCTCAGACAAATCTTATAAATCTATTAATCAAATTCGCCGTGAAGTTCAATGTCACGGTAGTCTTAATTGCTCATCCAAGGAAAACCCAGGATTCAAATTCAGATATTGAAATGTATGATATTGCCGGAAGTTCCAATATTATCAACCTTGCCATGAGATCTATTGGTTTGCGTCGTGTTTCCAAAAAGGAAAAAGAAGACCCTAAATACAAATGGCATAAATATGATGTTGTACTAACTGTAATGAAAGACAGGATGTTTGGTAAGTCCGATGTACAAATTGGACTGTGGTATGACTTAGTATCCAGAAGATTTTATACGGATTACGCGGAATATGACAAGCAATTCGCGTGGGACGACAATTATTACATTGACAAATTGGAGTATGTGGATAGAGGACGGGTTGATCCTGAAGATGAATTTCCTGATAAGTAAGAGAGGTAAATTTCATTGATTCAAAATTATCATTGTCATAAATCATATAGTAATATTTTAGTTGCTGATTGTCCTGCTTCATATGATGATTATTTTAAAAGAGTTGTAGAATTAGGACATAATGTAATATCAAGTGTAGAACATGGATATCAAAGCAACTACTATATTCCATATGAAATTGTCAATAATTATAATGACAAATTAAAGAAGCAAGTAGAAGAAGGTACTCTATCTGGATCTGAATACAATAGAAAGAAGCTTAAATTTATTTTTGGAGCAGAGGCTTATTGGGTAAAAGATAGACTTGCTGAATATTCCAAAATAGATAAAAAAACAGGGAAGATTGTATCTGCAAAAGACAGAACAAATTGCCATATTATTTTGTTAGCAAAAAATGAAGAGGGTCGGCAGGATATTAATGAAGTCCTTTCAATTGCGAATATAGATGGATTCTATGGACAGCCACGAATCGATATAGATCTTCTTCTAAAAATCAAACCAGAAAATGTATTGGTAACAACAGCTTGTTTAAAATACTGGGTTTATGAAGATATAGATGAAATTACAAAAACCTTGCATAATCATTTTAAAGAAAATTTCTTTCTTGAAATTCAGTATCATAATACCGATTTACAGAAAAAAATAAATCGACATATTCTCGAATTATCGGAAGAACTTGGAATTAAATTGATTTTTGGATATGATAGCCATTATATTTATCCAGATGATTCTGTAGAACGAGATAATTATTTAGAAGCACGAGGAATCACTTATGACGAAGATGAAATTGGATGGTATATGGATTATCCGGATGAATCAGAAGTTCGCAGAAGATTACGTGAGCAAGGTGTTTTAAATGAAGAACAAATCAATGAATGTATTAATAATACAAATTTACTTCTTGATTTTGATGATATTGTTCTTGATAAACGAATTAAGCTGCCTAGAAATTATAAATTTAATGGTGAATGGGTAGGAGATAAATCCCAGGAATGGAGAGACAATAAACTTAGAGAACTTGTATATTCTAAATGGAATGATATAAAACACACGATTTCGCCGGACAGATACGAAGAATATGAAAAAGGTATTGAATACGAACTTGATGCCATTATTGGTACAAAAATGTCTGATTATTTCTTAATTGACTATGAGTTAGTTCGTATTGGCACATCCAACGGTGGAGTAATTACAAAAACAGGTAGAGGAAGTGGTGTTTCATATTATATAAATTCACTTCTTGGATTTAGTAATATTGACAGATTTATTTCCCCTGTAACATTATATCCAGACCGATTTATTTCAAAAACGCGAATCTTAAAAACTCGTTCACTACCTGACCTTGATCTAAATCTTGGAACTGTAGATATTTTTGCAAAGGCACAACTTGAAGTTATGGGTGAAGGACATGCTTATCCCATGATTTCGTATAAACCATTAAAAACATCTTCAGCATTCAAACTCTATGCAAAATCCCAAAAACTTGATTTTCAAATTGCAAATGACATATCTGCACAGATTAAAGAATATGAAAAAGCTTTAAAAAATGCAGATGATGATATGAAAGATACCATCGACCTTTATGATTTTGTAGATAAGAAATATAGAAGATATATTGAAGAAAGTAAAAAATATCAAGGTATTATTAATGCCAAATCCCAGGCTCCTTGTGGGTATCTGATTTATGACGGGGATATTAAAAGAGAGGTCGGACTTATTCGTTGTAAATCAGAATCTACCAAGAAAGAAGTTATCACAACTGTCATTGATGGAATGGTAGCTGAAAATTACAAATTTGTTAAAAATGATTTATTAAAAGTAGATATTTGGCTTACAATTAATAATATTTTTAAGATGGCGGGAGTCAAAACTCCTACCGTTCCAGAGATGACTAAACTTATTGAGAATGATGAAAAAACATGGAGTGTTTATAAGAGTGGATACACATTAGGAGTCAATCAATGCGAATCTTCATTCGGTATTCAATGTTGTAAAAAATATCAGCCACAAGATATGAGAGAATTAACATCTCTTGTTGCAGCTCTTCGTCCTGGATTCAAAACTCAGTTAGATACCTTTTTAAATAGATTACCATATACAACCGGAGTTCAAGAACTGGATGATCTTTTAAAAGATTCTTTTCATTATATGATGTATCAAGAATCTATTATGACATATCTTGGATGGCTTGGTATTGAACAAACAGAGACTTATGCTATTATCAAAAAAATTAGTAAAAAGAAATTTAAAGAAAAGGAATTGACTGAACTAAAAGCTAAATTGCTTAATGGATGGATTAAAAATGTCGGTACGGAGAATGGATTTACAAAAACATGGGAAATCATTGAGGCTGCCGCAAAATATTCTTTCAATGCATCCCATGCTCTGAGCTATGCCTACGATTCTGTATATGGAGCTTATGCAAAAGCTCATTATCCATATGAATTCTATGCTGTTATGATGCAACACTATGCTGATAAAGGTAATAAAGATAAAGTAACTGCATATAAAAAAGAAATGTTTGAATTTGCCAAAATAAAAGAAGGATCATATAAACTTGGTCTTGACAACAGAAAATTTACAATCGATAAAAAGAATAAAGTAATTCATCCCGCGCTATCTTCGATAAAAAATTTCTCATATGCAATTGCAGAAAAATTATATGAATTAGGAAAAAATAAATATGCTACATTTGAGGAAGTATTGGTTGCTTTTAGAGTAGCTGGAATATCTGAATCAAGAATCGAAGATTTAATTAAAATTAGTTATTTTTCTGATTTTGGAAATATCAATTATCTTCTTCATTATCTAAATATCTTTAAATTATTCTTCAAAAATAAACAATATCTGAAACAGCCCACAAAAGAAAGCATGTTTAAAAATAATATTGACTTCGATATTCTTCGGCAACACTGTCAATCAGAATCTCCTAAAAATTTTATGAATATTGATGCATCCGCTATTATCAGGGATTTGTGTGAAAACTATCAGATTGATACTAAATTCAAAGATATGCTGAAAATGAGAAAAGATATTTTAGGATATTATGATATCGTAGATAAAAAGTATCAAAGATATTGCGTTGTAGAAGACTTAAATGTCAATTATTCTCCTAAAATAATGTTATATCCATTAGCAAATGGAAACTCTTTTCAGGTAAAAATAAAGAAAGCTATTTTTAAAAAGTATCCACTAAAACGAGGTGATATTATAAAAGTAGTAGACAGTGATCATCAGTACAAAATGAAAAAAGTTGATGGAGAATGGGTTAAATCTACAACGGAGAAGGAATGGTGGATAAATGAGTACAAGGTATATTAATGAAACAATATTATACAGATAAACATTACAAAGAATTGTTATCACACATGATAATTCTAGTTGACACTCGGGATCAAACCAACGGTGCGATCCTTGAGTGGTTCAACAAACACAAAGTCCGTTGGAAGACAAAAGCTTTGAAAACAGGTGATTACGGTCTGATGATAGAAGCGTGTCCAGAGCTAGGATTTCTTACGGATACATACTTTACAGATGAACTTTGTATTGAGCGCAAAAATTCAGTATCTGAACTTGCAGGTAATTTTTCAAATGTCTTAAAAGATGATGATCGTATCTTTAAAGAGTTCAACCGCATGATAAATATCGAGAGAAACTTCCTATTAATAGAGAATGATAATATAGGAGACATCATAGACCGTAATTACCGATCGAAACTTAATCCGGATTCATTTTTGAGAGCATTACTAACTTGGCAGCACAGGAACAATATGCATATATATTTTGTACCAAAAGAACATATGGGCAAGATGATATATGAAATTTGTAAAAATTGTTTGGATTCAAAAATATTAAGATAAAAGGAATAAATAACATGGACAACAATTTAATAACAACGTTTGAATCACTTCTAAATAAAGTAGACAGAGACGGAATGGATAAATTACTTACCTTTATTAAGAAAAGTGATTTTTATACAGCTCCGGCAAGCACCAGGTTTCACTCCTGTCATGAAGGAGGACTTCTTGAACATACCATGAACGTGTATAACTGCTTGCTTTCTAAAAAGAAAAATCCCATTTGGGCGGAGAAACTTGCCGAAATTCCAGATGAATCACTTATTATTTCTGCACTTTTACATGACTTATGCAAGACGTATTTTTATGGTTCTGAATTAAAAAATCAGAAAACATATGATGAAGAAAAAGTCAATGCTGCAAATCCGCGTCTAGTTAAAAGTGATTCTAATGGCAAATTCATTTGGGAAACGGTACCGAAATATGTTGTGGATGATAAAATTCCGTATGGTCATGGTGAAAAATCAGTCATGATGATAGAGGAATATATCAGACTAACTCCTTCAGAAAGATATGCGATTCGTTGGCATATGGGGTGGTCTGAACCGAAAGAAAATTATAATGCTCTCGGCGCAGTATTTGGCAAATATCCGCTGACACTTGCATTACACGAAGCAGATCAGGAAGCTACATATTTACTGGAAAAGGAAGAATGATTATGAATAACTTGACAATTTCGGATGCAATTCAAATCTTAGACCCTAAAACCACATCTGACGCTATCCGTGAAATCGAGTATTATGGAGGATTCGCGGGTAAGAAAAGAGCGATAGAAGCAGTAAACCAAGCATGTGAAATGGCATGCAGTATGATGCGAGCGTATAGAAAGGATATGCATATGTTATATAAAATTACACGAATTACCCATACAGGAACATATGGGAAAGAAGGAACTGACCGTACTGACGGAAGATATCCTTTGAGAATCGGCAGAATTGTGGAAATGAGATATGATTCCATTGGAATTGGTATTCCTATGACATTAAATTATATAAGAGATTCTGATGGAATGCCACTCAGATTTAATTATATTCGCACAAGTGATGTAGTTTCGAAAAGTAAAAATAATAACAAAGTTGTAATCACAACTCGAAATTCCGTTTTCGAGTTTGAAGAATACGAGGAAGAATGACATCTTATAAAGAAATTTTAGACAAAATCACATTCTCATTTTCAACTCTACACCAATATGAACAATGTCCGTATGCTTTTTATAATAGGAAAATTGATGGAACAGAATTGAACGAGGGGAATTTTTATTCCGATGCGGGCGGTTATATGCACGATATTCAGGCACAGATTTTTTCAAATCAACTCAATCTTGATGATGCGTTGGATTATTACATAGAAAATTATGATAATAATGTTTGTTATACCGCGAAACAGTCAACTATGGACAAGAAATATGAACAGGGCGCGGATTATTTAGCAGCATTAGACTTATCAGAACTAGATAATTATGAAATTCTTGGCGTAGAAAAGGAAGTTCATTTCGAATTACAAGGCTACAAGTTTATCGGATTCATTGATTTGCTACTTCAAAACAAAATAAATGGAGAAATAATACTTATAGATCATAAGTCATCTGATCACTTCCTGAAAAAAGACGGTAAGCCACTAAAAAATCAGTTATCGAATTTTGAAGCATATAGTAAACAGATGTATTTATATTCATATCCGATTTATCAGGAATATGGCAAATATCCAAGTTGTATTGTCTGGAACCACTTCTATGAACAAACTATCACAAATATCCCATTTGTAAAAGAGAACTATGATAAGACGCTAAACTGGGCAGTCGATATCATCCACAAGATTTATCAGGATGAAGAATTTGCAGCGCATTTAGATTATATGATGTGTCATGTCCTTTGTGGATATCGGAACAGTTGTGAATATGTGAAAGGTGAAGAGTAATGGCAGTATCAAATGACAAGTATTATAAACCAGAAGAAGCACTTCAAGAGTTGAGATTGCAACAAACCATTTTCGATGTAGCGGTTGATATTCAATCACTACTGAGAATTCTGGTGGATAAACAAGTTATCACTAGAGAAGAAGTTTCAAAATATCGCGAAGAAGTTAGGAATAGCCCGAAATACAAACCTGTATTAGAGGAAATCCAGAGACAGACGAGAGCGTTTGAATTTGCGAAAGATAATCCTCAAGAATATTTACAAGCAATTTTAAAAGCTAAAATGAATGGAGACATTAAATGAGTGAAGATAAAAGATATGATATCCTTGGGCGAGAGATAAAAGATGGGGATATTTGCGTAGGGAAGGGCACGGGACGCGATGTTATTGGAATGGATGTTGGCATCTGGTGCGGTAAATCAATTGCATTTCTTGGTGGTTCTAAACGTTCTATGGGTGATGTATTTAAAGTTGTAAATCCATCCAAAGAAGAAATTGAAATTGCGGATAAGATAAAAGCAGATTTAAGTAAAAGAAAAGAAGAGAATAAAAAGAAGGAAAAGACAAAAGGTATTCCTTTATCTCAATTAACTGTCGGTGGAATATATGAAGATATCAATAGGCAATTATATGTTTACTTAGGTAAAAGAAAAGTCACAGTAACTTGCGGATCTCGAAAAAGAGTAGAAGAGGGAAATTGTTTTTCTAAGATATATAGAGATATCGGTACTTCCAAATCAGAAGTTATGAATCAAATAACATGGATACAATATTATGGAAAAACTAATATTGATATCCTAAAAACAAGTAAGAAATTGATTTCTTTAAAAGAAACAGTTGACCTTACTTTTCCGATAAAAACAACTTGTTCCATATGGAATGAAGATTACACTTTAACAGTCGAATAGGAGATTAATTCAACATGAGAAATAAAGAACGTATCGATACATTTACATGGGAATTCGCAGAAATTTGGAAGAGATCATTCCCTGATCTGAGATTTGGTCAGTTGTGTATGAATTTCTTTGGATGGTTACAATCGAAAAAAGAAAAAGATCCATTCTTTCCGGAAAAACCGGATATGATTGAGTATTTTCGTGAATATGCCAACGAAAGCTCACTTTGGTATCGCGAAAATTAGTAACCGATGAAATCCTGATTTCATAGGTAAAATAAATCAATATATTGTGGTCATTATTTTACTAAATACTATATATTGTGGTTACAGGAGACGAAATGAAAGAAAGAATACAATATCTTGTAAAACAGCTCAATATTTATAGAAATGCATACTATAATGAGTCGAAATCGCTAATTTCCGACTATGAGTATGATGAATTGTATGACGAGCTGGAAAAGTTAGAATATGTAACTGGAATTATATATTCCAATTCACCAACGCAATCTGTTGGGTATGAAGTTGTATCAAAACTTCAAAAAGTAAAACACAGTCATCCAATGATGTCACTTGACAAAACCAAAATAACAAATGATTTAGTTGAATTTTCAAATGGCAGAGATTGTGTATTATCATTAAAAATGGACGGACTCACCACATTAATCACATATGATTTTGGAAGAGTAATTCAGGCTGAAACTCGCGGAAATGGGTTAATTGGAGAAGTTATTACTCATAATGTAAAAGCATTTGAAAACCTTCCATATACGATTCATACAAGTTCTAAGTTTGAATTTGAAGGAGAATCAATAATCTTATTAGACGATTTTAATAACATCAATAATAAAATTATAAATGAATGTCATGAAATTGCCAAAAGAAATAAGTTATCATCAGAAGAACTTGAAAAGTTGATTGATGAAAAGACATATAAGACTCCGCGAAACCTTGCGTCTGGTTCAGTGAGACAGCTCAATAGTGAAGTAACAAAAAATAGGCATGTTAAATTTATTGTATGGAAAGTTCCGTATGGGGTTGCTAGTTATACGAGTGGATTTAAACTTGCAAAACAAATGGGATTTGAGGTAGTGCCATATGTTACATACAATAGTAAAACTGATAATATCGATGAAAAAATTGATATTCTAACATCTATCGCTAAAGAAAAAGGATATCCTATTGATGGAATTGTATGTACATACAATGATGTAAAATTTGGCAAATCTCTTGGTATGACAAATCATCACGCAAGAAACGCAATAGCATATAAATTTTACGATGAAGAGAATGTCACAACTCTTAAAACAGTTGAATGGTCAATGGGAAAAACTGGACAGCTTACTCCAGTTGCAGTTTTTGAAGATACTGTAATTGACGGAACAACAGTAAATAGGGCATCATTACATAATGTTTCCGTATTCAAGTCTTTTGAACTAGGTGCAGGAGACGAAATAACTGTCTATAAATCAAATATGATTATACCGCAAATACGAGATAATCTATCCAGAAGTGGTACACTAACCATTCCAGATACATGTCCTATATGCGGTGAACAAGCACAAGTAATTAAAGATAACGAATCTGAAGTTCTTATTTGTTCAAATCCAGATTGTCCAGGTAAATTACTTGGCAAAATTTCACACGCGGTTTCGCGAAATGCCCTAAATATTGATGGATTATCTGATGCAACAATTGAAAAATTCATTTCTCTTGGATGGTTGAAATCCATTTCTGATATTTATTCCCTTAAAAAATATGAGAAAAATATGAAATCACTTTCTGGTTTTGGTAAAAAATCTGTAGATAAACTGCTTGCATCTATTGAAATTAGCCGCAAAACAGAGCTTAACAGATTCATTAATGCATTATCAATTCCAATGATTGGCAATACAGCCAGTAAAGCAATTGCAAAATATTGCGATGGAAGTGTGGATAAATTCTTTACAGGAATGGATGAGAAATTTCCTTATATTAATATAGAAGGAATTGGCACACAGCGTACCGAAATTATGCATGATTTCTGGAATAATCATAAAGAAGAAGTCAAATCATTTGCAAGAGAATTTGTTTTCGAAGAGACAGAGACAAGCAATACGGCATCAAATAACCTCGAGAATATGATTTTTGTTATTACTGGAAGTTTAAATGAATTTGAAAACCGTGATGCTGCAAAGTATGAGATTGAAAAACATGGTGGAAAAGTGTCTGGATCAATTTCAAGTCGGACAAATTTTCTCGTAAATAATGATGTGAATTCTACATCAACTAAGAACACAAAAGCTAAAAACCTAGGAATACCCATTATCAATGAACCGGAGCTGATTTCGATGCTAAATTCTAATACTATTTGAAGGGAAAATTATATCATATGAAGTTAAAAATTCGATTAAAAACAGTAAATGACGCGAGTCTATTTACTGCGAAATGCAATGAATATAGAGATAATGATGTTGACTATTTGGTAGGAAGGTACATCATCGATGGCAAATCATTAATGGGGATATTGAGTACGGGGCTTGATAAAGTATGTGAAGTAGATTTTCATTGCGATAATAAACAAATTTGTAACCAATTTCGCCAGGACATGAAACTTTGGATTGCGGAGGATAAATAGTATGACCATCGAAGATGAATATTATGTTCTTATAATACTTAATACGAAAGAAAAAGGTATGTACAGCACTTATATCCGTGATAAAACAATGTTTTGTTCACCCAAAGGAGTTACCGAGGATATACGCCAGGCACTAAAATTCGGAAGTATTATGGCTGCACGACTTTATAAGGGAATGAAAAAACTGGAAGGCTTTATTCCTTTGTATGTCAAAAACACAATTACATTTTAGGAGAACTTATATGACAAGAGCCGATTTAAGATTAATACAGGATATTCGAAATATCATGAACAACGGGACAATGGATGAGAATCCTCGTCCCCGTTATAGTGACGGAACACCCGCGCATACAAAATTTGTGAATCATGTTGTAAGAACATATGATTTAAGTAAAGAATTTCCGATTTGTTCACTACGTCCGATTGCTTGGAAAACGGCAATCAAAGAGATTTTCTGGATTTACAAAGATGCCAGTAACTCATTGGACGTTCTACGTAACAAATACAATATTCATTACTGGGATGACTGGGAATCAGTAATGATACCAGAAACGATTGGCATTCGCTACGGTGCCACAGTAAAAAAATATGATTTATTAAATAAACTTATTACGGATATTAAAAAAAATCCATATGGACGCCGCCATATCATAAGTCTGTGGCAGGAAAACGATTTTGATGAATCAGATGGACTCGCACCATGTGCATTCCTTACTATTTGGAATGTCAGAGGTGAATATCTTGACATGTGCTTAATCCAGAGAAGTGGCGATATGCTTACAGCTTCCGGAGCTGGCGGAATAAATGAAGTGCAGTACGCATGTTTGCAGATGATGGTTGCGAAAGCGACTGGATATAAACCTGGTAAATTCACACACTTCGTGGCGAACGAACAGATTTACACACGTCACTTTGATGCTGCGAATGAGCTACTTCGTCGAGCATCAGAACAGAAAATTGAATCAAATAGCCAGTATGATTACGAATTCGAACCAGTCAAAATGAATTTCAATCCTAAATCTGATAATTTCTATGATTTCTCAATCGAAGATTTTTCCCTTGAAAATTATAATCCGATTAAACCACAGATAAAACTTGAATTAGGCATTTAGTTTTATAAGAACGGAGAAAATATAATGAAAACAAATATCTTTATACCAACAAAAATAAATGTAGGATTCCAAAAACGAAAAGATACTTATACAAGTAAATTAGCTTATGTAATCTATTTTGATGAAAAAGGTAAATTACGAAAAGAAACCTCATGGCAAGGTTGGAGAGATGAAGGTATTCCAAACGAAATCTACGATAATGAGCCAATGGAAGGATTTGTATTAAATAAGAAGGTTGGTGGAGATAGATATGGTTGGAATCCCAGACAGACATATACCAGAGTATATGACCCTAGAGGATTCGAGTTTGAAATTACAATTCCAAATCTGTTGTGGATTTTAGAAAATTGTAACTGTATCAAAGGTAAAGGACTTGAAGGTGAATTTGTTTATGGTTGGGATGGTAAAGAATTAGTTCTTGTACCTGTAGAATCCTCGGACTATAAAGAAATTCAGGAAAAGAATAAAGTCATTCATAATAATACATTTATTAAAGCAAGAGATTTAATCATTGGTGCTACATATGAGGATTTGAATGGTAATCAATATGTATATATGGGAAAATCAAAGCCTTGGAAAGATCAGTCAAATTATTACCATGAAAGTCATGGTTACTATTATAGTAACAACAGAAAAGAAGGATATGAATATCCGCTTGATGATACATGGTTAATCAGTAAATGTCGAAGTAGTTATTATAATCAAAACCTTACTTACTATAGAAGTATTCAAGAAGAAAAGAATGAATTTTTCTTTATTCTTCTTGGAAATCCTAGTGCTGAATATAGTTGGGACAGAGAAAATAGAGTAACACATATGAAAACAATTACAAGAAAGTTCACCCATATGGTTCTTGAAAAAAGACCAGATTATCCAGATATGGTTAATCTGTTATATAGCAATGCTGAATATTGTCAAGAAGATTTTGAAGCAGATAAGCTTATTGATTTACCATACGATATATTTGTTGCTATGGCACAAGAAACCATTGAAAAGTGTCTTAAACATAATTGGCACGGTAATGATTTTGTAGTTGGTAAAGAAAAAGATAAGCTTCTTGGTAATATAAAAGTATATTATGAAAAAGAGAGTGGTAAATGGTATATCATGGATACCATTATTGAAACCTATGAGGAAAAGAAATGGTTCTCTAGTGAAATGGAAACAAAAACAAGGGAACAACAGGTTAAAAAATATTTTGATAATTTAGAAGAATGTTATCAGTATATTCATCCTATCTATGGAGAACATTATTTAAAAAATGGTTATCTGGAAGGGAGATTTTATTATGGCACAGAAAAATGATGAAAGAATTATGCAGTTAAAGAAAACTATTGAAGAAAAAAGACAGGAGCTTGCATCAAAACCAACAAGATTCAATCCAATTACTAATTGTTTATTAGTATTGGATAAGGTTACTTACAATTTACATATTGATTCAAGCGAAATGTTGTTAATTAAACTTAATGCACTTTTAATATCTGCAAAAGATTTAGAAATTGACACTTCTACATTAATGATTTCGGGTAGCTCACTTGATGACTGGATTGCTGATGTAAAAGCAAATCTTGAAGTACAGAGATACAAGGCTGAGAAAAAGAAATTAGATATGTTAGAAAAACAACTTACGGCATTGTTGTCTGATGATAAACAAACAGAGCTTCAAATTGATAGTTTGGAAGAATTATTAAAAGATTCTGAATAAGGAGTGTGATTATTATACATACAGTATATTGTGTATTAGGAAGAACATCTTCGGGTAAATCAACCATTACCCAAAAAGCAGCGAACAATCTGAATATGAAAGTCTTAAAATCATATACTACTCGGCAAAGGAGAGAGAATGAAACAGATGAGAATTGTGATCATATATTTATCTCTTCCAATGAAGTAGAAAAATATCGTAATGATATGATTGCTTATACGGAACGTGTAGGTTATTGCAGCTTTGCAACGAAACAACAACTCTTGGATAATGATTTCTACATTATCAATCCCTCTGGATATTTTGAATTAAAGCTGAAAACTAAGAACATGGATGTTGAACTTATTCCAATATATATCACGGTACCTTACCGAACATTAGAGAAACGTGCACGAAATCGTGGTGAATTTAATACATGGAGAGAGAATTATATCAAAGAGAGCGAAGAATTTACGGATTTTGAAAAATCAAATCTTATCGATTATCGAATCTTAAATGATGGAGATTTGGAATTTTCTGTGAATAAACTCATCAATATAATTCGAAAGGATAAACAAATAGATGAAAAGAAATGATATTAAAACGATTTATTGTGACCTGGACGGAGTTGTTTTTGATACGATTGCTGCAATCGTAAACCTATATAACGAAGACTATAAATATTATAAAGATTACAAACTGGTACATTGGTACGATATCGAATCATGGAATTTTGAAGAATGCATATGTGCTACATATACTGATATTAATAATTATTTCAATCAGCCACGATTTTTCGATGAACTGGAATATATGCCATTTGCAGATGTTGTAATTCCAAAACTTGCAGAACATTACAAAATTGTTTTTGTGAGCCACGGACAACAGCCAAACCTGGTGCAGAAAAAGGAATTACTCAGAGGTATCTTCCCGTTCGCAAAATTCATCGGAGTTAATTGGAATGAATATAAAGATAAATCCCATATCGATATGAGTGATGGTATCTTTATCGATGATTCAGCGAAAAATCTGATTACTTCTAATGCAGAAGAATGTATCTGCTTTGGCGACGAATATGAATGGAATGAAAAATGGAATGGTAAACGTATCTCAAATTGGTGCGATTTGGAGAAATATCTATTATAGGAAGGAAGAATTTTTAAAACGTGATTTCAACAAGTGGAGAGTTGATGAGGACATTAAATCGTATTGGGGACGATTTTATTACAGTTGAGTTATTCGGGCAAGAGTATGTTATCGACTGTGTTGCACATAGAAAAAATTACACGGATAGTCCGTGTTCACATATAACACTAAAATGTCGCAGCGGAGGAGAGGGTGAAATTAAGAGATGACTGAGTTAAAAGCGGTAGAAATTTTTACAAATGACGAGAAAAAACTTCTTATAGAAGCAATTTGTGATAAGCAAATTAGAAAAATTGTCAAAGATCCGGACGCATATAATAGCCAGAAATACATGGAATTAGAGGCGTTGAAAATAAAAATTAAAGACATGTAATGGAGAATTATATATTGGAGGTAATTTATATGGATGTGTTGATTGGATTCGTGGGCGGTATCTTAATCGGATCAATTATCGGAATTTTTATCGCTGGGTTATTATTTTCGGCAGAAGATAAAGATAAAGATGACGAAGAACAAGAGAAATGGATTCGGGAATATAATTCTAGGAGGAAAAAGAATGAATGTAAATGAATGGTTAAATGAAAATACTCTAGGAATTGATATTTGGAGAAACAAATATCAGTATAACAATGAATCTTTTGATGAGTGGATTCAAAGGGTTTCTGGCGGTAATAAAGACATTGCAAAATTAATTAAAGAAAAAAAATTTCTATTCGGAGGAAGAATTCTTGCCAATAGAGGACTTGAAAATGAAGGCAGAAAGATTAGCTTGTCTAATTGTTATGTAATTGCACCTCCGGAAGATAATATTGAGAGTATTTTTGATTGTGCAAAAAAATTAGCACGTACATATAGTTACGGTGGCGGATGCGGCGTAGATATTAGCAAACTCTCTCCAAGAGGGGCGAAAGTAAATAATGCCGCTAAAGAAACATCTGGCTCTGTTTCGTTTATGGATTTGTACTCAATGGTAACAGGTTTGATCGGACAAGCCGGAAGGCGTGGGGCATTAATGCTTAGTATTTCATGTGAACATCCAGACCTTGAAGAATTTATAGAAATTAAATCAGATCTTAATCGTATAACTAAAGCCAATATTTCAATTCGAATTACTGATAAGTTTATGGCAGCCGTAAAAAACAAACAGCCATTTGAATTATCTTTTACAAGACTTGAAACCGGAGAAACAATCACAAAAACGATTGATGCATATTCTATGTTTCATAAAATGTGTGAAATGAACTGGGACTACGCAGAACCAGGAATGCTTTTCTGGGATAGAATTAATAATTGGAATTTACTCAGTTGTGACGATGATTTTGAATATGCAGGAACAAATCCTTGTGCAGAAGAACCTCTTCCAGCCGGAGGATCATGCTTACTTGGTAGTATTAACTTATCTGAATTTGTTAAAGAAGATAAGCAGTTTGATTTTGAATCATTCAAGGACTGTGTAGATAAATCCGTAATTGCTTTAAACGAAGTATTAGACGAAGGATTACCACTTCATCCATTAAAAGAACAAAGGGAATCTGTTTATAATTGGAGACAGATTGGGTTAGGCATTTTTGGACTTGCTGATATGTTAATTAAAATAGGAATTACATATGGAAGTAACGAATCTATAGAATTATGTGACCTTATTGGTCACGTAATGGCAGATCAAGCAATTAAAACATCAGCATTACTCGCAAAAAAAGAATCCCCATATCCAATGTATAAACCAGAATGCATTGAACAGTCTGCATTTTATAGTAAAAATGCATTGGGAGAAACCAAAACTCTCGTTGAATCTTTTGGATTACGAAATTCTCAACTTTTAACAATTGCACCAACTGGAAGTTTATCTACAATGCTTGGAGTTTCCGGAGGGATTGAACCAGTTTTTGCAAATTATTACACAAGGAAGACAGAATCCCTTAAAGGGCATGATGAATATTATAAGGTTTATACTCCAATTGTAGAAGAGTATATGACAAAAAATAATATTTCTGATGATACAGAATTACCAGAATTCTTTATTACAGCACAAAATTTGAATTACCATAATAGAATTTCTATGCAAGGCATTTGGCAATCACATATTGATGCTTCAATTAGTTCTACTGTAAATCTTCCAGAATCAGCAACGATTGCCGATGTTGAAAATTTATATATGGAAGCATGGGAAAATGGATTAAAAGGTGTCACCATTTTTAGAGACGGATGTAAGAGACTCGGCATTTTAACCACAAATGACAAAAAAGAAAAAGTAGAAGAAAAGTCTTCTAATAACAAAATCAGTGAATCTGATTTGCCACGCGGATATATCATTACGGCAGATGATAACGTAGTTGGATTAAAACGTAAAATCATGTCTGGATGTGGAAGTTTACATGTTGTTGCAATGTTTGACCCTGTATCTGGGGAGTTACTTGAAACGTATCTTTCTAAAGGATCAACAGGAGGATGTCAGTCAAATCTTGCTGCCGTTTCACGTCTTATCTCGCTTGCCGCACGAGCTGGAGTTGATGTGTACACCATTGCTGATCAGCTCCAAAGTTGTACTGCGTGTCCTTCATATGTTGGAAGAACCATGACAAAACACGATACAAGTAGAGGTAAATGTTGCCCGGACGCTGTTGCTAATGCATTAATTGACATGTACAGAGAAATGCAAAAAAACATCAATGATGAAGAAGATATTACTACTCAGGCAAAAAAAATGACACATAAAACCAGTTCTAATAAGAAAAACATTAAAACTAAAAATCCATGTCCTGTATGTGGAGAAGAGCTGATTTTTGAAGGTGGTTGTAATGTTTGCAAATCATGCGGTTGGAGCAAGTGTGACTGATTGTAATTAATGAAAACGGAGAGTTATTCTTTAGCTCTCCGTAATTAAAAGGAGCGAATAAAATATGAAAAATTTATCACCTAAAACTTATATTGGCAATGAAAATATGTCCGAAAAAGCATATACGAAAGCCGGATTTTACTCAAAATCCAATACATATGACATGTCATTTTACCTCTATAAAGATATTGTAAAAGCCTCAATTTCAATCGACAAAGAAGATTTCGAAATGTCCGTAGATGTCACGCACAATGATAATATGTTCGCTCCATTTTATAATCCAGATGATCGTCATAATAACATGGTTTATGAGAAATCCGTAAAAGAATATAACAGACAAATGGATGCATTGGTCAAAAAAGGAGTGCTTATTTGTGAAAGTGATTAACCGTGGAGATAAGCTTTTCTGGGCGCGAATTGTACCCTGTTGTGGAATCTATGAAGTCCATGATTTGCATGTCAGAACAGTCGGAAAAGACTATTATGTCGGCGTAGATAAACACGATAAACATACATATTTACTAGGATTCAATACACTTGATGACGTTGTTTTCGAAGACAGAAAACAAGCTTTGAGCAAAGTTCATGCCGCTGAAAAGAATAAAATTGAGGTGGATTCCGATACATATTATGAAGAATATTGAGGGTGTTTATTATGAATAGATTACACATTATTATGGCATGGATTGTATGTGGCGCGGTTGCAATTTGTGGGTTATATACGAATAATCTTGAAGCTGTCGCGATGTTGGCACTACCATTCATTATGTATATGACCCGCGTTAGATAGGAGGATAATTTAATGGAAGTAGATTATAAGTTAGCCGTTAAAAATGGTATAGATTCTTTGATGAAAGGATTCGATGACACGGCTAATGACATATTACAAAAACATGGAATTTCTGAAGACATAGACACCTTTCTTAAAGATGCGAATGAGGCGGAATTAATCTGGTTTTGGAGCCATATTATACCTATTCGTAGTGATAAAGAGGGGAATTATTATATTGGAAATTATGAATATCAATAGAAGCAAAATAGGAAATCATAGACTTATTAATAGTATCGAGGAGAATTGAATTATGGCAAAAAGAGTAGCAAAATTTGAAAAAGTATCAAAGGAACAGTTTGTTAAAGATTGGCAGCATGAATTTATGGGATCAGAAGAGTGGGCAGGGATGGTATATGATCGCATCAAATTACCACAGAGGGCAACAAAATTTTCTGCCGGATATGATTTCTTTTCACCACTTGATTTCACATTAGAACCAGGCAAGACAATCAAAATTCCAACAGGAATCCGTTGTGGAATGAATATAGACTGGGTATTGCAATGCTATCCTCGCAGTGGGTTAGGATTTAAGTATAGAGAAATGCTTTCCAATACGGTCGGAATCATTGATGCCGATTATTACTACAGTGATAATGAGGGGCATATTTTTGCAAAGATTGTGAATGCAGGTGATAAACCACTACATATTAAATCTGGAGATGGTTTTATACAAGGGATTTTTTTGGAATACGGAATTGTAGAGGATGACCATGTAGAAACGACTAGAAATGGTGGAGTTGGAAGTACGGATAAAAACAAAGGGTGATAAATATCGAAGTAAAAGATATAGATTCCATTCTCAGCAATGAGAAAGGAGCAATGATTATTATTAGTATATTATATGAAAAAGGGATTATAAATAGTAAAACATATGATAATATTATGAAAAAATATACTAACAATACATAAAATACAATTGAAAATAAGGCTTATTTTATATATAATCATATATAAAATAGGCTTTATTTTTGAAAGGAGATAACACATGGAGAATTCAGCAATAAATACACTTCCATTTTATAATACACCTCTTGATAGAAATAGCCCTAGGAATATGGTATTCTACGGAAGAGTATCTACTGAACACGAAGCACAACTTTCAGCTTTACAAAATCAAATACAATGGTATGACGACCAATTAAAATCACATCCCAATTGGAATCTAGTTGAACGATATATTGACGAAGGAATTACTGGTACACAGGCAAAAAAACGTCCTGGATTCCTTAATATGATTGATGATGCGAAAAAAGGAAAATTCGATTTAATCGTAACAAGAGAAGTATGTCGTTTTGCACGAAACACAGTTGATACACTCATATACACCCGAGAATTAAAAAACAAATATAATATAGAAGTTTATTTTGTAGATGATAACATTTGGACTATGGACGGTGATGGCGAACTACGTCTTACTTTGATGGCAACATTAGCGCAGGAAGAAAGTAGAAAAACATCTGATCGAGTTAAAGCCGGGCAAAAAGTAAGTAGAGAAAACGGGGCGCTGTATGGTAATGGCAATATTTTAGGATATGATCGAGTAGGAGATACTTATATAATAAACGAAGAACAAGCAGAAACAGTTAGAATGATATATGATATGTATCTAAACAAAGGATTAGGTTCTATGAAAATTGCAAAGGAGCTTTCTATACAGAAACGAAAAAATGCCAGTGGTAATATAAAGTGGAGTGCAGAGCGTGTTATGCGTGTACTAAAAAAATCAACGTATGCTGGTATTATTGCTTACGGTCAATCGCATAGTAATAATTATTTGGAACAAAAAAGAATTAACAACTTGAATCGTGATACATATATGTATCAAAAAATAGATATTCCCGTTATTATCCCAAAAGAAGAATGGGACAAAGTGCAAGAAATCATCGCTAGTCGTACCCAAAAAATGGGTGATGACTTGCGTGGTAAAAAAGAAGTAAAAGAATTTTGGAGCAAAAAGCTTCTATGTAAATGTGGCAGCTCGTTTAGACGTAATAAATGGAGAACTAATAAAACAGGTGAAGAAGTGTTTGGTTATCAATGTCAACGTCAAATAAATTATGGAAGTAAACAGTTTAGAGAAAAGAACGGGCTAGATACTGAAGGATATTGTGATATCAGAATGGTTGCTGACTGGAAACTTGATATGATGGCAAAAATTATCATTGAGCAAATTTGGAAGAACAAAGGAGAATCTATCATATTGGCGTTAAAAATGATTGCTGATAATTATGAAGAAGATGTTTCTCCTGTCAAAAAAAACAATAAAGAAATCGAACTCAAAATAGAAAAATTACAAAATCGCATGAAAAACTTAATCGAAATGAGAGCTGATGGAGAAATTACAAAAGAGGATTTTACAGAATTTAAAAATTCCATCAATGATCAGATATCTATCTTAAATTCTGAATTGGTTATAGAAGAAATAGAATCTGATAAACCGGAATCCATAGAAAAGAAAATTGATACTATTCGTCAAATAATAGATGAATCTATAGATTTTTCACAGCCAAAACTACCAAGATATATTATTGATCGTTTTATTTCAAAGGTCGTTGTTCTTGATAATAACAAATTTAGATGGTATCTCACATTAGGAGATAACCCAGATGATGACATGTATATAGATGCTCAAGTAGAAGGACGAAAAAACAACAGTTCAGTGCAAATATTAAGCAGTGAAGATAGCCTACTTACCTTCCATAGCAGCACAGGCAGCAATCGCTGA